TAGCTGAAGAATTGTACGAGTTAAGTAAAAAGAAATATCAACATTTTTTAGACTTACTAATTAATATTAACCAAACATCTACCGATACTAGACAATTGACAAGTCTTATTATGTTAAATTTCTTTGACAAATTTGGACCGAACAAAAAATTACTCGATTATATGGAGATATTTTTCAAGTTTAATGGTAAGAAGTCTGTTAAGAAATCTTCGTTGGAGGAATATGGCGATAATTTTAAAAAGTTAATATCAATATATTCACGTGAGACTGATAAAACGTTTAAAGATTTGGATTCGTATAACTTTTTAAAGGAGGTATGGTATTTAATTCCAGATACTAGGCTACCTATACAGGTTCAATTAGAAAAAGAAAAAGAAATCCTGGGTTACTATCAGACAAAAATTGACGGTATCAAACCATCAATAGGCTATGTAGGCGAAATTGACACGAAATATTCACCAAAATTGTTGGTTTATATGCTTAATTTAGGTATCGAAAGACAATTTAAAGTACAAAAACAACTCATGAAAAAATACGGAATTATCAAAAAGGGGATGATCATTAAGATACAGAGTTGGGAGAACAAAAGGAAAAGCAGGTTTAATCCTAACACACAAGACTATGAGAAGTTAGACGAGATGGAGCAATGGATTACACAGTATTCATTGATGGAAAGCGCAAAACTTGATGAATACTTGCAAGAAAGGGAGAGTATACAATGACAAGTGCCTTTTTTCAATTATGCGAACCAACCTATATCGAGAATTGGCCTCCATTACTAATCAACCATTCTATTGCAACTTACTATTTTCCTTTAGACCCTGAAGAAACTCATTGCTTGCTTAATGGAAAATTTAATGACTTGAAGGCATTAGAAGCTAAAATAGACGAAAAAATACAACACTTTCCCAATGGAGTTTTTGCACGTTTGGGAAGTAGAAGTCCAAAAGATGATTATATAGCCTCAAAGAATAATTTTCAGTACCATTCTGGAAAGGAAATCATCGAATCATTTTGGAGAAGTAAAAGGATTGTGACAGATATACTACTAGCCAAGAAAAATAATTATACTCCATTTCTAGTCTTGCGAGAATGGCTTCCAATAGAACCATGGCAAGAATTCCGGGGATTTGTAAAAGGAAGGATGTTAGTGGGGTTATCACAATATAATTATATTATTAACGAAACGTTTCCTGAAATCAAAGAAAATGAGGATAGGATTGTGTGGTCGATTCAAATGAAGATGGAGGTTATTAAAGAGTTGTTGCCGACCGATGATGTAATTATTGACTTCATCTATTCAAATGAACAATTTGGCAACGAAATTGTGAATGAAGTAAAGGTTCTAGAATTGAATCCATTTTCAATATATACGGACCCCTGTTTATTCAATTGGTCAAGAGACACATTCGACAAATTTGAGTTTAGGTATCTATAAGGAGGTTTTTAAATCGGCACGTAATAAATTTGAAACCAACTTCAAACAATCGGCGATTAAACAAGGAGTGTACATTTACAAGATCAAGGATATGTTCGTGCCACCTGAATGCAGAGTATGTAAAAAGTCTTCTATGAAAATTGGCCCTAATGAGTTCGATTTTATAATGTATAAGCACCCTTACCTATTCACACTTGAATTGAAAAGTACTAAACAAAAATCTATACAAATAACGGAAAAAATTATTAAGGAGCACCAGATAAATGCACTTAAGAAGTCAACCAAATATGCAGGCATTATCGCTGGATTTATATTTAACTTTTTAAATTACGATAATCAGACTTTCTTTGTACACATCAACGATTTTGTATGGCTACTTGAAGAAAAAAAGAAAAGTATCTCATTAAATTTTTGTCAAAAGGTAGGCACACGAATAAATAACAAATTACTATCGGTGAATTATGAATATGACATTGTGGAGTTTGTTCAAAGCGTAGGTGAGAAATATCGTGCAAAAATCTATGACGATTGAGATTGTATGTAAAAAGGAACCATCCCAAAAGGGAATTGATAATTATATAAAAGAATTGATCAAATTACATGAGGAATATCAAAAAGGGAAAAGTTAAGTACCATTAGGGATACGCTCACCTGCTCTTATGGCAGGTATTTTTTTGCTCCTATACAACCTAAAAATTGGTGTCATAAGATGACGTGGCACCAGTGGCACGTTCACTTATGACACTCACCTGAAATATATTTCCAGTCGAATTCTTTTAGGTTCCGTTTTTTTGCAGTAGTAAACCACGCGCTCAATAAATTGTCGTAATAGACTATTCTTCTCTTCTGAAGAAATTAAACTAAACAAATTTTCCCGAATATGTTTTAAATCTTCTCTGCAAAGTCTATTATCTTTATTCATGAGAAAGTCTAACTGCTTTTCAACACTTTCCTTCAATTGTTTTACTTCCTCTAGCTCACTAATACGCACTTTTTTCCTTTCAATGAATTCTGCCTTTGTGTATGTACCCTCTTCAAATGCTTCATTGATTTTCTTTATTTTTTCCTCTGTTTCTTTTTGGCGTTTCAACGCATACGCATATTGTTTATTTAATTTATCTATTTCCAACTGCACTTCGTTGAAAGTAGCGTTTAGAGTTAAATTATCTATATAATCCAATATGTTTTGTATCAGTACGTCTTCTTTTATTCCCCTGCAAACACAATTGTTTCCATAACGATCCTTTTTGACGCATGTAACCACGAAATAACCCCTTACACTCTTTTTGACCTGCATTACTGAACCACAAAATCCACAAATCACCAATCCCTGCAAAGTACGTCTTGGAACCTCATTACGGAATCTAGATACATGTAATGTCCTACTTTTGAGAACATTAACAATTCTTTGGTGCTCTTCTTCTGTTTTTACAGCTTCATGATGACCATTGGATATTATCCATTCATCTCTAGGAATCTTAATAACTTTATTACCATTTCTATTAGCACCTTTTGTTTTGCCATAAACAATTTTTCCGAGATGTGTCTCATCCAAAAGCAAGTCACGAATCACCTTGGAACTCCATGACTTTCCTTGTGGAGAAGGGATACCACGTTTATTAAGGATAGTTGCAATTTTATGTAATGGTAAAAACTCAGTCAGCGTCATGTCCTTGATCATGTTGTAAACTACCAATTTATCGGGATTTATAACTAACTTACCTTCAATCCTATCGTATTCGTAAGGGTAGGGAGGAATACCATTTGTCCATTTACCTTGTTTTGCCCCAATTCTTTTACCACGAATAAAACGCTTCTTAATAAGTTTAAATTCTTGACGCGCCAAAAAAGTTTGAAACTCTAAATATGTTTCGTCATCCTCATTTTCTAAATTGTATACCTTTTCAGGGGTAATTATAAGCGTATCGGCCTTTTTAAAAATCTTTTTAATTTTACCAGAATCTTCTTCGTCGCCGCGACCAAGGCGATCTATACTTACTACAAGCACCGCATCATAAAGGCCCATCTGAACATCGTTCAATAGCCTTTGCATTTCAGGCCGATTATCAATTTTATCGCCACTAATAATTTCCTCATAAATGGTATAATTGAAGCCATATTTCTTTGCGAGTGAAACCAATATGTCTTTGTGCTTAGCCAGAGTTTCATCCGTTTCTTCTGAAGCTCTGGATTTCCTCAAATATATCCCTACGTCTTTAATAAATTCTGTTTGTTTCACAAAAGTCCCTCCTAAAATTTTGAACCATTATACCATATTTTGTACATTTGTCAAGCCCAAAATTTAGACAAAAAAAATAATGGGGGCCGAAGCCCCCACAAAATTACTTACCAGTTGACTGATTCCAAATTAATTTCAACTCGCCAAGAGCATCATGAATCAGGGAATTCCATTGCTCATCGGACAGGTGAAGTTTCTTTTCAGCCAATTCCTTGGCTCTACGTAATGCCTCTTCATACTTGGCGTTCCCTTTAATACCCGTCACTTTAGCAAACTCTTCTACTGCATTGACTACTATCAAAGCGATCTTTTTGCCATGCTCAATCTTAGCCTTAGTAAAGTGATTGTTTATATAGTGTATAATAAATACACCTACAGCAGTAATAACAGCAGAGCTACTTAGACCAAAATAATCCTTAATAAGATTTAACACATAATTTTCCCACATATTATTGCCTCCTTATACACCATTTGAACATACCTGACTAATGTCTTTGAGTAACCCGAGTCTATCTAAAACTACAGCTAACTGCTCTCTAGTAAGTGGGTCATGTGGAAAAGTACCATCTACAATCTTAAATTTGACCGCTTTCTCCCATGCCTCTTTAGCCCAATCACTTGGGATCTGTTGCTGTGCCATGTACTTATTCACCCTTTCGACTATATTAAAGGAATTCATTATACTAATTACATCATCGGCATAAGTAGGGTTGGTAGCATAACCATCCTTCTGAAGTGATTTTAAATATTCAACAGGATTATGTCTATTCCTCAACGCATCTGGATATATACCACTATTAATGATCAAATCTGCATAGTCATTAAATGATTCGCTATAATCATTGTAAGCCCTAAATTCGGAAATAATTTTTCTCCATTCACCATTTTCGTATTCGTAAGTCCATGCCCTACACGATCCAGCAGGACCATGTCCTTTTATGTTAAATAAATTTTTCGAATTCTGCCCAGTATAAATATCTTTTGTCACTTCTCTACCGTATGCAGTTTCGTCACATGCTTGAGCTATCATAGAAGCCGCAGGAAGATCTCGTGTTCTTTGAATTTTACATGCTCCGGGAAGAATAAGATTGATAAATTCATTAGGAGTAATGGTATCCATTCGAATTCTTCACCTCATTTCGTCAATTTCTCTAATCTTTTCACAAAGCCAAATAATCCAAAACGTTGCAAATTCAATTTTATCTTTAAATCTCCAGCAAAAACCGCAAATAGGCCATTCAGTCGGACTGCATGGACATTTCATTTTATCACATAGGCCACAAAACCAATCAACGCCCCTATAATGGTGAAAGAACCTAAAATTATATATATAGCGTGTGGAGGCCAACTGGAAAGTGATCTTATAATTACACCATCTAACTTGTTATTTACAGACTTAAATTCAGACGATATCTTTTCCTCAATTCTATCAATTCTCTCAGACACTTCTATACGTAACTGTTTTAAATCCTCTCTAAATGCCCTATCCACATCACACAATCTGTCTTCTAATTTATCTACTCTCTTTTCAACAATTTCAACACGCTCCTTAATAGCTTCATCCCCCATAATAACCCCCCTATTTCTCAACAATAAGTTGTTTAATTTCTCGTAAATATGTAGTTATCTCCTTATGGCGTTGTTCTTCACTATTTTTTTCTTCTTCATAGCACTGATAAATTTGTGATTCATCTCCTAATATCAAATTAATTTTTGTAATTTCTTCCTTTTGAGACTGAATTTCCTGACTTAGTAATCCGATAGCTTCATTCATTTTAGATAAAACAGCCATCGAAGCATCGTGGGTTTCATTGGCACGTCTTTCTTGAGCATCAGCGGTTAAAATTACCTCACGTAGTGTTATTTGTGAAGTGGAAAAAGACCCCGTGTTCATCCAACTATTAATTAGTAATACTAAAATTACATCATTTTGTAAACCTACTAAAGGTAAAAACAAAACCATAGTTAATAGAATATTCCAGGGATTTGCCCAAAATTTAGTAACTAGAGGAAATAAAATATTATCAAGCCATTGGTAAAATTTAGTTATACAATTTGGCATGTCCTCCTCTCCTTTCTGGAATGTTGTTGACAGCTATCGTTTTCTAGTCGTATTTTTACGAAAACATATATATATAACCAAACACACTACTCAGAGGAACCATAGAATTGTTTATATGAGAATAAATTCTTGTATCAGTAATATTTGAATTGGTGATTGAACTTGCATTTGCAGCAACATATACTTGCGCTAAAGTCAAACATATCAATGTACCTGGTATAGATGGCGCAGTAGGAGATGAAGCTGGCGTTCCAGTTATTACTTCTAAAACCGGATTGTATGGGTTTACGCTGGTGTCAACACCGATAACCACTAAATCAATTCTAGGATTAGTAGAATCGGCTGTGGCAATTGTTAAAGTAGTAGTTGTATCATTATAGATTCTGTAACCATTAATCCAACAATTTCCTCCAGGTGATCCTTGTGGTGCACCCGTAACCTGCACCGCCATAGACGGGGCACTTGTTTGAGAAACAATCAAATCGGATGACGATAATACTCCATTACTGACTATATCCTGCCAACCTTGCATTAGGTCGGCAGGATAATAAGCTGTGCCAGCAATAAAGGAGGCATGTATAGCCAAAATTTAGCCCTCCTTTAATAACATCTCATTAATTTAGTGTAAAGGTAATTGCATTTGCAGCAAAAGATAATGTATCTCCAGAACTTACAGTTTGGGGATTGTTAAGAGCGCCATATGCAATTAAGTTACCAGCACTAGAAGCATCATATATGACAAAATAAGATACGGTTCCCCAGGAACCAGTTGAAGTAGGGAAAGTAATAGCTGTACCATTGGTCTTTGAACCATTCGATGCAGCAGGAAAATTCGTTGTGTTATTAGTTACTGCAACTCTAGCATATCCATTTCCTGACGGTTCGGTAACTCCTGTACCACCTTGCGCAGGCGCACTAGTGGATAACCCAAAATAATAGGTAGTAGGTGTAGAGTAAGCTGTATTACCAAATAACTGATTTATTAAAGCATTATCAGTATAATAGGTGAGAGGCATAGAAATCACTCCTTTAAGTTGTTAAAATTGCGTTACCTAGGTAAATGTTATTGTTCATTACTCCTGTCAAATATAAATCAGTATTAAATACTGCACTTCCTATGACAATATCCGTTTGAATCAATTCAACAGATAGAACATTAATTGTCAAATTGACGGTAATATTAGCAGTTAACGATTGATAGTTTTGAACTGTAGGACTACTTACCGTCACTGTAGCCGTTACGGAACTACTTAATGCCAATGTAACAATTAAAGTACCTAAAAGTGTTGAGCTTGAAATAGCGTTTGCAGTTACCGAAATGACATTATTTATAGAACCTTGTATAAGTGAATTACAGATTATTGGTGAAGAAATTAAAAGGCTATTTTGAATAGTTGGGTTATTAATCGTTATATTTGCTATTATTCCAGAAGTTGCCAATGAGCAAATGTTTGAAACAGTTACGGAAAATGGAGAGGAATTGCTAATTACATTGCCACTTAATGAACATTGCAAATTCGCCTGCGCTACCAAGTTAGAAGAACTACTACACGTACTTTGTAAGCTATTAGCACTTTGAATTGTAGATGTAATGGAAGAAGTGATTTGGACACTACTAGTTAAGTTAATATCATTTGTTATACTAACTGATGAAATAGTAAGATTAGCTGTTAATGTTGAATTTACAGAAATGTTATTATTAACTGAACCTAAAACAGACGAAATTGAAGTCACAGAAGAATTTGTGATTATATTATTAGCAACAGTCCCAGATACACCTGAGTTTGAAGTTATATTTCCGTATATATTATAGGTAAAACTACCGCTTAGTTGTGAATTTGATATAATTAAACCGCTCAATGATTCATATAAGATTGGCAAATTAAATGTTAAGGGAAACGTAAGTGGGAAATTAAATTTGTAAGGGTTATTTGTAATACTTGAGTTAGATTGAATTAGAGATTGAATAAGGTTGTAAATTGAATTGTTAGTAATTGTTGTGGTACTAACTACACCTGAAGTCGTTAGTGAGATACTATTGTTAATTGTTGAGTTTTGCAATATTGATGTGCTTGCAATTGATGATTGCATTGACATAAAGTTTGAAACAGTACCTACTGAAGCAGGAATCACTATAGCAGCAGGATACAAAGTAGCATTATTACCACTAACAAGATCTACGAGATTGCTATTATTTAAAGGCCAATAGCCAACAAGACCAGGTTCTGTACCATTAAGATGTGTCCATAAACTATTAGTAATATCTGTTGCTGAACGTACTCCCGACCAAATACGCAGGTCAGACACAATTCCGGGTAGAGTGCCAGCACCATTACTAGGCCCATTAGGGCTAGATATCATTATTTGCGATGGCCATGACAACGTACCTGGTGTAAAAGTACTCGAAGATTCTAATACACCATTATAATACACTTGTAATATACCATTGATATTATCATAAATTAAGCTAATACGAACCTGTTGATTTAGGGAGGAAAATGTGGGAGCACCAAATAATCTTTGATCTGTGCCACTAACATCAAGTGTCCAACTTATATAACCTGGGCCTCCCTGATTTCCCTGTTCCAGAATGGCAAACCAAGTACCCCATAGGTTTGCGCTAATTAGGTAGCGCCAATAATTTTCACTACCACCGGAAGGGTTAATATTTGCTGTTTCTGTTTGATCAAAAATTAATTCAATTGTGGCCTGTTGTAATTCATAAGCTGTTGACCACGGAATCGTCAAATATCCGTATGGCCCTGACACATCATTACCGTTAAACAATATACCATTTGGATATGAAGGATGTGTTATTGTTGTCAATGCAATCTGCATATTAACTGAAGCAGATGCGCCTGAAACAGACGAGATTGAACCTGTTATTAAAGAGGATAAAATTATATTGGGCAAGTTAAAAGAAGAAACACTTTGAATGTTTCCTGTTAATGCGATACTACCACTAATTGAAGAAGATACAGAAGAGACAGTATTTACTGACGATTGTATGGCAATACTATTTGAAATATTTGCAGATAAGGTTGAAATAGCTGACGTTTGTAAATTTACAATCCAAAATGAAAATGCAGGGCCGTCAGATGTTTCATGGCCTTGAAGGTAAAAATTTGAATAAGCAACATCTGTAGTCCATGGCCCAATAGTTACTTTCTGCCAATCATTATTTCCAGCTACTACAACGCTACCCTGACCTTCATTTCCAGTTTCCCTAAAACTAAAAAATACACTATAGCCCGAAGGTATCCATGCCATTAAGTTGCCAATATAGGTTGTCGAAGCTGGAACCGCCCCTGCGGAATCAGTTATAAAGCCATCGGGGTAACCATTATTGGCTACAGTAGTTACTTTGCAAGTTGGCTGTCCATTGTATAAATTAGAATTATCATCAGGAGTAATTACTCCGTACCAATAGCTTCCAATACCCCCCAATCCCAAAAAAGTATCAAGAGGTAATAAGTTCATCATTTCATCTGACTGCAAAGATACATACATACTAGCAGTAGATACTATTGATGAATTGCTAGTAATAGTAGAATTTACAGAAATGTTATTTTGGATAGATCCAGTAACGCCGGTGTTAGCAACAATTATCCCAACCAATTGCATAATCGCCGATACGTTACCGGAAACTTGTGAAGTAGATGTTGACGAACCAGAAATTGGAATAGGGGCCTGAGCAGTTATTGTTGCTACTATCGTAGTTGTTGCAGATACAGAACTAGAAACACTCATTGACGCAGTAAATAATGGCTTATTTATCGTAAAAGGAAACGTTATTGGTAGAGTAAAGTACTCAACATGTTGCCTAATAGACGATGTAGAATTAATATCTCCAGCTATATTCATTATAACAAAATTTCACCCCCTTTCTGCAAAACGGGGTGAATTAGTTAACGGTCATCACCCCCGTAAGGACAGTAGAAACTGCACCGGAAGGATTAATAACTTGTACAGGATAAGTATAACTACCGCTAAGAGAAGATGTATCGGTACTAGATAACGCAATACATATCTGACCACTCGGTAATATTGTGATACCATTTCCTACTGTTTTAGTTAAAACAATTCCACCGGATGGATTAATCAATGAATAGTTAACGGAATAACCCGATAAATCTAAGGGGTTACCGTTTATATCAGTAATAGTTACATATATGTTCCGCGAATCACCGTGAGTTATGGTGAAGTTATATATTCCTTGCGGACCATTGCCAGTTATTCTATGGGTAATAAATTTACTTAAAGGATTTTTTTGCCTATAGAATACTGACACAATATTACCTGACGCTAAGACAATATCAGGATTGTTGTATAATTTTTGTGGTGATCCCAACCCATCCACAATTGCCATGCAAGACGTTGGAGTTAAAACTTGAGTCACAGTCGCAATATGAAATTCCGATTCTAAAACTTTCTCTTTATCAAAAATGTTATATATCCATTGTTTTACATAATCATGAAATCGTTTAGCACTCCTCATCATGTCGGCAGAGTATTTTTCCATTTATCTCGCCCCTTAAAAACTATTCCAGTCTAAATCTACTAAGTTCAATTTTTTAAGTTTTAGAGTCTCCTTCTCTTTAGGAACAAGAGGAAGTGTGTATCCATAGATATAATAATTGCCCGAACAACCAGAAAGTGGATCGTTAATACTCACAATATCACCAGCTTCTAAGATATATAGTGGTGGACAATATAATTCTATATCTTCTGAAAATCCTAAATACTGTTGACAAAACCACTTATTTTTATTATGACAATCACTCCAACTTAAACATGTCACATCGTTTTGATTTATCTTCGTCAAATAGCCCAATTTTTGTACCGAATAGGGCGATCCTATCCACGGTGCAACTGTATCATCTATAGTTAAGATATCATAAACGACACCTATTGTGTATGAGCCGCCTCCAGATGGACTAATTCCTCCAGATGGGCTAACTCCACCAGATGGATTGACCCCACCAGACGGATTGATTCCACCCGATGGATTAATTCCACCAGATGGACTAATAATTAGATAACCAGATGTGTAATACTGATTATATAATTGACTTTCATCAAATGTTCTTTTAGCGCCAATGAAAAAATAGTCAGTCGTTGTCGTACTATCAAAACTCCAAACGGTGCTATACGAAGCTAAATCATTTAAGTTAATGGCTTTTAATCTTAGATACCCTAACCGGTCATACCATATTTGACATTGACCCAAAGCTGCCAAATCGTTTAAAGCCTTCCAAGCGTTTGTACCTATATCAAAAGTCGTATCAGAAGGAATGGTAAAAGTAATATCAGGATCAAAGTTAAACATTGTTTCGCCAAAATTACCTGCCAATGTCTGAATAGCAGTTGTTAGAGGCGTTCCTTGTGTAATTGTAGTTTGTGTTGTCAATCTGCCTCTATTGTTTGTTAAATAGAAAGCCTTATCAGATGCAGTTATCTCGCACTTCAAATCCTTTTCGTCATGATAATTTATAGGTGCAGTTAATGCAAATAAACCCAATTGAATCCATTCGATTTGACCCGTAGAAGGGATAGTTAAACCTAGCCATAATTTAATCCTCTTATCTATCCAAATATTTGCACCCGCATTAAATATAAAATCACCAGTTATGTTGTTTAAAGTTAATTTTACACTTCTCTGTACATCTTTGGTGGTATCCATCTCCAAATGATTTAAGTCCTTTTCAATTAATTGTTCGCTATAATCTGCTATAAAATTCATTTGAGAATCATATAACTCAATTTTTATCCAAACAGTCTTAGGCAAAAAGGACGACATCACATTGTAAAACTCCTGTGAGCACGGTATCAAGAGAACCACCACACTTTATGTGTAATTTATGTGATAATTAGCCTCACTAACAGTTTCAACGAAAGTTACATCAACATACATAAAATCACGTACAATTCCACCAGCAGTATCTCGATGAGATGCTAAGTGTGATTTTGGTTTGATATTTGTAATTTGTCCAAAATAAAGTAGGCCATTACCATTTTTGAATACCAACGGACGACCTAAGTTTGCCATACTTAGTAAAGTATTATATATTGAAAATGACGATATTTCATTAGTACCCATCAATATTAAGTTTAAAGTATAAGAATGATAGGATTTATTTCCAAATTTATAGACCAAAGGATACTGTTGAAAAGTATCAATTACACTAATTGTTTGATTAAGCTGTCCTTGAATATCAGGCTCACTACTTAAATCTGTATATTGGTCGCCCTCAATTACGTTTGTAATATCTTCTTTGTCCAAAATCCACCAACCAGCAAACGATCCTGTATATATTTCCGCTGAACTTGGATTCCCCCAAATACCGTTTGATGCAACAGGATAAACTTCATATATGTAATTATCAACGCCTGCTGTAACGTCTGTATAAGTCATTTGCTGACCGTTTAAAAACGGAACCATTTTTATAAGAATACTACTTAATTCACTAGAACGCCTGCGGGTTATTGCAAATTGAGTGAATGATAAGCCATTGCTATAAATATTGCCAGCTTCCAAACTCCCATTAAACTGTGCTAACATTCGAGTATCATCGTACCAAGGATCATGACTGTTTTTGGGAATAGTAATTATGTTATTATCTTGGAACCATATCCTAATTGGGCCAATTGAAGGAGTCATGGATGAATTTGAAGTGGATAACTGTTCTTGTATCTGAATCTGAAAATCCTGTAAATTAGCACCATAATATGCGGCCATATCTGGTAATTCACTACCATTGTTGCAAGTCTGCCAACCATTCCAAGTTTGACCGTTATCAAAAGAATAATTACACATTACATTGGCGCTCGTACCTACTGGAACATTAGAATTCCAAATAATAACGGAATTTTGATAACTTGTTAAAATAGCATAATTTGATAATTGATAAATGGGTGATGTTCTAACGCCTGCACTATAGTAAACTGAACCCGATGTTCCAAGAACCAGTGCGTTTCCACTTGTAATTACGTTTGAAAATGTACCTTGACCGAGATAGTAATCCCATAACGTAGTTGTTATATAATTTTGTTCCACATTTGTTCTAATACTGATTTCATCAATAATACAGTTTTCTGCTTCCACGTAACCCACATTATAAATATTAGAAACGGGAGGCGAAAAATAGCTCCCGTTTCCAAAAGCATTATATCCTAATATATAGGCCAATTAATTCACCTGCCTTTACTGGGCATAATTAACTTGCTTGTGGTGCGTGTCAGCTAAGTTAGCTTGTACCTGCGCCTTACTTTTCTATGGTAACCGTCATGGCACTCTCATCCCAATTTACTGTGCATCCCAGCGCCTGCGCCACGAAACGAATTGGCACCATGGTACGGTTGTCGGAGTCGATATAAGGAGCCACATCCATTGTCTTATCGACTCCATTGACACTATAGATGGTTTTCCCGATCATCAGCACGATTACGGTCGGGTTAGGTTTGCCAGCTCCCTCCGTTATGATAACATGTTGCACATCCGGCAGCCAAGCAACTTTGCATCCCAGCGCCTCCGCAATGAAACGCACCGGCACGAATACGCGGCTGCTGGTAGCATCAAGGACAGGAGCAGTATCCATCGTCTCCTGCTGGCCGTTCAGGGTGTAGGTCTTTTTGCCCACGGTCATGACGATAACCGTCTGATAGTTTGGCTTAGGCTGAGGTATGTCAAGCTGAACCACTTCACCTAGCATTCCACCTAAATATAACTCTGTGAACCAAGCATAACCTCCAATTCCATAGTCAGTTCCCCAGGAGTTTTGGAATTTATAGATATATCCTCCTTTAAATTCTGTAGTTGGTTCGTAAGCAACAACAAAAATTCCATGGCCTTCAGGATATGCCGTGCCCCAATCAACTATCGCCTTACCATTTATAATTTGCGGATTGAAAAGAGTGCTCATAACCTGCACAGCTATTCCAACCGGTACACCTGCATCCAGGGATGCACGAATTGAGGCCGTGGTTGCTAACAGATTCCGTGCTTCAGTAGCCTTAAACACCACATCCTGAAGTGGTGGTGGAGTGAACAGAGTGTTTTCACCATATGGGTCGTCCGAGGTAGGAATTACCCCATATTCAACCGCAGCCAACATTGCGTTATACTCAGTAGACCCCTCATCGACTGTAAGGTCACCGCAAAGCAGACGTGCGTAGTAATATATCGCATTTACACTTGGATCAGTGTATGGTGGAGTGGTTTTCGCGGAATAGCCATATTTATTTTGCAGCCATAGCAGGTAATCCCGGCAAGAACAAGCAGTGCAGCTTCCTTCCTGTTGCTGGTCGAATACTGGACCACACCACTGAGACAAATCTGCTCCCTGATTTGCGCCAGCAGGAATTGCTACGCGATTCATCTGAGCAAGGCGTTTACGATAGGTGTCAGTTAGACGAAACGTATTGAAATGAGACATTTAAATCACCTTTCCTTTCAGATTGATATTGCTTATGAATCACAAAAATCATACTATCTTCATGTGCTATTTTTTGTCACAGTACCTACTTGTACCAGCAGCAGCGATTCCGCTAAATCCGCCGGGCTGGGGAAACGTATTCCTGGGCATGGATCAATACCTGCCGTCCGATACGCATCGGCCCAAAGTGTGGAGCAGATATATTTTCGCCTCTCAACACACCAAGGAAGCATTACATGCAAGACATACCGTAGCCATTCCCACAAGAGTAGCCTGTAATCGTAATGACTTCCGATGCGGTCAGTCACCCAGTCCACGATCTGCCGCCGTTGCCCATCAGTCAACAACGCGCACCGAAACACCGGTTGCCCGGCGAAAAAGGCGAGAGGCGCATAGCCCGTAGGCTTGCACCCCTCCGCTTGAATCACCAGGCCGCCTCCGACATAGCCGACAACGTGGCTGTAGGGCGAATGCTCCACGTCCTCTATCACGCGATCAAATGGGCTTGTGCCACGAACAATTATCAGGTCGGCGGGAAGCAGTTGCACTTGGCATCACTCCAGCCCTGGGATGGAGGTTACTGCCGCTATAAATTGCGCCATCTGCTGTTGCGCCAATTGGAAGCCTCCCGCCATGTTTTGGTACTGCGGCATCGGAGAACCGCCGGATGGGTACACCTTTTCTAACGACAGATACAGGTATGCCAGCACATTCTTTTGAATGTCGGCCAATGCGTTGGATTGGTTGGCATCAAGCGATACTGGCGTGTAGGTGGACTTTTGGAACGCTGGCAGCAAGATGTTGAACACCACATCATACAATAGTTCTACCGCATAGCCGGTATTTGTCGCCAGGGCCACCGGATCGGCAAGGCTCGCATAGTATTTCGTCAGATATTCAATGCCACCTGCTCCAACCGGGGCCACGGTAGGAATGCTACCAGTCCCGGATGGCGTATACACCTGCAACCCGATTGTCTGTTGCGTGCCACCTGTCAGGTTGAGGGAACCGCTGACGCATCCACTTGCCGAGCACGTGACTATCACCTGCTGGCTGGCTAAGGAAGGATGCACCGCCAAGGACAGCGTTGCCACGCCGTTAGTCAAACTGGCCGTGTATTGCTGCCCGGCGACCGCAAAAGTGACACTGGTCGGCGCGGTAGACGGCGGCAATTCCAGCGTAGCCGTTACGGTGTTGTTCGCGTAAGCCAGCGAGAAATACGGTCGCTGAACAATCTGACCATTAGTATACTCATACGCGGTCGGGTTGCCATACAAGTACTGCGCATTGGTCAGCGTGTCGCTGATCTGCACCGCCGTTTGGCCGGTTGGTACAGTACTAGGCTGTACGTCCTGCGCGTGCTGAACGACGTTGTTGCCATCAATCAATATCCACATTATTACCGCCTCCTGTCTTGCGGCACGGCGGCCATGCCGACCGGAATACCCTGCTGTTCATGAAGCTCCAGCGCCTTCTCAAGCGCCAAGTCGAGAACCTGGCGATTAACTTCTTGCTCAACCTCAATGTCTATATGGTTCTGCGTAACCTTGGAATGATGGTCGGGATGGTTTTCATCATTGTGGACAATAGGCGTCCGCCCACGGTCATACGCACGGAACGGCTGAAAGTGATGCAGTTTGCCATCCTTCATCAAGAAGTAGATGCAATGGTCGGGATGTTCCGCCGCTTCCTTGGCGGCTCTGCCAATGGCATCGTTTTCGTGTAACCAGCGTTCACGAGTGCCAATAGGCGGATCACCGGTTCCATCCCACACCAATGCGGTCCAGCGGGCGCGTTCCCTTTCCTCGACTTCTTCCTGGTCGATTGCTTGTACCGCTTGCTTGGCGATTGCGGTGCTCAGGATAATACCGTGGTTAGCAGCAAATTTCACCAAATCAACTGAACGTATCATAGGAATACCTCCTTGTTTTAATATATATAAGCCGTGAGTGTGGTACTAATTTGAGGCGTACCCCCATCTATTGCATATGTCAGGTTAGCGGAACTATCATATGCAGCGGCTAACTGAGATCTAGATATAGCATCACTTGCTAATGCAGTCCATGAATTGGACACATGACTATAAGCTGTAAACAACGCAACTATATTATTAGAGTTAGCCCCATCTATTGCATATGTCAGATTAGCAGAACTATCATATGCGGCGGCTAACTCCACCCTTGCCATAGTATCGCTCGCCACTCCAGTCCATGAGTTAGACGAATGGCTGTAAGCTGTGACAGTAGTAAGGGGACTAGTGTAAGTCCCATCAATCGCATACGTCAAGTTTGCGGAACTATCATATGCACCGGCTAATTGCTGCCTTGCTGTAGTATCACTTGCTACTGCAGTCCATGAGTTGGATGAATGGCTGTAAGCTGTGACAGTGGTACTGTCATACCCATCAATCGCATACGTCAGATTAGCGGAACTATCATATGCACCGGCTAATTGCTCCCTTGCTAAAGTATCATTTGCCACTCCAGTCCATGAGTTGGACGCATGGCTGTAAGCTGTGACAGTGGTACTGTAACCGCTGCTACTTTGGCCATCGATTGCATATGTCAGGTTGGCGGAACTGTCATATGCAGCGACTAAAAATATCCTTCCTGTAGTATCATTTGCCACTCCAGTCCATGAGTTAGACGAATGGCTATAAGCTGTGACAGTAGTGCAATAATTGCCACCATTATACCCATCGATTGCATATGTCAGATTAGCGGAACTATCATATGCAGCGGCTAACTCATACCTTACTATAGTATCATTTGCTAATGTAATCCATCCTGGAATACGCACACTTGAGTAATAACCCGCAGGATACACTCCCACTATTGGTGTGTCTAGAACACCTTGATTCGGTACAGTACCAGCTATACCAGATATAACCGTTCCCGACAACACCTTTGTCGGATCAACGATCACACCTGCCGTGTTTTTAATCGATGGAACAGTTATCGCATTCAGTGAGCGAAGTTGAGCCAACTGCAACACCCCCTTCTGAGGCACAACCTCGTTACTGAATTTCTATGCCACTGATGGTTAGTGTAATGGCCCCAGCGGTTCCCTGCAATGCTTGAATAGTTGTACCACCTGACACGGCAGTATCCAATCCACTTAATACCTTCGAATCGTTGCCCGCGATTGATAGTGCGCCCACTATCTGACTTGCCGCTGCTGTACCGCTGATTCCGATTGTTACAGTAGCAGCAGATGATGTAGTGTTGCAAGCAATTATTTCTTTAATCATCGCTGTTGCATAAGGTGATGGTACATTTGCATTATTCGATGGCGCGATGTATAATGTCGTTGCTGTTGTTCCAGGTTGCCCTTGATAAAACTGCCTGAAATTAATCAATTAAATCCCTCCTACTACAATAGAGTTAATATGCTTAAATCAAGTGAACCATTTAACAGAATGCCACCAGTCACATTAATTCCCGCCGAAAAAGTTTGCTGTTGCGAAAAAACCTGAGCGGTATCGACTTTAGCTAAATCTGTAGGAAGTACCGTTCCCACAATTACCCATGTACTCCCATTCCAATATTTAATTTGGTTATTGCTAGAGTCGATCCAAACCTGACCCAAAGCAGGATTTGTAGGTGCTGTAGAAATAACCGGAATGGGTGTATAAGACGCAAATAATGTCCAATACGCAGTATTTGACGGATCAATTCCTGGTGTAGTGTTCTGGATACAAACATATGGATTAGAATCATAAGCAACTACTTGATTCACGGAATATGCAGTACTGTTTGAATATACACCAACAAATGTTAAATTCACTCCCGGAGGCCCTTGTGGCCCTGTAGCGCCCACTCTCGACAATAATAACCAATTTGGATCATTCTGATCACCCGTGGTAGGAGCGACATTTAAATTATTTTGTTTGGCAATATAAACGTTGCCATTATATGTGATTAAATTCCACGTGTAATATTGGGTTGTAGCTGACCAAACACCCTTATAATTAAATTGGTTTATCTGGTTAGAAAAATTATTTTGCATGGTACTAATATAACTATTCACATTACTTTCAGCAGTATTTACATAGTTATTCATATTACTTTCAGCAGTATTTACATAGTTATCCACGCTGGTTTCCATATTATTAACAAAGGTCTGGACATTGTTTTGCATGGTATTAATATAGCCCTGCACATTGTTTAAAAAGAATATTTCAAGGTTTTGGACTGCCTGCTGAATCTGGTTAATGTCTTGCGGGAATAAAAGTTTATTACTTAAATTCGCTGCCAATTGGTTCAATTGATCCTGCTGTGGGGGTGTTAAAGCTAAAGAAGTCAAAAGGTTTTGATAAGTAGTAACATTTTGTACATCAGATGGTTGAATATTCGTTTTAGGTACAAAAGAATCAATAGAAGAAGGAAACGTAGAAGTTGTATTGTACTGCACCCACGTTGCTGTATCTTGTCCGACAACTGGGGCTATCCCCGTTGTATTATTTACAAGACACATAAAATTGTAATTATTATAAGTCACAACATCTTGTTGATTATAAGTAAGTGAATTTACATACTGTCCTCTGAAATTAACTATCAACCGTCATCACCTTCTTTCTTAGTAAATAGTTTCGGCGTACATTTCGATATTAAGTGAATCAACAATTTGTACTCCGAGAAAGAAACTACTACCAAATACAGGGTTAGACTGATATATAATCGGAATTGTTAAGCCATTTACATACTTATACAAATAGAAAATTCCATCTTCATAATGATACTGTAGATGATAACTACCATTTGCGCCTTGAATTACAATTAAATCCTGCCGAGAAGCAGGACTAATTATAAAGAATTTGTATGTTCCTTCTTGGAAAACATACAAACCACTATTTGATGTACCGCCAAAATAAACTGTACCATTTCTAACATCTAAAGCAGTTCTATTGTTCACGTATATTGCAGTTCCAGTCACAGCACCAGTAATTATCAAAATATCCCAAGTTAATTGTACAGCCGCAGGATAAACATTTTGTGCAGTTAAAATTGAATTTAACATAGGAGTAGCATAAATTGGTTCAAACTGTACCATAGCAGAATTAGCTGTTAATCCTACAGCAGACGTGGCTTGAAATTGTATATAATAAAATTGGCTATTTTGTAATCCTGTAAACATCCATGAAAGAGTAGGAGATGTTTGAATACCACTTTGTTGAATCAAATTCTGATTAGCATCATACAAAAATGCTTGCCAATTGCTCAATGGTATGTTAGTAGCTTGTGAATATGTTGCCGAAAAAACATAACTAGGAGCAGCAACATTTGGAGTATTTACAGTTACAACAGGTGGAACAGATGCCAGGTAAACAGGAGAAGAATCGGATATAGCTGAAGACCCGTCTGCTGCCCAAACTTGTACTATGAATTTAATAGGAAGCAGAGAAACAAAATCAGCAGGTAATAGGTAACTGGTTGCGTAGCTGGAAGCCTGTACTTGATAAATCAATTGATTAGTGTTATTATTGTAAAAATTAATGGCAAAACTGGTTTGCACACTACCAGTAACTGTCCAACTAACTTGAGTAGGTTGCGTGACATCAAAGGCTTGATTACCATTCCCTAAAACCAGATTTACAGGCTTTTGAATAGCCATACGTCATCACCTTCTTTCCAAAAAATGAGGGACATACGCGAAATATGCCCCTCATTGTTTATACAGTCTGTGTATAAAATCTGATCGACTCAATGAAACTCTCTAAATCGTTTGCCTGTACTGTTACGTTATTGAAAGTATAGTTAGTTGTGTTAGCAATTGCACTCGCACCCGCATTCACAAAGGATGTAAGTGCTGTTTTTAGATTAGGGAGGAAATTAGCTATATTTTTAGGAGGAATCATTAATTCTCCCACTAACGCTTTTACAATTCTATGACTATTATCCATATTAAAAAAAGTATTAAGGAGATTAGCTGCATCACTAGGAGAATTATTGGAATAACCTACAATACCACCCTCATCATAGGTTGTAGGATTTAAAGAAGAAGGAGAACTTGGATTATACTCATAAAAACCAGGATTAGACTGTTCCCATGTATTTGGAGTTCCTCCACCAGCACCTAAAACAGTTCCGCCACCGCCGCCAGCCGAAGTGCCACCTCCACCTCCACCACCAGACATAGACGCCTGAGCACTAGCTATTTCTTGTGCATCAGCTACGATAGAAGTAGCAGCACTATTCCAATACTGGATTAACTGATTTAGTGTAACACTCTCTTGATTAGCAAAGTTTTGCAAGTTAGCTATACCTAAATCGTACTGTGCTTTTACTTGACTTTCTTCGTTTTGAAGAGATTGTATCTTTGCATTGTATACTTGATCTTCTTGCTCTTTATTGTTTTGCAAATTATCCAATTCTTGTTGAGCGTATGCATCATAGTTTTTTATTGCTGTATCGTACTGTGCTTTTACTTGACTTACTTCATCTTGAAGAGACTGTATCTTTGCATCGTATACTTGATCTTCTTGCTCTTTATTGTTTTGCAAATTATCCAATTCTTGTTGTAATGCATCTCTAAGTTGGTCGTTGTTATACGTATCCAATTCTTTTTGATATTCTTGCTGTAACTCAGCAACTTTTTCACGGTTATATGTGTACTCCTTCTCACCTTCTGCTGTAATGTACGTATAACTTGTATCTGCCATCGCATTTTGAATCTCTTGTTCCTTTTCGTTAAGATTATCTAACTCACTTTGGGCTTGAGTTTGTTGATCAAATTGTTTAATAGCCTCTTCTTGTTTCTTGATTAAATCATCATAATAGTCATCACTAGCCTTTTTCTCATCATCATATTGCTTAATTTGATTTTGCAACGCTGTTACCTGTAAGTCTTCTTGCTCTTTCATTTGTTGATCATAATTTTTAGTAGCTTCTTCGCGTTGCTTAATTAAATTATCGTAATAATCATCGCTAGCTTTTTTCTCATTATCATATTGATTAATTTGATTTTGCAATAATGTCACTTTTAATGTTTCTTGAGCTTCTAATTCTTCAGTCATGGTTTGAACCAATTGGTTTTTAAGATTTTGATACGCTTCAGATGTCAATCCTACCTGACGAGCTTCTTGCTCAAGATATGAAATCTTATCCTGAATAGTTTTAATATAATTTTGGTTAGCTTCAATTGATTGTTGCATCACCTTATTATAACCAGGAAGAGTAGTATCAGTATAATCTTTCAAAACCTTATCTAAATTATCTACATTAGATTTAGCATTTTGTATTTTAGTATCAAAGTCCTTAATATGATTATTTATCTCATCCCATTGAGATTTTTGAATTTCAACATTAACATCATTGATTTTCTTTTGTAATTCTTCCCAATGTGTCGAGTTTTGAGCAAGAGTTGTATTTAATTCATCTAATTGAGATTTAGTTAATTTATGAGTAGCTTCTAAATTCCTTAATGCTTCATTCGCTTGATGATATTGGTCTTGCTGTTGTTGATAAATAGGAATCTCTTTCTGTAATTCATCTCTATAAGCCTGCGATGTGTTATCGAGAAGTGCCAATTTGGCCGTTATTTCATCAAGTTGTGCCTGATATTGATCTGTTTGAGCTTTAAACTGATCCATAGTGTCTGTTACAGGATTAATTTTACCTCCTGTACCAGTCCCTAAATCAGAACCACCGCCCCCACCACTATCACCACTACCAGAGGGTGGAGTTGGTGCATTAAGTTCGTCTGATAAGTGCCGAAGATCCCACATTGTCTGATTTGCCTGGTCCGCTTGTTCTTTTAGTTGATCTAAATAAGACTTCTGGCCAAAAATGTTAGTGTTAGATGTCTTGCCAGTGAACAAATCCTTAAAAGCAGTTATAAAATCATACTTCTGGCCTAAATCACCTGAAACAGCAGTATAAGATTGTTGTAATGCTGTTAAGCTGTCTATCTGACTTTTTACTGAATTATAGGTAGATTCTGCTGCTTTATATTGTGCATCAATTTCTTTTTGGGCACTATCCTTAGCAGCATCCCCAGTCTTTTTCAATTTATCAATCAATTTATCTAAAATAGAGATGTAATCTGAAGTAAGTTGATTATTTTTAAATAATTGTGATGCACCATCACCTAAGATACGTGTCAATTGCTGTTCAATAGCCTGTTGTTTACTTTTAGCATCATTAACTTTTTGAGTATCATTGGCATCTTCTTTAATTTCTTTTGACAGTTGCTGGTAATTGCTAACCAATTCGTTTACAAAAGAGATTTCTTCTTTAATATTTTGCTGTCTTTGGGTGTCTGTTAGTATAGCCTGTTGTACTGTAGCCTGTAATTGTTCCTCAGATTGTTGAGCTTGACCTGCATGTTCTGCCCAAAGAAGCAAGCCGCCAACCAATAAAGATATGCCTGCTGTTGCTACAGCAGTTGTTATACTTAAAGCACTTGTGGCAGCCGTTAATCCTTCAGTGACAGCCGTAGCCACCGTCTTTTCAGCAGTATTTGCTACAATAGCTGCATCATTTTCAGCAGTTGCGACCGTATTTCCAGCTATAGCCGCAGTATTTCCTTCTTCTGTAGCAGTATTAACAGTAGTAACCGTGGTAGCAGATGCGATTTTTGCAAACAAGTCTGCAAAACCCTTAGATAAAGAAGCAATAGTAGAATACGTACCCTGAACAAATCCCATCAAAGCCTTTAACCCAAGAGTTAATCCAAGAACAACGGCAGTTGTATTAAATATGGCAGGAGAAACATTGGTTAATCCCAACATTAACCTGTTAAACCAATCAACCAAGCTCTTTAATGTATTTTCAATTCCTCCAGATGCTCCACCGCTAGCAAACGATAAAAACGTAGCACGTAACTGTTGTAATTTAATAGCTAATGTATCCATTTGAGTGCCGACCTTTTGGGAAGTCTGACCAGCCGACAGAAGTGATGTAGTTACGTTTTTAATAATATCACTATACTGCCCCAATATGGCAGCTACCTTTGAATACTGAAATTTACCAGCAGCTACATCTGAAATAGTTTGGTTCAACTGGGCTTGACTAACCGTAGCCTTATCCGTATTCATAGCCAATTGAAGAAGAACGTCAAAGGCATCTTTCATTTGACCACTAGATTCTTTTACTGTTATACCCATTGCCTGTAGTGCTTTTGCAGCTTTTGGAGCATCTTGAGAAATAGTAGCAAATACGGTCTTCAATGTGTTACCCACAACATTACCAGCTAAACCTGTAGCACGTGTGGAAGCCGCAATTAATCCTTGTAACTCATCAAAACTTACACCAGCTTGCTTAGCAGCGGCAGCGGAGCGTTCGTTAGCGTCTGCTAAATCGTTAGCTGATACTAACGCATTATGGGCAAGTGCTGTCCATGAATCCATTACACGGCCCGAATATAACATAGCTTGTGCCGCATTTTGCGCAACCATGTTATATTGTGCCATTGTGGATTCTAGACCTTGCACGGCATCCTTCAAATCTAAATTATCAACAATACTTAACTTTGCAGAATTGGCAACTAACACTTGCACTTCATCTAGTTGCTTATACATGCGACCCCATTGCTTCGCCGCATTCATCGTATCATCTAACGAAACGCCATATTGTTGCATTATTTGAAGAAAATCTTGCATCGCTTGATTATATTGATCTTGGTGAGTTTCCAATTGTGGCAGAACAGTTTCTACCCCGGCCATACCTTTTTGCAAGTCTACAAAGCCCTGTTTTAAAATGTCCCAACCTTTGAAAACAACATTAGCCGCTATCATCCATTCTGAAAACTTTGTTAAATCTTTCAATAGCACCTGAAGACGTGAATCAGATTGTGAAAGTAGTATATCAGTCTGCTTCATAGCTAGATTTGCATCAGCACCTAGCTGTTGCATCTGCTGACGTAATCTGGTAACTCCCTCTGTAAGAGTGTCTGCATCAATAGCCCCAGCTTTAAATTGCTCACCAAGGTTCTCCATTTGCCCTATTAAATCTTGAAATGCAGACTTATCAAAGTTTTTCATAAAGCGAGCTTGGAAATTACTTTGTTGCGCTATAGAGTCAGCTAAAGCATTATTCCATCTTTGTAAAGCAGCTTCATTTGCATTTTCTTCAGCTTGTGCATTTGCAGCCTCAACCCTTAATTGGCTCATCTGTTGTTGTACATTTTTGATACCTACTCTTAAATCTTCAGCACTTATAGCATCGTTCTTAAACTGTTCACCCAGGGTGTTCATTTGTTCAATCAATTCATTAAATGAGCTTGAGTTAAAATTTTCACCAAATTTAGTGGAAAGATTGTTCATCTGATCGGTAGCTTTTTGTAATGCTAACTGCCAATTATTCAGAGCAGCCGTCTTTTGTTCCATAGCACGTTGTGTGGCAGAAGCATCTTGAGCTAATGAATTTATTTCGTCAGTCAGCCACTTACGATCTATAGCATCCAAGTTTTGCTCGGCTTCAATGTTTTGTTGTAATATTTCATATCTACCTTGTAGGCTAGCATTTTCTTCGAGAGCACCGCCATATCGTTGCGCTATATTACTTAGCGCATTACTAGCAGTAAGCTGTAATTGCTGTGCTCTCTGAAGTTGCATATTTCGATCTTCGAGAAGAGATAAATCTTCACGAAGCGAAGCCATTTCCACAGAAAACCATTTTTGGGTAGACGAGCTTAATTCGTCTAATGTACTATAATTAGATTTTAATATTTGTAAACGTTCGTCCAATGATGTATTTTCTTTAAGAATATCACCATACTCTTCTTCTAATTGAGCAATATTAAATAAACCGCCCTGTTTGAAAGAAGATAGCCTATCAAGAAATTGCTGTACCTCTTTTATATTTGATGTATCTACTCTAAACTGAGCGGAAGGTTCACCATTCTTGAATTGCGTAATTAAACGCTGATACTCACCAAGTCCTGTTTGCAAATCCTGAATCTGTTTAGTCATTGTTTCTTGGCCTTCGGGGCCTAATTTAAACGTAGTAGAGGTTCGGAGAACATTGCCAACCTGCTCAGCTACTCTGGTTGCCATTGATTGAATTTGGTTTAATTGTGTATCAAACTGTTTAGAAATTTGGGATAACGAAGATGAATCTAATGCAATTCTAACTTTCATGGGTTCAAGCTTTGTTGCAAGTTCAGCAATTTGTTTATTTAAATCAGCGGGAGTGGTAGTAATAACTAATTTTACACCTAAATTGTTTCCTGCCAATAAATTCACCACCTTTCACCAAAAAGAAAAACTCCCTATACGGGAGTTAGAAAAGCAAAAACACTTTGTGAACAAAACTTTAGTAGATTGGCACCAAACTCATTCTATCAAATCCGTACTCGTGTTCAATTTGTTTATCTAAATCAACAAATTTATTCTTCAGCGCGATCTCTTCTGATGATAAACTAGACGGGAAAGTATCCTTACTACGCACATTATAAAACTGTGTATACAATTGAATTAGCTGATCTAGTTGTGAAACATATTTTTGCTCGTCTTTAGTTTTAGGGATCATTTTCTTAAAATCAACAAACGTTGAACAATCAGGAGGAAATCCAGGTATGGATCTATTATTGGGATCGTTATTTTCACCTGCATATATTGCTACCTCTAAATGTGCCGACGAGTAAACATCTTCACCAGCCTTCCATAAATCTTGATTAATGTTCAATCCATCAGGTTCAGTGGGATGAAAACTCTCATCCAGCGCATCTTCAGATTGTTGTTGTGCCTGTGCTTGAACCTGTTGATATCGAATGTAACCCACAAGCCCTACAATACCCAAAATAACAAGATTAACGGCGATCACAACGCCCAAGACAATTAAAGTAATCTTAACTACGTTGCCGACAGGAATAGAATCCTTCTTGGGTTCCTCTGACATGAAAATCATCTCCTTTAGATTTTTGAACATTATACCAAAAAGGAGACGTCCCGTCAAGCACGAAAAAGAAAAATAAAAAACAAGCGTTAAGAAAAGTTAAACATATTGTCAATTATTTCGTCCGCATGATTTTTTGTATATCCCTGGGTAGTCTTCGGATCTTCATGGTGGGCAAATAACTGACATTCTTGCAAAGTGAATTTTCTAGGTTTACCAGTTGCTGGATCAATTATCCTGGTATCGGTGCCTTGTAAAAGACACTCGATACGGCTATGCCTCAAACTGTGGGGGAAAAACTTAATGGTTTTACCCTCCAATTCACTTAAGATGTTAGACATCTGAACTACCCATTCATAAATAGTCTGACTAGTTACAGTCTTTTTATTCCCGTTAGCATCCACATTTATCCATAGTGACTCAATATCATCATCACCACGTTGCTCTAAATATTGTCTAATTAATTCTTTAGTATCATTAAGATATATCAACGAAAATACCTTGCCACGTTTACCTATTACCACATTAGTCTTATTACCATTCAACAAACCAGTCTTCTTCACTTGATAAATTTCATAGCGTCTGCCGCCAGAATCAAACATTAACATAAGCAAAACTGCCTGTTGCAATTTTCCACGTCTTATCAATTCTTCGCGTAAACGCATCACCTGGTCAAAAGACAAATAGAAGTCATCTTCATTTGTTTTTACGGGCTCCTTCGGGAGCCCTTTTACCTTTCGAGCTACATTGTTATCATAGTCATATTCATCATCGTCCTCAGCATAACTAAGTAATGACCTAATGACGCTCAACATTCTATTTACACGCGCATTAGACAACTTTAGATCCTCTGTCAGCCACAAGGAAATTTTCCTAAAATCCTTTTTAGTTAATTCCAAAATAGACCTATTTTCAAAGTTGTTTTTTATATGCACTAGAATAATACGTAAATCATTTTCGTATTGAAGAATGGTAGAAGGCTTAATCTTACGTTGTTTATATTCCTCTAAGAAATCTTCCAGAAGATGTTTGTTGAATGGATTCACCAATTCATATTCTTGTCTAGAATAAATTTTGTTGTAAACTCTTCCACGGTCGTGACCCACTATAAATCCCCCTTGACAATGTTAAAATATTTTGGTATACTCAAGGAAAAAGGAGGCGAGAATAATGATGGCACCGTACCATCACCACCATCACCACCCAATTAGCCCCAAACGATTTTTGTTCAAAAACGGGCCATTGGGCAGACTACCATTCCCATTCTTTTCTTTCTTTTGGTTTTTCGTAAGGCGAGATGAAAAGTACCGGAGGAAAAAGAAATAGTAAAATTTAAAAAGGCTCACCATTATGGTACGGTATTGCTACAATACCGTATTCGTTTTGCTCATTGTACCGCCTTACAGCATTGGAAAAATAATGAGAACCATCGAAATCAGATAACATATATATCATTTTGGCATGATTCTTTATTTTTGATCGAGCTTCATCGCCCCAATGCCAACCTGCTTCAAATAACCACGGAACATAGCCTTCCTCACCACCAAATAAAGAAGGGTGATTGGCAAGAGGATCATTAAATGTTACATCTATTTGTAAATATTCGCCAGCCTCAATTACAGGAGTAACTTCTACAGCATTCAGCCAATTGTAAGTGCGCGGATGGTAAACTTTTGGAGTGTAACTGTTGTAATAATTCTGAATCTCCTCACGTATCAATTCCGCAAGTATCTCGGCTTGCTCCTGCAAAATCTTAATACCTTCATCATACCCTAAAAGATAATTACCTGCATTATCCTCTATAGTATTTGATAATTCTTCCGCGCTTTCAAAGACATCTTCACCATCAAACGAATCCATATTTAGCCAGCCACACTTTCTGGAGCAACCGTATTAAATAACGTACTCATATTCGAAATATAACGAGATAAGTAATCAGACAGGGTATTCATTTGTTCATCATTAAAAGCACCTATAATGCGCCAGAAGTAATTACCGTCCAATAACTGATCCATAATGAATAACTGCTGCTCCAATTCGTCCGGGATAGTCTCACCCAAATCAGTAAAATACTTAATTGTCAAAAACCAAAAATAAGATACATGGTCAAAATCAGATGGATCTATTCCTTTCTCACGAATATACAAGTTTTTCTCATTAAATTCATGCAATAATGATGTAATTTTCTTAGGAGAAAAGTGCTTATCGAGCATCAAATAATACTCACCATTATCAAATTCAATCTTTTGTTTTTCAAGAAACTTTTTGTTTTCCTTTTCAATAACAGATAACGTTAACTTTTTAGCCACCAAAAACCCTCCTTATTTGATTGGTAAGGTAACCTCAAAACCTTCTTTTCTAGCTAACCATGCCATAAAAGACGGTGCGGACATCCAATGAATTCCTACACTTTGCGCCCGATGGTGCTTTTCGCAAAGAATCAATTGATTATATAGCACATCCGGCCTATCATTTTCAGAAAGATTGGTCAAAAAGGCTAATAATTCATCTTCAGTCTTGAAATCTCTCTTACAATGACCGTAAAAATCAAAATGATTGAACAAATAATGAGCAATTAACTTCAAATCTAAAGCGTTCCACATACTTCTTTCATAAATATGATGACATTCTAAATCCTTAGTTGACTTGCAAATGTAGCAGGGAAGATGTTCAATATTTTCTAATTCGTTCTTGGCGTTTAAAAATTCTTTTGTAGTCTCCCGTTCAAGATGCGCAGGTATATTCAAAATCTCAATAATTTTTCTTTTTTGAATGTGATTCTTAGTTATTTTCTTATACAAAGATGAAAGTTTTGTAATCATAAATTTACCTCCAAATAAAATCGGTTTTTGCTAGGCAAAAAGAAGGTGGGCAAGAACTTAATTATTCTTGCCCAATGTAATTACGAAATCCGTGGGACTTCAACAAATGTACCAAAAGAATTGGAACCAGGAGCAGTCAACGCAGTAAAAGTAAGTTCAGGAGCCTTTGCTTTACCATTTTGTAAAGTAATAGCAAAATTACCCTGTGGTTGCGCATTAGCAAACTGGAAATAATAATCGGCAACAACTTGGTTAGTCACCGAATGACCAATAGTGTGAAACTCTAACGCAAAGTTTTGACCAAACTTAGTCGCATCCAGATTCAGAGTATTTGCGGTTGTAGTTTGAATTTGATACAAAGCGGTCCAACCGCCAGCGTTTGTAACACTCGGAGGAATAGAACCTGAAACAGTAATCGTGCCAGCAGCGTATGTGCCAGTATATCTACGACCATATTGGTCAATAACCGCAATAAGTGAACCAGTCATGGGAGTGCCCTGAATCGGAAGAGCATTACCACTAATAGTTAAATTGTTTTCTTTGTTCCACACAATAGCCGTCTGACCTTCCACAAAATCGCTACCATAGGCCATTTCTAAATAAGTCGTGTCAAAAACAACCTCTTGAACCTTTAATTCGATATCTCTTTCATTTTGGTAAACAGCTACCAATTGTGATCCTATACCACCATAAAGTTTTTCTTCTTTAACTTTAGACGTAATATCCGTTGTTTGAGCAGTACCAGTAAATACAATTTTGTTGTCGGATAACCTACGACCTACCACATCACACACATCAAAAATAATTGTATTCATAAAACAACCTCCTTATTTCTAAGACTTCAGAATTTGCTTAACCCTACCAAATTTATATTCGTCAACCCCATAGCCACGCCTTTCAAATAGATTAATATGCTTCGCCCACGATTCCACATTGACATCATTAGAAACAGTACGAAACAAAGTAGTGGTATTGTATGCAATAATTGCACTTATACGTTGGAATGTCATAAATAATTGGTAGATGGTCATTTCATTCACTTCAATATACGTATGACCCGTATAAGCTACAACACAAGACACAATATCTTCAAAACTGACTTTGTCCTTGTTAAAAAATTGTCTCGACTTCTCAATCCACGCTTGGATTTCTGGATTAGGATTAACTTCTTCCTCTTCAATACAATTCATTGTCATAATTAATTTTCTAAAATAATCAAAATTAGATGAATCAACCTTAGAATATACACTTTGTTTAAATACAAATTGGAACAATTGATTATATAATTGATCCAATTCGGGCATCATTTTTATAAAGTCGTATAACTCATGTGTTTGTTTAATAATTTCCAACATTTCGTCGTCACAATCGCTATTGTCCTTAAATATTTTCATCATTTTATCCTTATTGATTAACAGAAGTCTTTGGAAAACCAAAAAGTCAGGATAATCCCTAACTTTTACAAAGTGGCACTTACCGATAGATGTATCAATAGGTAAACCTAAAATATAGAAATCCTGAATATCTTGCACTTCTACACCACCTAAAAGTTAGGTGTGTATATCGTAACCCATAGAATCAGGGCAGAAATTCTGTCATCAAGTGAAATCACTTGATACTTATCAATATAAGTTTTACGAGTCCCTGCAATGGGCTGACCATCAATCATTGAGGCTATCTCATTCGCAATTCTGAATGGTCTTATCTTAGCCTGTCCTGACAAAAGCCACATTGCATTCGGTACAACTATGTCAATTAAATACGTTTCTATTGCCTGCCCTTGATTGGGTGTATTTTTTAAATTACCTACGTGAGGATTTATAAATAGTTTTACCGCATCTTGAGAAATAACTGTCGGATCATGAGGAAGCAGATATATCGTACTATTAACCGGGTTTACTTTATTAACATCTATATTAGGTTTAGATGGATCAAGAGGATTGCTGTCCAGGTAGTAGATATATCTTAATATATTTTGATTGCCCAAAATAAGTTGTAATATATTAGAAAGATTAGTTTCAACATAATTGAATTTATAGCTCATCGGTCACCACCTAATTACCACAAATTATTTATCGTAATGGGCAAACTTGTACTTACACCAGAAGCATCTTTTACCCACAATTTGATGCCTCCGGGCTGTGAGCCCATTACCAATGTTGCATTATTTCCACTAAATGACAAAGCTGCTAAGGATGTCTGACTTACTCCATCCGAAGCAGTCAACCACCATTGAGAGGCAACGTCATTATCAGCAACACCGTTGTTATAGAAAGTAACGGTATATTGCTGTGTCTGATTTATAAGCACCTGGTTATTACCAGTTATGGTGCATGAATAATTGTTCTGCGAAGCGGAAACCACATTTATAGAAATAGTTGCATTGACATTATAACTTGAAACTGTTATGGTGCAATTACCCAATGCTACTCCGGTTACTAATCCCGAAGCGGATACGATAGCAATAGCCGAATTGTTTGTTGAATAAGTAATAATTGGATTGGAGACTAAAGCACCATTATCATAAACGCTTACATTTAGTTGTAAAGTCTCGTTTACTCCTATTGACGCGCTAGTGCCATTATTTATCACAATACTAAAAGATTGTTGGCTATTATAATAATTTGCTATACCTAACGTTAGGTTGTCAAAGATAGGATTAATTTGGTCATTTTCTAACGCTAAGGCAATAAGACCAACACCATTTTTAACATAAGTGTAATTGTCCACATATGATACAATATAAGCACGATTATTTACAATGAAGCGTTGCTTTTCATATATTTGAGAGGTATTTGAATCGTATGGAATACTCATAAGCATTTTACCAAATACGGTCTCGATAAATTTCCATTCCTTCAATTCTTCACGTTTGTTTGTAAGTGTCTCTGCAATAGCGGAATAGGTTTGTATTACTCCATTTGGATCTATCCAGCTAATCTTTGTATTGCATCGCCTAAATGTGTAGTAGTTAATCAAGCGGTTAATACTATTCGTGTCCGTGCATAGCCAATCAAAACCACCAAAAGTGATATAGTCACCAAGATTAACCACTTGTTGTATGTTTTGAAATAGGACACGCCTGAAATCATCTTTGATATGAGTAAGACCGCCAGCAGCCTTCTCATTAAATAAACGAACGGTTACAGGCGTTCCTTTATATGTTACAGTATATATATCGGGCGAATAAGGGAACACTTCGTTAACTTTTTGCTGAAGCCAATATTCATCTTGTTGCTGAGTAGTTGTACCTTCTACAGATGTACGAAGGAGGTAGTTATTGAAATACGACATAAGTCAAACTACCTCCTTTCTACAAAGCTAGATTCTGAAAAGCATTTGGCGCATAATTATAGGTATATTGAACCGTCAAATCATCAATTTCAACATACAGTCTCTTGCGAAAGTTTTCTAATTCATGCAAATGTTGCGCCTGGGAATAAATCTTAAAGTCTGAACTGTTCATTAGTTGCTTAACCATGTAAATACTTTGGATTTGTGGTTCCAACCACTCCAAAACCATTTTTTTAGCCAATATTTCAATTTCCAGAGGCGATAAAGTATTGTTGAATTGTTGAAGAGTGTCATCGTATGAAGTCAAGTCAGTCTGACATTTTATAAATTTTGGAACGGCAGCAAATAAATAAGTGTGCATAATCGACTCCTGGTTAGGCTGAGTTAATGTTGCCAAAACAGGGTCGTTAATTTTATTTGAAAAAGATTGATAAATCGTTGAATAAGGTGTAGGCAACAACACCACCTTCTTTAGACCGCTTCAGTCAATTTAGTATTGAAAACCTCTTCAAAAAACTTGATTTTACCATATGAATCAAGAAGTTTATCCTTATTTTTAACCTTTTCTCTTAATATTTTGATCATTGTAATTTTCATACCTAATGGCATTTGTTGACAACGATCTTTTAATTCAGATTCCGGTAAAGAGAGAAATTTATCTACGTCACCCGGCTTAACGATCAATTTATCAACTTCCTGAAGTCCTAAGTAATTAAGCACACGTTCATCCGCGTCCACATACGCAAATCCCTCTTGAAAAGTGGACGATTGTTCAGAGAGAATATTTAGTAGATCGCCAATTGGAAAAGCTCTCCTTTTCCCATACGACTCAATATGCCATTCGCGGCGAGTATTCGGATCAACGAGAACAACGCCACCCATGGTGTTACTTACAACAAAAGCAGTTTCAGTTAAATTTACTTCATTGGCAGAATTTTTACTGGAAGCCTTGCGTGGCAAAACAATCCCTCCTGAATATTTTTGAAAGGTGAGAAGGGGTGAAGAAGTCAATCTTCACCCCACGATATATTATAGCATGTAGATACCATAAGGAGCCGCAGTCAAAATACCCAAATCCCACGCCTGTTGCGTAGAAAGCTCGAATACCTGATCCTGCGGTAGATTCGCCATATTGTCAAACATAAGCATCGGACCAGCGAAAGCAAGTTTGACGGGCTTATCGGCAGTAGTCGTAATATACAGGAAGTTATCATTGGTCAGGAAATTGTAACTGCCATCCCATGCAACAGCAGCGTCAACTTCGATAAGAGGAGTACCCATAAACCGACCAAGATAACCACCAGTATTATATTCATCCATCATATTTGGAGACATGAAACCAGGATAACCGTTAGGCGGACTCCAACCATTTAGAGGTAGAACTTGCGCTAAAGCAAGCCGAGTACCAAAGCATACAGGCTGTAATCCACCAGTAGCTGCACGAACGCGCTGTACAATTGTGTTAAATGTAGTTGCGGAAAAAGCTCCCTGATACATAAAGTTAGCATTCGTAGCATCAAAAGAGTTTACAAGAGTATTGTAAATGTCGAGTTTAATCTGAGCAACAATTGACATGCCAACCTTATTTACCCACACATCCCAAGGTGAATTACCGGAAAGTACATTGTACAAATCTTCGCCAATCTTAACAATACGCGCTACTGGATTGAGTTCCAAAACCCGATTGTCAAGCTTTTGACGTGTTACGTTAGTATTACCAAAGGCAGTTCTTGAAACTACGAACAGATTAGGAGAATCAATACGGAATATAGGCTTTTCGCCAAAATTCAGATTCTTAACATCCACAAAATTATCATATGTACTAATTATCACATTAGGAATAATAGATTCCAAAGTTTCTACCACTAGGTTATAGAAATTATGCTTAAACGTAGGATTTGAAAATACGTGACGGTAATCTAGTTTACCCTCATACTTAAAAGGAATACCAGACATCTCAGCAGCTTTATCAATAATAGCTTTTACAAATATATGTTGGGATTCATCATAAGAAAACTTAAGCCGTTCGGGCTGTTTCGCACCAAAGTACAAATCATAACCCATCTTAGCGATATCTGACATCTGACGTGTACTCATGTATTCAATTCCTCCTTTTCTCTTAATTTAATTAAGCCTGGACAACACGGGCGGTCACAGCAGCCTGTTGAGTAAGACCAGATCCCGTATAACCAAAATAAGCATTCGCATTTGTAATTACAGCAGCAAAACGAGTATTACCGGAAAGATTAGGAACAACGCTCAACATATAACTACCAGCAGTGGGGACCAGATAACTGTCAACGGCGGCATTTCCACTAATCCCCGTAGTAGTAATAGTAAATTCATCACCAACATTAAGGAAATAACCACGCATAGGTTGACCTTGAGGATTGTAGAAATCCTTAAGAGTGGTATTGGGATAGTAGGCAGGGCCAGTAAATTCAGCACTCTTGATTAAAACAATTGGAGTATTAAGAATACTGGTGGAAGTAGGCTGTACCACCTGATATTCCTGTGTCTGACCAGAAACCAAATCGCCCACATGACATACTGAACCATTGTCCATATCAGCGTTCGCATTCACAAGAGTCACAATGTTGCCATCATAACCCGCGCGAACCTTGTCCAAACGAACCATAGTGTGAATCGTACCAGTTGGCATTCCATTAGCAGGCATATACTAATTCCTCCTTATAATTAATTTTTATTCGAAACCGCCGGGAAGACCCCGGCCTTTAGGCCGGAGATGAAAGACGATCAACTCCACACAACAATTCCTTCGTTGTGAACTATGCGGCTGCATTTGTCAGGACGAACATAAGACTTGCCTACAATGCTTTCCAACATTGGGGAATATAAATATGTCTTGGATGTTACGCCCTTAGCTATAAACCGCTGACCAGTAGGTACGTAAACCCATACATCGCCACCAGTGCATAATGCGTTTTCCCTGAGTGGATTGAAAAGTTTTACTCCGGGATACACCTCAAGTTTACGCTGTTGATCCGGAGAAAGTGGCGATACGTCCGCAAAAGATGGTTCTTTTTGGTCTGTTCGCTTTTTTCTGTTCTGAGCAATCATCACCCCATTCACCTTGTAATGCCTTTCCCTCTGTGCGTGTGTGTGAGCTCTGATGTGGCGCCTGAATTTGACCAGAATAAGGCGCTTCTCGAAAGAAGTGTCAATCATGGTGCAATCGCAAAACGCTGCGGCGGTCGCAAGCGCGTCATTGCCATGATCCTTCTCCAACTTGAGCGCGTTTCTCTTGGAAACCATATCGCTTACAGGCACAAAGTAAATAAACGGTAACCTGCGCAATACACCTATAATCGCGTTCATCGTTCCAAGCCCTCGCCATTGCTTGATGCCCGTGACTGGAAGATAAACTCTACCAGCATGAACATCACGATGGCAATCTTCGCAAAGATATACCTTGTTTTCCGGTATGTTCGTACCGCCCATTTTCCGGGGAATGAGGTGATGCTGATTCAACTTCTCTAATGAACCACACAACACACATTTTTTCTCTTTAATCGAAGTGCGCGGCGATTTTTGATAGTCTGTATCAGACGTATTACCCCATGTCATGGCGCGAATATTGAACATATTGTCTTCCATTACAAACTGAACTTGACATTCGGGAAATGGGAAAAATCGCAGCAGCTTTCGATAAAGATTTAAATGTGTTTCGATACCATGCTTGAGCGTGGCGCTTGCTCTGTTGACCGATCTGACGTTTCGAGGAGCTTTGAATTTTGTTAATACCTTACCCTTCTTGAAAGAAAGACGTTTCTGCTTGAAACGCGAAAGATATCTCCTGCGACGACGATGAGACCTTCTATCGGACATCAGTCCCTTAATGTCCGAAATGCGAGTCTGGAGAATACCACGACAATATATGACCAGCTTTCCATTCATGATCTCACAAACAGCAAAACCAATATAACTGTAGCCAGGATCAAGAGCGATAATATGCTTCCTGTCTATTGTCCGTGAAGCGTCAAATTCCCTGTCCAAAAATATCGCTACGGGCGGTTTGCCAGATGCGCCACCACCAATAATACGTACTTTGCGTTGCTTCCGTAACTTGCGAATGAGATCAAATCTCTTGGTTGGATGACCTGGATTGCCGTTCTTGTCTATCGTGAATATCATACCAAATACCTCCTTTGCAGGAGCCCTATGATCTGGGCACCCTAGGGTGGTGGGTCTCCCTGAGACGTATCATTGCACCATGCGTTAGGCCCCGGGATTGCACCAGTGTCTCTCAAAGCTGGGAGTGTCGCCCCGAAACGTCAGTTCCTGCAATGATACACCCATCGTTCAACTACTTCCGTTAAAAAACGAAAACCTATAAACGGTACAGCCCCCGTTTACAAGCCACGCCCTTCAGAGCGCGGTAGTTGACTTTTATATTTGTCCCAAAGTGTTTCATGTTCTTCAATTTGGCTTGCGTCATTAAGACTAAAGTTACTAAAAATACCAAATGTAGCATTACTATCAGAATAAGCTATTTTCTTTCCAACAAGAGCAAACAGTTTTTCCTCTAAAGTATCAACCGACATTTCCATGGCTTTATCTTTTAGAGGAGCCATTTCACTTTCAGTTAGTTTACCCTTGAATTTTGCGAAAACAGAATTAATCTTAAACTCTTTTTCTTCTTTAATTTTTTTATCTTTGTATTCTTTCAATTCATCAATTTCTTTCGCCATTTCTTCCTTGTCTTTCTCAAGAGAAGCGATTTCTTTTTTGGCATCCTCTAACGCCATTTCCTTTTCCTCTACCTTTTTAGCCATATCTTCGCACTCTTTAGCCATCTTTTCTTTATCCTTTTCGTCTTCTTCCTTGAATTGCTTCACAAATTTGGCATAAGGTGAAATACTGCCAGCATCACCATCGTCAGGTTCATCGTCTTCCCAATCGACGGGAGCCCACTTGACTCTTTCAGTTTTATCATAATCTAATACAACATTATCGCCTTTTTCCTCATAAGGAATTTTTACGCTCTTCCAATCATCTTCTGCATCCACAGCGTAAACAAAATCGTCGTCATGATCGACATAGAAATACTTTTGACGTGCTACAGGATTACCAAAGTAATCTTTGTCAATAAACTCCTTTTTACCTAATTCACGTGCGAATTCTTCCTCTTTTGCTTTATGGGTTAACTTAAAGCTTTTCGTAAAATTCTCCATAGACATCCCCAATTCTCTATAATGTTTCTTCAAATGAGTAATCGCAGGGCCAGAAGTAATATCCTGACCATGCAGTCTGACTAAGGCAGCTTCACACCCTCCTTTATGTACCACTAATTTATCACCATCAATCTCATGATGCGGATAACTTAATTCTTCACTCGGCTTATCTTCCCAATCATCTCCTACAATAAGATAAGCCTCCTTCACAAGAGACTTATAATTTGCCTTCTTGAGAATATCATTGCGCAGTTTTGTCTTATCCACATCACCCCACGATCCTGTCATATTTGCGGCTTCTTTTGAATTATCAATCTCAATTTTCGGTTCTGTGCCGTATTCATCTTTAGACGTGTTGAAAGTCTTCATGTGAAATAGAATTCCTCCTTCCTCCGTCAATGATTTCTTTAATTCGCTTATCATTTCATAAAATTGACGTTTAAACTCGTCTTTATTTAATGTATACGCTTCGATGTGAGCGTCCTCAAAACAAGGTTCAATAGGTTTACCGCTAAAATCCTTGCCCAAAATACAAAGGCCCGAAAAACTAAATTTGTCTACCACGAAATACTTCTTTTCAGTATCCATATGTCCCGCTATGATGTCTATTTCCATACTTTGCTTGTTTCGTTTTTCCACCGCTTGTAAAATTTCTGGATATCGAGAAGACCACAATAATACTGTGGCAGTAAGATAATCCTTACCACCCTCCTGAATCCATTTAATTTCAGAGCTTTCCGGGATTAACCCATATGGCTTAGTGGTCTGCACTTCTTTTATTCCTGTAGAGGTAATTTCCACAGTACCACCATGTCCCATAAAATCATCTAGCGCCTCATTGTATTCACCCAAGACAGGGCAGTTATACAAAGATGGAATAGCGTCAATGATGGCTTCTTTAGGTAAATATGAGTTATTTCGGTTTAGATCAGGATAACAAATGTACACACGAGCCTTCGTAAACTGAGAATTATAAGGTTCGACATCCTTTACATCTACATCAAATCTTAATTTTTGTACATCCAATTTACCACCACCCCTAATTCGGCACGACAAACGCCATTTTTAACGGAGACTCCTTACTAAAAGTTTGTAAATTACTCTTCTTGATAATTTCTTTTTCGTTGTCGGAATACGTTACCTCTATGTTCTCATCATCAATCAATTCATATTTGACTATCAATTTCTGCATACATCACCACCCGCCTCCTAAACCTGATTATCTCGCCACTCTTCACCCTTTTCGGTCACTTTCGGTTGCACAGGACGCCCTGGAGAATTAACCGGACTTTGTACATGGGACGATGGCAAAACCTGCATTTCACTAATTAATTGGAGCGCATTTTCATACTTCAACAAACTATCTAACTCATATGGAGACAAACCTAATGAGGCACCCACTAACGTTTTCGGTAGACCACCCTGAGCAGCCTTTATATACTCATTAAATTTTTCATCACGGTTAAAGTTGGTGATGCCTAAAAATTTAACCTTAAACCTGTACTTAGGAGAAATGCGCTTAAGGTTAAGATTTATGAACCTTTCAAACTTGTTTTGCATAGGGAATACAAAATTTTCATCAACCTTGATATTCAAACTCAATCCAGCACTTGACTTAGTGGCCGCTCCGAAAAGATTTGGCGAAGTACCTGCTGCGCCGAAATAATTTTCTTCGGCAGCTCCCACGATATTTGTACGAGTCTCGGCACCTTCAAAATTAATAGGGGTAATTTCCATCGGAGTAGTTAATACACTAGCACCCGGAGGAAGTTTGCTACTAATATTTGCATGAAACTTACCAGCATCCACAGCATCTATCAAATAGTCATTCTTCTTAGCATCTTTATCCTGACGCATAGGAATTTTGTGAAATAATATTTTATAATTCTCCAAAGCAGTTTTTGTCTTTAATAACGCCTTAAATTCCATAATCTCAATGGCGTCCAGAAAAAGACCCATCAATGGAAGCAGGATAGCAGCATCTATCTCATCCCACTTAAAAACGTAGGCCTTGGCTGGATCAAGAATTTTCCAGAAGAATGGTATATTTTTATCTCCTTCTAAAAATTCGCGCCAATATATTTCAAATTCTGGAGCAAAATCACGAATGTTTACGCCTGGACGCGCAAAGTAAACCATATTGAAAGCATATTGCCAACCATACCGAGTCTTATTAACGATCTTACAATAGTCAGTAGGCATCCGTTGCAAATATACCGTTCCATCTTCTAATTCACGCAAATAGTAAAAAGCAGCATCTTCGCCCATGATTACACGCATAATGTCAGTAAAGGTATCTTTGGGATTTAATTCTTCAAGCCAATCGTAAACTTTTTGTTGCGCCCGTTTAAATGAGCCTGATTTCATATCTTTTTCGTCAACATTTAAGGGAATAACCACGTAATCAAAAGTAAGTATTGTAGCGAAATAGTTTAAAGTTCTTTTATAATGTTGACTATTATTGAGTAGATATTGATGCAGATCTTTTAATGCTTTTTCATTATAAATTGGATTCTCCAATAATTGCAAAACGGTATCCCGATCATATTTACGCGGTGAAGATGTAATACTTTTCATTATCTCATTCATCCACAAAGGATTAATGAGCATCCCCGGCGTGTTCAAAAAAGGTATTGTATTATTGGCAAAATTAATGGTGTTATAAAAAGCTTCTAACGAAAAATGGTCAATAGCCGGGGCTTCAGGAGTACTATTTGTGTTCTGTACACTTTTAGGCTTATAACGACGAGAAATTTTTGATCACCTGCCTTCGTCTTCAATCAAAGAAGAAATAGTCCATAGCGTTAGTACTTTCTTCCGTTTTACTTAAATCACTCTCCAAGATCTTTGAAAGATACATGGCATAAGCCAAAGAAGAATAGCGGTCCTTCTTACGAGTACCAACTTCTTTGACCTTAACATAGCCATTTCGTAATTCGTACTCTAAGTTAACTAACTCATTCACCAATGCGGATGTCTGAATGTAAGGAATCTCAAATTTAGCCTGTTCTTCAGGTGATCGTTTTATGTAATCTTTATTAACCTCCTGAAGATATTCACGCCCCTTGATTTCATCAACTAGGAGCTTGATTTTTCTCTTTTCAAAACACGTTTTTAAGAACATGGCCATTTCGTGATTAACCTGCTGAGATACGACTTTTACGGAATAAATAACGGGCAACGCATACTCATCCAATGCCCGGCTACGCATTTCCTCATTGTTGAAAGCACACCATGCAGGATATTCCACATCTCTTTCAGAATCGTACAGCACTTTTGCACAGTCATCATAAAGACTGATACCGTTGCCAAGTGTATCCATAGCCACGTAATCGGCCTCAAAGTCGTTAAATAATTGCTTGAGTCGTATAGCCTGCGTTTCAGAATGTTGTCCTGTCATGCTTTCAATATACACCACTTGTCTTACATATTCATCACGGTTTGGGAACATCCTCAAACAGGTAAAAATCGTATTGTCAACTGCACGACCCGCCATCATAGCAACGTCAACACCAATTATGCGTATTTCGTTTTTTCTCTTTTCGATTTTGAAAGAATCTTTAATTTTACGCGACTTCTGTTCCAAAAACGTCATATTGTCGTATGGATAGAACGGCTTTAGTAAGTCACGACATTTTTGTATATCCGCCAATTTGAAGTATGCTTTTTCCGATTCTCCAAAAAACATGGTTTCCATTTCCATCAACCAGGAAATTTCATCAAAATCCGCTTCTTCACGCATTTGCTCCACACGTTTCTGAGACAAAAGGCCATGATACAAAGACAAATGATAAGGGATTGCGCAAACGAAATAATCTTTGCCTTTACACATCAATTCGGTAAAGGACTTAAATTTTTCCCAAATCCAATGTGACTTATACCACGCTGAACTTATATAAATCTCAATATTTTCTTCAGTCAAATGCGAGTACTCCGGCTTCATGAGATAGGGGGGTTGTCTATTTACGGTTAGAAACATACGCAAGACTTTATTTAACATTTCAAAATCAATTAGCCTAAACTCTTCTAAAACCAGCACGTTCCCACGATAACCACGAGAATAACTTGTGCTCGTTACCGCTTCAATGGTACTACCATTCCGAAATGTTACACAGCAACGATGCTGACTATGAACGATATCTCTAATTTCACGATGTAAACTTGGACTCATGGGGATCAATACTTTTTCAACCTTTTCAGTAATAATCAAAGCCGCTTGACCTTTTGTACCAGATGCCAAAATCACATTTGTACCCGGATATAATACACATCTTACGCAACATATCAAAGCGGTTATAAAAGTTTTACTTTGACCCCGCGCAGCTATATACATAAAAAAATCTCTATGGAAGGCCATATAGATTAATATTTTTTGAAATAAGTGCAGTTTGATTCCAAAATAATCTTCTACAAAACGATGGGGATTAGCTCTGTAAAAAGATGCCCATAATTTCACTTTTTCTCGCCATCGCTGATCCTTACTCATATTTTCAACAACTAATGATTGATTTTTTCTTAATTTCCAAACATCCATGAATCCTCTGCTATACTTTCTTTTATCAACCTCAAATTTTTGATAGCCTGCCATTATTCATCACCAACAACATCATCTTCTATTTCGTCTTGGCTTTCGTAATTTTGCAAACTGTCTATACCAAAAATCTTAGCAAAGGGTTCCACAAACCACTTGGTTATATATTTTTCAATTCCATCCACGTCCTTAAATTCATCACGTGGTTCTGGAATGGGCTCTGATTCTTCAATCATTTTTATTTGAAGTCCCCAAGTAGATACATTTTCACTATCGGAGGCATTTTCTTGCACAGGTTTGATGTTCGCATCGGAAAGGAGTGCAGACACTATTTTAATAAGTTTTTCATAAAGTTGTAAATTGCCTTCTCTACGGGCCTTTTCAGCCTCATATTTTGTTTTAGCAACATCCTCATAAATCATTCTTTGTACAGGAGTATCAGATTTGTATGACGTAATCAATTGTATATATACATCTTCCATGTATTGGTATGCGTCAGGTTCTAAACCACTACCCCATCTTTTTATCATATCATCTGTTATTGTAAATCTATTGTCTGTCCTGTGATAAGGGGTAGATTTATTTCGATATAACTTCAAATATTGAACCACGGCAGCTTCCTCAATTAACTGTTCAAAGTTATCAGGAACAAACCTGCCTTTTATATATTTCTTACGTTGTCTTGTAAGCACCTTGTCATATATTTCTTGCCACTTAGGTTCTTCAAAGTATGTATCATTCATACCTAAATAGCCAATTAATTGTTCTTTTGTTTTTATATGATTTTTACGGCAAATCTTACAATAGGACTCATATCCATCAGAAGTATTGGAAACAGTATAATATTCGGTTAAAGGTTTAGATTTTCCACAATAGGCACATGTCTTAGTCATGGCGGCGTTCCACGTTCCTTCTGACCTTCTTTCGCTCTTGTTTACTTATGCGCCGTTTGCGAGCGCGATCTTTAACCCTTCCATACTCTAACACACATTCATCCAAATTTCTACCGCAATAAGTAGAAAACTCACACTTGTTACACTTACCCATCGTTACCCCTATACACTCCTTAAACCTTAATTCTAAACGTTGCCCATCTACCTTTAATTTCATCAACAATAAAAGCTATTTGGGACGGCTTATTCAGGCATTGTAACTTTCGTAAGCTGTATTCATTACCTCCCGTGAATGAACCAGATTGTATTATACTACCGCCTTTGGCAAAAAGCTCTTTTTCGTAAAAATGGTGATAATGACCTACAATTATTTCGTCAAAATCGTCACCATAGGAGTTAAGAATATCTTTCAATCTTAACGACCCATTTTCCTTATCACGGAATTGATCACCATGATAAAGCAAATATTTCCAATTGAGTACGGTCATGATGGTAAAAACGCCATTACTATCATGTATTTTTACATTAGTGTTGTTAAATAGTCTCGATTGAATATATTTAATTATCAGTTTCTCAAAATTGGTGGTGTGTTGTAATGTGTTTGATAATCGCCCATGATTGCCAAATACGTAATAGATGTTGATAAAGCACTTTTGTGATAAGTTATTTATAAGATTAGCTAAAAGTTCAGCTACAATTACACATTGATCTATGGGATCAGTATCACTATATGCGGAAATTGCAGGAAAAATATTATGACCCTCAATTAAATCGCCAAGAAATGCTAAATTGATAACGGAGATATTGTGTTCTTTAGCAATTAACTCACATTCAGAAAAATATTTAGCCAATCTTTCAGAAATAGTGTCCGAAGAATACTGTTGAATACCTAATGTATCCGATTTTTCGCCTAAATGCAAATCGGAAATCAACATTACCAGTTGCTGATTGGTGGATGGATGCACAAAATTACCAGCAGGCTTGTTTAACGCTGGTAATTTTGATATAGCACAATCAAGATGCTCAATAATTTGCTCAAATGTAGCATACTCACGAATAAGTTTCTTCAAGTCGGCTTTTTCCTGCTGAAGTTTTCGTCGTTCGGATTGTATTCGTAAGTAAGTTAACGAGTTTGAATCTATATGACTTCGTTTTGTTCGACGCAAGATGCCTCTTACCGCATCCTTGCTTATACCATACATTTTACCAATTTCTCTGTAAGTTTTACCTTGTTCAAATAAGTGTAACATTTTTTGCTTATCCGCTGCCGAAAACAAACTAACACTCCTTTTGCGATGTCACTTCTTGATCATTTTTGGGTTCACACGCTAAAAACAGTCGCCTTAATGCACAACTGACTGGTCCTGGACGAATTGTCCTACCGATACAATCCATTTCCTTGCAACGATCAACAAACTCGCAAATTTTCCAGGCGGGAAGAAGAAAATCACTCACAATTGTCTACCTCCAAGAAATTCACCTACGGGATTTTTCATGAAAATGGTCCAATCCTTCCTTACCTATCCAGATGCACTCTTCCACGAAATTGACCACGTTCCCATTTGTCGGCCCGATAATTTTCAGACGTTTTGACTTCGATGTGAACATCAGTATCTTGAAATCTGACATCTGGCATTTTGCTTTGCAAATCCTGAAGAATGAGGTTTTTGATATCTCTTTCGGTGTATTCGATGTTAAATTCCGGCACTTTCAGCACTCCTTTGATAATTTTTGGAAACTTGGCTGATCCGGCAGGATTCGAACCTGCAACCTACCGGTTAACAGCCGGTTGCTCTACCCTTGAGCTACGGATCAGTATGGCGGTGACAACGGGATTCGAACCCGCGATCTCTGCCTTGACAGGGCAGTGTCCTAGCCGCTGAACGATGCCACCGCGTTAGCACAGTTACACCAACCTATGACCACAATTTGGACAATAATTATTTACAAAATCGGTTTCCTTGCCACAAACAACGCATTTTTTCTTCTCTTTGACGGTGATTGGTTTTTCAAGAGGCTTATCGCCATAATAGCCACTCAATTGGATTACTATCGTGTGTTCATACGGTTCCAGTTCACCAATATAGCCAGTGACGAACTTTTGGTTGGAATCTTCGCCTGGAACCGTTATACCAGGATGACTCAAAGAAGAGGCACAAGTCGTAGAAAAATTAGAGCTATTATTACACATCACGATTATACCACCTGCGGTGTTTGGAAAAGCGGTCGTGTAAATAGGCTGAGTGACAGAAATATTATATCCGGGATAGTGAACAAAATATGGTTGTTGAGAATAAGTCACGGATATGTTATTCACAGGTTTTTCGAATGCGTATTTAACCACAATCAGCCCATCATCAATTCTATCAGAGCGATAATTGCGTAATTCTTCGGTTTTTTGTATAAACTTAAATTTGGGACCGTTGTCACAATCATTGACATAACGCTCCAGTTCCACACTTGAATTGGCACTCACAATTAAACTTTTACCAAACAGAATATCATTGCCATCAATCTGGATTTTGACCAAAGCCCTTCTGGATGACAAATTCTTCAACAAGAGCGAGTAATAAGAATCGAACGGGAGATAAACCACATGACCCTCTTCACGCAAAACCTTGCCACCACTCTTGACAGCACAAACAAAATTGTTTGAATACATGAAACGTCCTCCTTTTACGGCACACAGGCCAAATGCCTAGATTTTTAGACCTGTTGGTGAATCAATCACGTTACTTGAATTAATCACCCCACTTGAACCGCTGACTCTGATCTATGGTTATGCAGACACTATCACCATATTTTTTGACCAATTGGCATTGATTGAATGCGTCCGCTTCGCCCCACGGAACTGCAAAGGACTTGAACGAATTGTCGTCAAATACAATTTTTACCTGAGTTATATCTGAATGCTTGGTAATTCTGTCGTAAAACCTCTCGCTCCACCCTTCTTGAGGCGCAATTTTATCAGAATCCTTCACCACTAACTCAAAGAGCGATGCTTGTTCGTAGGAAGAACATCCGGTAATAGGTTGATATGTCAATATAGTGTTAAAACCGACTACTTTAAACCATTTGACACACTCTTTCGGGATAATATACCACTCGCAATTCTCTAAACATATCTCGATTTGGTTAAAATCACGCAAAATAACCCCTCCGAAAGTGATTAATTAAACATCACACCCTTCTTAGCTAAGGTCAGTATCTTTTGACACTACAATTCTAACCTCTTCGCCATCCAATTTGGACAACAATTGCATTATATTCTTCGCTACACCATCAACTTCGACCACTCCAGATTCAACATCGAGAATACCAGCTATGACAATCTGATACTTTTCTTCAATTTTGTGCTTGGGCACGAAAATCCTCCTTACAGCCTTGAATTAATTAGACATAATAGCTTATTACACCATTTAGGACGTGTTTTTTCAGACAGATTGTATATCTTGGACACTCTTGTGTAAAATTCATACAATTCATCTACATCATAGGTGTTGGCTAGCAAATTACATTCATCATGTTTGATAAAATCTTTGATAACGTCGAAATCGTTATTGTTTATCAATTTGTTCCACCTTCAAAGTCTTAGTCAAGTTTTGATCCAGAAAATAGAGTTTTTCACCTTGTTTTATAGCGAATATATAGTCATACTTATACTGAGGTGGTCCCTTATATTTAATATTATCAAAGTCAAACTCATTGTCGGTGTTTAAGTAGCACCATTTTGATTGATACGGTTTTGAATTGTCAATATAGGGGAGCCTTTTATCAGTACTTGTAAAACCCATGAGTTTTCTTTTATGCAAATAATCGCTTTCTCTGACAACGATTCTGTTTTTAACAATCATAACTTGGTATCGCTGTGGGTCACCATAAAGATACTTATCTACAGATCGTCTTTGTCTACGTGGAACAAACAACGTGTTCATTCGATGCATTTTAGATTGCGAATATTTGGGTTTATTTTTTCTGACTTGCTCATATTTGTGTTTTTCTTTGAATTTCAAGATAAACTTTTCTGATTGTTCACCCATAAGCCCCAAAGGGATCTCCTTGATTCGTTCACGCTGACTGAGTTGTCGCCCGCTGAGAATCTTGTCAGAACCTGTATCACCCGTAAACCCGCCAGAAGCGGAAGGATTTTTGGAACAAAGATAAGACGCTAATAGTGACAAGACATTTTTTGGGGCATAAATGCTGTAATCATCTTCCCAATTGGATTCTAAATAATTTTTGTATTTGGCAATTATATCATTGACCAGCTTAAGACGCTGATCGGCAGAAAGTCGTGTATCCAAAACATAACTACGTCCATCGAACATCTTCAACAACACACCATACGCCTCCAGTTTTTGACCACTCATTTCGCAAGTTGGTCGATATACCCCCCCTCAATATATAGTGTCGAAAAATCGACCCGTTTTTACGCGAATTTGTCCGGCCAATTTTTCCTAGAGCGACAAGACTTACAGGATTTTGCCCACCCTGATGAAGTGGAGTTATCAATATGATAGTAGTCTGAAGTGGCCGGAAAAGACATTCCACACGTGTTACAACGCTTTAATTTGATTGGCACATAATTCCAATACAGGAAATCCATGAGATAATTTGTGCGCACTTGGTACATAATTTTCTTTACAATGGATTTGAGTGTGATCACAAATTTGCTTATCGTCCACCCGTAATATTCACACGTGTCTTTCTCGGAATAGCCTTCAAGATAATATTTTAATAATAACTTTTTTTCAGTTTTTCTAAACTTGCACCGCTTTATCATATCGTCCAGCCAAACGTACAACGTTAGTATCTCATAATTGTTTTCTTTTAGCATTGTTGCGGTATTGTTTTTATAAATTATTTGATCCATAAACGTGGTGCGATATTTTAATAATCCTTTTACACACTCTTCAGTGCTTAAATTAACATACCGCCATGGAATTTCACATGTTTGAGTTTGAACTCTAACTGCGCCCATGTTAGATCTTCTTTTTCAGCTCTACAACTTTTTGAGTATTTTTCTTGCGTTTATTCTTTGATGCATCGTAAGTGGGGACTGAACTCAAAAGATCGAGCGAATCAACAAACAATTGCAAAATTGTTAACGTATTTGTGTCAGCGATGCCATTTAAGTAGGGGGTAGGATCAACACCCAAATCCATACACGCTTTGATCGTTGTAAAAAGCTCAGTTGGTGCCTCAATAATGCCGTCTTTGATTTCAAAAAACCTGTCTAAAGCGTTAACTCTAGATTCGTTTCCAGATTCGGATTCTGATTTTACACTAGCAATAAATTCTTCAACGTAATTCTTTTTTATGATTGATCACTCCTTTTTCTGTTTTGTTTGACCTGTTGATACAAAGTGTTGAATTTGTCGTGAGTGCCATAAGTTTTTTTACATTTTGGGCACATTACCAGAAATTCGGTTAGATATATCGTTACCAAGAGTTTGTGAAAATTGGCACAATTTGGATTCTCGCAGTAAACCTCCGTACCACTCCTTTCGTCGAAGTCTTCAGCGATTTTTCCCATCTCCTTTCGCGCTGACGTTATTATAACACAAAACACAAAATATGTCAATAGGTTTTCGTGAAGTTTTTGAAAAAGTTTGCGGAAGAGGGAGTGTGGTCGAAAATGCGATGAGCAAAAAGCCGGTTTTTCGCGTGCGCGTATTTTAACTCTAGGTTACCGTCGGAGACAACTTTTTCTTTAGACAGGGAAAATATATCTAGATACCAGATATCTTTGTATATTTATATAGCCCCCAAAGTTCGTAGATATCTAAATACTCTATACTTGATACACTATATTTATACCATACACCTGATATATTCTACATACCATGATACATATATACTATTCTGATACATATATATTCAACTTTTCTGCTTCGCAGAAAAGTATATTTAATACATTTATTCTTTTACAAAGAATAGTTGATAATATATACTTTAGAGATAGAACTATAGTTGTTTATTATTAATGTCTTATAATACAACTAGTTCTAATACATAGTAATAGTATAATACATAGTATAAATACATAAATACTAAGTAATATAATATTATATAATACATAATACAATATATACTAAAAGAATAATTAATTATTAAAATATTTTTTAGTATAATATAGTTGTATTATATACTAAAAATTACTTAGGTCCCCGAAGTTTCTTGGGAGAATATGGGGGATGAAACATGACGTACCATTCAGTTTCTTTGCGGATGATTGTGCAAGACTTGAAATCGTCTAGGTTAAAGTTTTCCGGTAGTTGAAGACGGACAGTGCCAATTTTGGACAGGTATAAGCCTTGGTGGGTGAGTTTGAAGCCATATTGGGGGTAGGTAAATGAATTGTATTCCGCCCCCGTTATGTGTTTGGGAGAAGTCGTAGGAATCTTCATGTTGACTGAGAGAAAGAACCGGTTGTATGCCTTGTCAACACGGTAAGCCACATTGTGCAAAACCTGAGAATAAATATTTTTGAGCTTAGGATTTTCTTTTCTCAGTGTCGTGATTAGTTTGGTTTGTTGATTAAGTGTTACATGGATTTTTTGTTGCGTCCAGGAATTTTGCCGGTGATCAATAAGCGTGTTGTAAAGTGCGCAACATTGCTTGAGCCACGAGTTAAAAGTTTTTTCTTGGCTTTTGGTGGGGAAAATTTGGCAGGTGATTGAATCCAAAATGATGACCTCCTTTTTGGATTTTGAGATAATTATAGCGTGGCTGATAAAATCTGTCAATGTTGAAATTGGGCCAAAAAGTGGGGCGATGGGGGATGTGGACGTAAAAACACGAAATAGGAATGAATTTGATAGGTTGACAGATTTGAAAATTTAGGGTAAATTTGGGCGGTGTTGAGCCGGGTTTTTGGAGGGTGAAAAATGGGGGGGGTCCAGGGTAAACGTTACCAATTTTTTCCAGCCCTGAAAGCCTTGGCGCTGTAGCTTCCATTTTTTGGTAATTTCGAAAAAAGGCGTTTTAAGCGGCCTTAAATTTTAGGGTGGTATGATTATACGTCCGGCAAAAGTTAGCGGCCTCAGTCAGACTTTTTTTTAACATTTTTTAAGAATTGGGTTATAAGCATTAATATGCAAAAATCATTAAAAATATGCAATTTTTTGGCAAAATGGAGGCGATTTTGGACAGTTTTAGGGCGTTTTTGGTCATTTTTAGGCAAAAATTAAAGATATCATAAAAGGTGGAATTTTGGGTGGAGGGGCCGAAACGGTTCGGTTGCGGAGGAGCGAACTTATTCTGGTGCTATGAGCAAATTTATTTGGTCAGGTATATTGACATTTATACCGGGGTATGGTATGATACTGGTATGAAATTTTCAGGTTTGGGGGTAAAATTATGTACACCGAACGTGTACAGGAAGTGGAAACGCCTGGGATTGCCAGAAATTTTCTGAAACGCTATGAAAGTGATTGCACCCGGAAGAATTATGAAAGCGATTTGAAAAGGTTTTTTGGTGTGAAAAGTGTGGACGAGATTAGTGAGTGGGCTATTAGGACTGTGAAAGTAAAGGATTGTGTGGAGTATATCGGGAAACTGAGGAATAAAGGGGTTTGTGATAGTACAATTAAGCGGAATATAAGCACTTTGCGGAGTTTTTTGGATTATTGCGTGGACGTGGAAGAAATTTTGAAGAAAAATGTTTGTTGTGAAAAGGTCGTCGGGAAAACAATAGAACTTTGTGAAAAAAAGTACGAAGTCAAGGGCAGAGCGATGGATAGAGTGGAGATAGAAAAGCTGCTGGGAGTGATCGAGAATGTAAAACATAGGACGATGTTCAAGCTGATGTTGTGGACTGGAGTTAGGATTAGCGAGATTTTGAAAATCAAAAAAGAGGATATTGAGTGTGATGATGGGAAGTGGTATTTGAAAATTGAGGGTAAGGGTAGAAAAGTGAGGACGTTGCAGATAAGAGAGGATTTGGCGAAGGAATTGATGTGTTTTGCAAATGAGGGGGTGATTTTTAGATATAGTGATGATGCTGTGAATAAGATGTTAAAGAAATATGCGAAGAAAGCTGGGGTTGAAGTTGTAAAGTGCCATGATTTAAGGCGAACAGTGATAACGGGGTTGATAAAAAATGGGATGTCTTTGGACAAAGTGAGGCGTTATGTGGGGCATGCGAGTTTGAGGACAACAGAGAGGTACTTTAGAGATTATGAGGATATGAGGAAAAATGAAGCATGTGAATATATAAATTGGGTGTAGGGCTGGAAAGGCCCTATTTTTTTTGAATAAGTGTTGTAAATGTGGAATTGTGAATAGTTTGGTGAAAATGTGAAGGTTAATTTTTTGAAAAAATTTGGTGAAAAATGTGTTTTTGGGGGTGGGTGAGGGAGGGGTTTAGGGTCAGAATGAGAGAGTGCTGTGGGGTCAGTAGTCCAGGACCCGCTGACAAATTCTGGAAAATAGCCCGGGTTCTTACAATCGCCATCTGCCGGACAAAAAGACAACAATTAAGTTAGCGCGTTATAATGTCGTAATTATACCCGACATATATTAACAATTAAAATTTATTTGGTTTTTTTGAGTGCAAGGTTGATAATTTGCACTTATTTTTTTTGTTTTGGCTTGCAAAGATTGAATTTGAAGCTAACATAACAATATCACTATAAATTCAATAATTGAATTTGTTGGTTGGCAAAATTTGGCTTGTTTTTCGTGAAAATCGCGTTTATCTTTGCGTATGATTGCGAGCTGGTACTTCTTGGTAACATAGTCCGGTTTTTACTATTATCCTTTGTTAACATATTAACATATTAATATTTATTAATATGTCTAAATAAGCATATCTCTATATTACCATATCCTCATATACACATATTAATATATTAAAACATATTAATATATCACTCATATTACCATATTCTAATATATTAATCTCTCCAACCAGCCATTTTCCACAATCACCCATGCTACCCATCAATCCCACATAAAACCACATAAAACCACACAATCCAACATTCTCCAAAATTGCACAAATACTAAAAATTTGTGTAATTCTCCAACCATGAAAGAACTTGCACATATCACTATGAAAAATCTTGCATACTTCCATAACCAACCAAATTCCCAACGACCTTCCTAACGTAACAATGTTACACTACCGATCCACATCGTACCATCATTAAAGTGTAAAGCTAATTTTGTCATTGTCTGCCATAATATATTCTCTTTTGTAATCTTGTCACCAACTCCCATGGTAATCTCTCCCATGTAAATATCTAGGATTTTCCCATCCCTGCCACGCCATCCATTCCTCATTCCTGGCCTTCTCCTGGCGTCCCATTCCTCTGGCCATCCTCTTCGGGGCCGCCTTTTCCATCTTTCGGAAATCTCTGTCATTTTCTAGGCGACGAAATCTCTGAATCCCTTGCGTCCGTAAGTCTCCCGCCCACGTCCATATAGCGCCCACAAGCGGCCGATCCCAAAACGTCCATATGATGAATCCTAGGCCATATTGCCGCCCCGATCTCCTGGAAAACGGTCTCCCATGCTATTTTTCTATTTGGTTTCATAGCGCGGAGCCAAAGATTCACAAAATAAATATAAAAATATCTCGTGCAAAGAAGGGAAAAAGGGATGGGTGTAGAAATAGAATATAGCAGGAGTTTGGCCTGGCTCAGGCCAAACTACGTAGAAACCGAAATCCTGGTAAAAATACCTGCTTGTGAAAGTTTTTCGGTTTGATATCACAAGCAGGCGCTCTTTGACAAATATGTTAAATTTTGGAACTGAAGGTAGGTTTCCAGGATTTGCCGAATTGCAGTTCCAGAAAATAACATCATGTACCAATTCCCATATACAAATACGTATGAGTACTTTGCTTTCATCATCTCGCCTAATCGCGAGTGATCGGCGGCAAGTACTGCATATTCCCGAGAAAATAAAAGCTCTGTGCGAATCCTGCGGCGAGTGAGTAAGCGATAGTCTATGCAGACAATGCGTAGGCGATAGCCTATATAGGATAGTGCAGAGTGGAAAGGAATGCGGCAAGCTGTATTCGCGCGATACCACCAAAGGCGAATGCGGCAAAAAAGCCAAGTTCCCGTCGATATGCAGGAAACCTTCGATATCGCGCGATCCTGAGATAATGCAGCAAGTATTGCATACGTGCACATATGGTTACCTTTTGGGGAATATTCACGTATTCCCCATACATACATAACTCCAGCCGCCGGGAAAAAGGCGGCAGAAAGGACGTGCTAAGATGAAAAAATGTCTAGTGGAAAGTATTTGTGACGGCGGCAAGAGGTTTTCTGTAATTCAAGGTGTATTCCTGGACGAGGATGGCGAACAAGTAGGTTTGCTTCGTCTAGAAGCAGACTACAACAAAGACAAAGATACGTTTCCTACAGTTCGTTACAGTTGCTTGCATGGCCAAGCAACTGATGAATACGTGGAAAAGCTGGACGAACTAACTGCATTAACCATTCTCTTTTCCGCTATTATAGCGGAAAAGAGAAGTAAGAAAACAAAAATCAATTATCGCCAATGTAATCAGAGCGCCCGGTTCATGTTTTATTGGACCGGGCGCGGAAAACGCGGCCTGAAAGCTGTAAGAACAGCCACCAGCCATTTCATAAACTGGTGGCCGTGCCCCGGATGGCGGCGGGGCCGTGTTTAATGGTGGCTTTAAGCCACCAATACATAAAATTAAAGGAGTGGTGATCATGCTGCATCCGAAAATCGATCCTGATCTCGGCGGTTTCCGCCCCATCGGTAATGCTAACACTAGCATTACCGAAATGGAAGGTGGCAAAATCTTTATCCGGTATGGTAACCGCGAGGTTATCATACCGACAGAACTTGCAGTTGCATTACTGTTGAATGCAACTGCTAACTACCCAAAACAGCCGGTAGAAATTTCACTTACTACGGCATGGAAACAGCATGCCGTCCAGGAGGTGATAGATGTGGATCATGTTTCAAGTTGTGAAATCCTCCGCGCTATCGCGGAAGAGATGCAGGAGAATGGGGAATGGGTAGGCGAATAGCTATTCCCCATTATGGCCGCCTTTCGGCGGCCCATACATAAAAAATAAGGAGGAGTTAATATGGAAATCATTAATTTAACCCCGCATGATGTGGTCTTGGTTCTAGGCGAAGAGAAAGTTGTCTTTCCATCTAGTGGCATTGTCGCTAGATGTAAGACAACGCGCCAAACAGTTAATATTATTAAAGTAAATGGCCGTGATATTGCAATTAACAAAACTATCTTTGGGGAAGTTGAAAACCTTCCCCAACCAAAAGCTGATACTATGTATATCGTTTCTTCTTTGGTCGCACAAGCGGCCAAAGATCGGGATGATTTAATCATCCCTGACGATACCGTTAGGGATGATAAGGGCGCTATAGTTGGTTGTAAAGCTTTTGCGAAAGTATAAAGGCGGCTTTAAGCCGCCAATACATAAAATAAGGAGTGATCAATATGCAGTTTTCCGATTTTGTAACCAAAATGCAATCCTTGCGGCGCCGTTCTGTTCCCGCTATTCGGCGGGAACTGGAGAAGTTCGACAAGGTTTTTGATGTCGCGGATGCCATTGATGCATTGGATCAATTCGAGTATGTCATGAGAGAGGATTTCGACGAATACGACGAGTATCGAGAAGAAAAAGAGGATGCTTGGCAAGAATTCCTGGACGTATTGGACGAACTTCAATACGGCCGGGAACAAGAGGAACTCTACAGTATAGATTAGTTTTTGGTGGTCAATTGACCACCAACTACATAGGGTGCGGCCATAAAAAAGGTGGCGGCCCGAAAGGAGAATGTGATATGTTACGGACACAAACTGCTACCCAAAAAACTTGTGAATACGGGATTCAAAAGGTGGCACTCTACAAGATGATGGCGGCTACAGTTATTGCATTGAACAATTGCAGACAGTACGCAGATACTGAATGGGAACCGCGACATATGGAAAAGCTGGAAAAGTTATTGGATTCTCTGCCGCATGGTTCAGGGATTGACGGGAAATGGGAAGTTATTCTCGATCAATCAAACAGTGATAAGATTGTGTTAAGACAATCCTATCACGTAATGAATGAAAACGGGTTCTATACCGGCTGGATAGATTTTACAGTCATCGTAAAACCAGATTTCATATCTGGTTTCAAACTTAGCATTAAAGGAAAGTTTTCCGACTATAGATGGCAAGGGGAAAGTATTAAGGAATATCTATATGAAATTCTAGATTTCGGATTGCGTGAATTGGTTTAACTATCAGGCCGCCGAAAGGCGGCCTATACATAAATAATAAGGAGTGGTAAAGATGAAAATTAAACACATTGAATTGCTATCTGACGGTAGCTTACCATCTTTTGCATGGCCAGGAGGATATCCTATGTATTATATTGGGAAGGAGGATTATTCAGAACCATATGGTACAGAGTATTTCGTTATCTGCCCGGATTGCGCGAATATCGCAATTCGGGAGAAGGATAGCGAACTCGTTCTGTTAGAAGGAGATATAAATTGGGAAGATCCCGATTTATATTGCGAACTCTGCAGCCATCGTATCCCATCGGCATATGCCGATGAGGATATCGACGAATAATTTTAAGGAGGAGTAATAATGAATGCAAAAGAAGCGTTTCGGCAGGAATATGGGGATTCAAGAAATTTTGTTACACCAAGGATTATTTCCAGGGGCACGATAAGGAAAGGAATGATTTTTTACGAATTGAGTACTGGCAGGGGAATATTTGAAGAAACAAGCTTATTTGGTGTGACAATAGTAAAGTACGATAAGGAAAAAGGAGAAACAGAACGTTTAACTGATTTGTCTCAATGCTTTCATTCACAAGACGAAGCAAAAAAATATATTGACCAACTTAAAAAAGAACTGTAACCAATCATGGGAGGATTTCTCCTCCCATTATACATAAGTAAAAAAAGGAGGAGTAAACATGTCAAAGTTATGCTATGGCAACCCATATACTCATTATGAGTATTCGCGCGAATCCGTCAATAACAAGAATAGGATTTATTCTTGTTATTGGTGCGGATCAAAGCCAAGTACTTTATTTAAATATAACGAAAGAAGGGAAGTATTCTGTAATCGAGATTGTGCTAGGTCGTATTATCTCTAAAAATAAGGAGGAATTACGAAATGGCAACTGTCGAGTGTGAATGCGGCTATGTGTTGCGTTCTTGTGGCATGTCGTCCCATTTACGGGGCGGCGTGCACAAGATGAGAATGACTAGAAAACATTATAGAGAAAAGGGAATGGCGGCCTTGTGGAATTCCACGGGCCGCATGGCAGAGCGGCTGGGAATTCCTGGCACTTGGGATATAGAAAACTATATCCCTGGAATTCCAGGACGTAGCGGCATATACACCTACGGATATTACGTTCGTCAAGATATCGCGGATATCTTGGCTGATGTAAATATTCCTCTCCAGGAGAGAAAAACTCGGGCTCTTTCTCTCCTGTAAATAGTTTTCCCGGCGGCGATAGATTGAAAAATATCTCTTGCCGCCTAATACATATTGAAATCGAAAAATATAATAGGAGTGATGGCATGATTAAAAACGTCATTTTGTTATTGTTTATAAATGGTTTTATAGACGAAAGCGAACTAAGATTTTTCTTAAGGAGTGGAAAAAATGACGCTTACTATTCATGCGAGGAAGAGAATGATAGAGAGAGGTATCACGGAAAAGGAAATCTGGTCTTGCTTAGAAAAAGGCCAGATGGTAATAGATGGAAGCACTATTTATTATAAAAATAGCTACCTTGTGGTAGCTATTGAAGAAGGAATTATAAAGACGGTACTTTATAAAGCTACCTTTCATAAAAAATTTGCGCAGTTTAAGGAAAATAGATGGTTTCGGTCTGAGACCGAAGCCATCAGAAAATTTAAAGAAATATACTATAAGGAGGCGATAATATGAATTATTGGGGAATGTTTTTCATTCTGTATCTTTGCATCATTATTCCCGCAGTTATTGTTTATATTGAAAGGAGAGGATAAAATGATTCAAAAAACGTCCTGCAGTAATTGTCAGTATCTTATTGAGGATACTATAAACAATTTTCTAACTTGTACCAAGGAATTAACCAATATAATTTCATATACAGTTTTTCTCCTCATATACAGAGGAGAAAAACAAAACTGCAAGTATTACAAAAGAAAGAGAAAAACCTTGACATAGATCGTTCTCCTGGTGGACGGCATGTGCCGTCCACATTTTTTTGCCCAAAACTATACTAAACTAGTTCAGTATACATTGCATAAAATCCTCTGTAAGACGTTTTCCCCATGTGCCAGTATGATATACTGGCCTTTTCTTTTTCGTCTATTCTAGGCCATCCTAGCGGCCTTAGAATTGATTTTCACGTCTAGGCCGCCTAGCGTGCCATTTACGGGGCCGCTGACATGGACACGGTACTTTATACGTGCCAGGAGCAGATCAGCCATTCTAGGCCATTCTAGCGGCCTTAGAATAGATTCTCTATCTCCCGCCATCCCATATTCCTATTGCCGGACCGGTCCAGGAAAATTTTTCCCACATAATGGTATTGTAGGACACGAAAAGGGAAAATGTGATATGCTATATACTGGAAGAGAATACTGGCAGAAAATAGGTTTCGCTGCCAGTACTTGGCTATTATATCTTGGACCCAATCCCTGGAAGCCCTGGCAAGCTATGCCACCTAGTCAGGACTGGTAGGTTTTGGGTTGGAAAATTCTGGAAGGGTGATTATATGGTCTAAAAAATGAAAAATGGGCCTATTAACCGGATTTTTCAAGGGTAACAGCCCGGCGAAAAACTCCGGTGGGTAACAGAATTTGCCAATTCTCCAGTGAATTCGGAAATTTCTTGGCAAAGATTCGGCCAAAAATATTTTGTTTAAAAAATATTCCTCATATCAGTCTCCAATTTTCCTGTTGACAATTCTCCTAAAATGTGCTAATCTATCATCGTATATAATTGTTTCAAACTCCATTTGTCCTTAAGGAGATCCCCATTATGAAAATCGTTCGCTTTTCCGATTCCGGATTTATTCCTCAATATCAGGATTATCACCTTCGTTCACTTATATGGCTGTTATTGAATTATTTTTATAATCGACATTTTCCTTTGAATCCAAAGGCACGCGCGATATTTTCATCAAACGATCAATATTTCAAACGACTCGCTCAATTTATCTATGAAAACTAAAAGGATTTTGAATATGGAATTTGGGCCTTCATAGATAGTCATGTGAATAATACTTCGCTTAACCATCTGAAGAATGAGGTTTCTATCTGGAAAGCCGACATCCCGGATCACATTTATGTGTACGATGTTAACTTGGATGAGAAATATCTTATCACCGATAAACGGGCGCAATTCTCTGGATTTTTTATTCCGTCGAAAGAATCTAAATCCCTTTCAAATATCGAGAGAGTCGGATAAATAAATTTTTTGCGCATGGTCGATTTTTCTTATTTTTAAATCTCTATTTTGCTAAGTCTGATTTAATTGCTTCGCATTATTGATGATTCCATTATGTTTTTACTTGATCGTTGCTTCGCATTTTTAATCGGTTTTTCGCATTTTATTTATACCGATCAAATGTTATTTATATGCCGTTTAAACGTTGCGTTTCCGCCGTTTTTATCTCGTGTTTCCATTATTTTTGCATTATCCGTGCATTATCCGCCGGATTATCGCCAAAAAGGAGGGGTTTTATAGTCTTAACTATTCTTATATTCCTTTAACGGCGTTTATCTTTCTTTAACTAACTTTAAGGAGGTATTTTTGTGGACATTTATCAGGAAAAGGGTTATAGGGATCGTAAGCATTATTTGCGTTCTCTAGCGGATAATTATGACGTTCCTTATAAGGTGGTACTTTCTATCGCCGAATTTCTTGGTCCCAATGAGGATTTCGACGGGTTAATTACGGAAATTGAGGACTATATCGAAACTCGTGAAGATGACGATGATTGGGAGGAATGGTAAAAAATTTCAGGAAAAATTTTTGTTCCAGGGTATTGACAGATTCAAAAATATCATGTAAGATTATCATAGAAAAAATTCAAAGGAGGGATTCGAAAATGTCAGCAGAAGTAGAGAGTATGTTTTACGTCAGGCAGACACCCTGGCATGGGTTGGGTGTAAAAGTCGAAGAGGCTCTTACATCAGAAGAGGCTTTGGTGCAGAGCGGATTAAAGTGGCGCGTACTGCCAAAGGCTATCGTTATCGACGGTCATATCGCACATGGCTATGTAGCTAATGTGCGCGAGACAGACGGCAGTATTTTGGGTATAGTATCAGATCGGTATCGGATTGTGCAGAATGATGAGGCGTTTAGTTTTGTTGATCAAATTATCGGCACCGGTACGGTAAAATACGAAACCGCCGGTGCACTGTTCGAGGGCAAAAAGGTATGGATGCTTGCCAGGATGGATGAAGTAAAACTTTTAGATGACACTACCATTCCCTATTTGGTCTTTACAAACGATCATACTGGGAAGGGTAGTGTAAAAGTTGCACTCACCCCTATCCGAGTAGTGTGCAACAATACACTCAATCTAGCGTTGTCGCAAGCTGATCGCTCATGGGCAACGAAACACATGGGCGACATGGAAGCAAAGCGGTTTGAAGCGATGAGAACTCTCAATCTTGCTACCGAATACATGACAAACCTGCAAGAAGAAGCAGAGAATTTGGCAAGGGTTGTAGTCTCAGATAAGATGTTCACGGAAATCGTGGAAGAAATATTCCCACTTCCCGCGAACGCTAAGAGCGACAGGAAAATTGTCAATATTCAAGACTATCGTGCCGAAGTGAAGTTTCGGTATGAGATGGCCCCGGATTTGCAAAAATATCGGGGAACAGGTTGGGCAGTTATCAACGCGGTAAGTGACTTTGTAAGTCACTCTGCACCGAAGCGTAGAAGTGCAAGCTTCGCTGAAAATCGGTTTGCTAACATTATAGAAGGAGACAAATTGATTGATAAGACTTATTCCCTCCTGAAAGCTGCATAATTTAACCCCTGTTTCCGGTCAGGGTTACCAAAACCGGGTACATACAAATTAAGAATAAGGAGTTGTTGTAATGGAAAATGTAAATCCGCATCTAAAGCATTGGAAGTATATTAGAGGCTATACGGGCTATTCCCGGTTTCGGGCGGAATGTTACAGTTTTGATGTGGGTAGGTTGTCTTGCGTTGGGAAATATGGTCAACAGGAGGAATGGACAGTTCTTTGCCATAAGGCAACCAAGAAGCTGGTTGTCATAGGTGAAGAACAGCGTGAAGGGTTTTATACGATCAAGTATCCGGTATATCAGGTAATTGATACAAGTAACATAAAATGGTCCCAATCGAAAAAGGTTGCTCCCATAGCGGAGCAATATGGAAAGAAAGTCATTCAAACGAGAGAAAGACTTTCTCTATGGGAAGTTAATATGGGACTTAAGCAACCGAATGTAAAAACTAGAATATATTAGGAGGTAGTAAAAATGAAAGCAGAAGTGCTAATTAAAAACTTAAAAGTGATTGGGGTGGAAGATCCCCAAAAATGCGCAGCTCAAATGCTGCGCAACAAAAAGGTTATTATTGGGGGGTCACATACACGTCCCCTACAAGCTTTCGCATTGCGTGAATGCGGCGCGAAATTGAATCCTAGTGGTCGGTCTGTTACAGTCGATGTTACTCGTCTTTTAGACAAGTTTGAGGACCCCTACAAGTTTTATAATGGTACTAATAGTCACAATCATGTTACCTTTGAGAAAGTGATTAGTATTCTTCTGGAACCTCAGCCGTGGGAGAAAGGGGAATAATAATTCATGACGGTAGAGGAAAAAAGAATCTTCGATTTATACAACAAGAGTGGATGGTGCGCTTTTCATTATCCGAGAAGAAAGCAGATATCATTAGACGGTCATCCAAGGATTCCAGAGAAGCAGGCAATTAAGGAGATGAGAGAAACGCTAAAGATGAAAGGATTTTTAGTAAATAACTCTTTTTGAACAGGGCGGTTACATTCAGGCGTGGAGAATCGAAGAATAATCAGCCCGATAAGTGGCGAAAGGAGAGAAGAAAAATGATCGAGTGGGAAAAGGGCGGGTTGGATGGATGGGAGATACAAGTTGTTTATTGGAAGGATGGGTTCGTAGTCGAAGAGACGGCTAGGATTTACCATCCTGGCCACAAGGCGACACCAGTTTACTTGGAAAAGTTCGACAAGGAGTTTGGCCTTGTCGAGAAGAGAATCCGAAATGCAAAGTCAGGTGAAACGATATATGTTCAGGATTCGCATAATCCAGAACTCATTGCTCGTGTCACTTTTGAAAGTGACAGAGCTAAAATTCTAAATAAGGAGTGGGAGGACGATGACATCGTTTCGATAGAAAAAGGGAAAGCTTTCCTCATGGAACTAATGGAAAATCTGAAAAAGCAAGCGAAAATCGCTTGCTTGGAAAGAAAAGAATTTTGGGAGGTGGAAGTTGAATAAGCGAATTGGCGGCCAAATGGCCGTCATACATAGCCCAGCCACCGGGCGAAAGGTGGCGGAAAGGATGAATGAAAAATGAACAAAAATATAGTACCCGTGTATCATGTAAATTGCCCGAATTGTGGGTGTGAGGTGACATTGTATGCTATCCATTACGGTCCTTATGCGTTTGGTGAATGTATGCATTGTCGCGCTCTGATCGACGCAGCACGGGATACACGTTATGATGGCATTAAAAGGCATTGGATTTCCACCAATGCGCAAGGGCATTGGTATGACTTGAGTCGCAAAGCGGCTCAAGAGGAATAGTCAGCTACCGGGAGCATATCCCGGTGTACATAACCTGGCCGCCAGGTAACAAAAACGGGGCGCAGAAAGGAGAAAATACCATGAGAACCGAATACCTGCAAGGAGAAGAAGCAAGAGAATTTATAGAGACGTGGTATTGTGAGTCTTGCCTGAAACCAGCTAGGTCATGGGCCGAGCGCGATAGATATGGAAATTTAGAAGTTTCCGGTATGTATGATCAAAGAGGGGATTTAATAGGTTTCCTATGTCAGGCATGTGCAAAGCTACGTTACTAAATGAAGAAGTTACAATTATAGCTAGGGACGGTGACAAACTACCGGCCCCTGAAGGCTATACTGTACAAGGTGTATCAGGTTTTGTACCTAAAGAAGAAGTATGCTACATTGTGGTTGCCAATGGTGGTACTAGCGTACAATTGATAACAATGATAAAAAAGCTCGTGGTGAACAATTGCAAGTTTAGCGTTTGGGACATACAGCGCGAAGGCGCGGTTGAATTGTGGGTTATCTAAATTTGGCCCTTTGGAGCCATACATACATAAATTCATAAAAGGAGAGAAAAATATGAACACGTTGCGCAAAGAAACATTGATCGGAAAGGATTACGTGCGTAAGTGGACATTGTTAGAGGCGGCAAAAGAATTTACTCAGAATCACGTTTTTGCCATTCAGCATTTGGGTGCGAATGGTAAGACATGGCATGATGGTAAATACGCATATTGGGAAGATGACGGTAAAGGTTTTGATGTTTCCGCTCTTCTTTTGGGTGAAGGGAAGCAAAAAGATATCGAAAATGCTCCCGGCGAGAATAGCGAAGGCCAAAAATTGGCCTTGTTGGTTGCTGCCCGTGAAGAGAAACGGGCAGAAATCGAGATTCCTGGTTACAAGGTAACAGCACAATTAGAACAGGGAAGTCTGCTTTCGGAGGAATTGGTGCTATATATTGCACCAAATGACAGAATCAAAGGGACTCGTTTCGTATTGGAATGCGACAAAGAAACTTACCAAAATGCGATTAATCATTTTGGCTATTTGTGCGTGTCTCCAGAGAAGCGTAACGTGTTTTCGCAACCGTCTCTGATTGATGACGGAGGGGGTAACATATATATTAACGGGGTCAGGATCGACGAAAAATTTAAGAGTATATTTAGTTATAATTTAACAGGCAAGAATTTATCTAATCGTGATAGGAATGCGATCAGTCACGGTACAATCAATTACGAAATTTGGAAGCAGGTTTTGCAGTACGAAACAAGAACAGATAGGATTAAGAAAATTCTATCTGCAACAAACGATTCGGTTATCGAAACGTATTGTGTGTACACGGATTTAATTTACCGGAATGTAGATACTTGGAAACGGGCGTCTAAAGAATTGTGGGGTGAAAAGGTATGTTATGCGAGTGGAGGCGAAAGTGACACGAAGGCACGATATAAGAAGTACAAGGTAATTCCTACCCCATCGTGGAGCATGCAGGAATTACTTGAGTCACTCGAAATAAAGTCGAGTGAGCATATTGTGCCGGTAAAACAAAAACACGATTTTGTTTTGTTAAAGGAGTTGACAGGAGAGGAAAGGGATAATATTAAGCGTGCACGCAATTTGATTCAGAAGTACTACACCGACTTGTGGAACCTGCGTTACGTTGAAGATTTGCGTGATGACGCAGGTAACAAGATCAACGGCGAGTGCAACTATTCTGAAGAGTTAATATATCTTGAAAGAGATATTTTAAGTAACTTTAATGAATTATTTAAGACGTTGATCCATGAGGCTGTACATCAGGTGTCTCGGGCGTCTGATTGTACCGCCGATTTTGAGCGTGAATGGGCTAGGGCTTGCCTGGCATTTGCGATGGGCTGCACTCGTACCAGGTGATCGTCTTTGTGAAATAACATTCACAAAGACGATTCAAAAATAGGCTTGACGAGTATGGCAATGGTGTGCTAAAATAATTGTGAAAGGACGGCGATAGAAGTGATTGACAAGCCGATGACGAAGCAACTGAGCTTGCGCTCAATTGCTAAGGGCGTCAAAGAAGGTAAGATTAATTTAGACTTGAGAATTCAAAGGAATAGCGTCTGGAAGCTGGAGCAGAAACAGATGCTCATTGCTTCCATTTTGGAGAATTATGACATACCGTATTTGTACGGTGTTGAATCGTCTGACATATTATACATGTTGGATGGTAAACAGCGTATACTTACGGTATGTTCGTTTTTGCGGGATGAATTTGCGACGCCAGAGGAGTTTGACGACATTGATGAAAAATGGTTGAAAGAGTACGAAGTTTCTATGAAGGACATTTGTGGCAAGAAATTCTCGGAATTGCCACAAGTGATTCAGAGCGAAATTGGGTCACATCCGTTCAATTTCCGGGTGTATAAATCGCTAACCGATGAGCAGGTTCGGAACCTGTTCTATCGGTTGAATCGTGGGACGGCATTGTCTCGCATGGAATTGCTGCGTATTAATTGTGATTTCATGCTTGACGAAATTAGGCAAATTGGCAATATGCCGTTCTTTACAAAATATGCTAATCTGTCTGATACAATGAAGAACGGTTTTATAGACGAGGAAATTATATTGCAAAGCTTGGCTTTGTCTTACTATGATGGTAAGGTAGGGCTTGGCAAAAAGGAAATGGAGAGTTTTATAGAGGATATAAAGCAGTTGAAGGAAACCGATGTAGTAGGTTTCCGGAGAGAAGTTAATTCAGTCATTAACGTGTATGAATACCTTTCTAAGGCATTCGAAAATGCACCTACCGTACACCAAAGTGGAAAGATCAAGGAGTTACGCAAATTGCATATCCCTATTGTAGCATATATAGCAAAAATTGCAATGGAAGACGAAATTGGCGCCAGTAAATTTGGCGCCTGGTGTGCAAATTTCCTGCGCACCAATACGGGGCGTGGAAGTAACACCCCCTATAAATTGGCTTGTGAAGATAAAACTGCAAGTCAGCACAATGTTAGCAAGCGCATAGAATGTATGCTTGCAGACTTTAAGGAGAATATTAATTCGGTTATTACTGGGCCAGTACAAGAAAAGGAAATTGTGCCTGTTTTAGAGATTGAACAAATATATACAGAGGGATAGGTGATTTTTGTGAAGAGAATTCGTTCACCGTGATATATATCGGTTCTAGTGGGTTGGCCGTCAACAGCCCACTTCCAGGAGCAAGGTGCTCCGAAAATAAATAGCCCGTGTTGGGCAAGGAGGGTGACGCGCGGTGCGTCAGGTGATTGAGGGGAAGCTGTATGACACGGAAACGGCGGAATTGATTCATGACTGGTTTAATGGGCGGTATGTAAGTGATTTTAAGTATCGGGAAAAGACATTGTACCGTACCAAAAAAGGAGCATACTTTATTCATCATGTAGGTGGGGCCATGACTGATATGGCCGTGCCTGTAGGAAATGGTATGGGTGGTTCGGAAGCAATAGAACCGATTGACGAAACTACGGCGATTCGATTCTTGGAGTCCCATGGGGGTTCCGAGAAGATACTGGAGCTTTTTCCCGAATATGCTGAAGAAGCATAAGGAGGGATAGCAGTGAGGATTTCCACTATTAAGAGTTTCGATGGTCTCCAGAGATTTGTGTCAGTATCTCGTTTTGGTGGTGATCCGGCGCGTAATTATGATGTGCTGGACGTTAGCCAAAAACTTTGGCAAGCATGGTTTGACGGTGAAGAGGATTTTGAGGCTTATATGGCTGAAAATCCAGATGGTTTCAGGGTGTATCAGGATGGCGATAACTTTCTAGCCGAATGGGAAAGATAGAGTTAAACAATGGTTTGCCCGTTCCATTCAAAAACGGGCATAAATAAACCAAGATAAGGAGAAGAGTTAAGATGACAGCTCGCGAATTTTTGGATTATTGTGGTCTAGCAGATACTCGTGAGAATAGGGCGTTGTTGACATCATACGTGGCCGAAGATGGTATATGGATGAAAAACGGTGGTTTAGTAGATTTTGGTGAATTTCCGGATGCCGATGTTCCTGATTGGTTGCTGCTTTCATCGAATGAACCGGCAGGATTCCAGGAATTTGTTGACGCTAATATCTTTGAGGAGTGATCGTCATGACGAATAGACATTATGATCCTAAATTGCACGAAATTATTAGGGAAAAACTACAGGATCTTTGTCTTAAAGGTGTTAAGAAAAGTCATCTTTATAGCGAACTCAAAAAAGAGTTCGCTGCCCAGTTAGAACAAAAAATTATAAAGTCTTTTGACATCATGTGTTATTTTCAGTTAGCGATGGGAAAAGCGACCAATTTTGATGAGGCGGTTAAGCTCGCGGCATATATTTCTCAGAGAAAAGCAGGTTAAAGGAGGATTTTTAAAGATGAAAGAGTATTATATTCATGCAAGTGATGGGAATGGTGGAACGTTTTATGAGCGCGTTCCAGGTAAAGAAGTGGTAATTGATGATAAATATAGATTCTTTTTGAGAAAAGTAAATTATCTTAAAGAGAAGCCGTGGATTATTACCGAAATGTCAACTGGAGTACACTTAAATATATTTGGGCGTACTCAGAAAAGTGTGATTGAACAAGCTAAAATACTTCTTGCGGAAAATCGTCAAAAATTTGAAGATGCTGTTAAGAAAGCTAGGGAGAAATATGGCTATGTGCCAGATTGGGAACAATCTTAGTTTAGAGAAAGGTGGAGTTATGATGTTGGAGGAATTGAAGAAGGTTTGTGAAGAGTATAAGATCGCGGAAGAACGTCTGTGGGAAAATGTAAGATGTCTTTCCAAACTGATGGCAGATTGTCTGCCGGAAAGATGCCAATTGCCATACGGATATTACGTCAGTTCGCAAGGTAGTATCCGCAATTATGACGATGTGTGGGTAGGAGCTAATTCTCAGGTTGCAAAGGAATTCGCACACGATGTTTGTAATAGCCGGTTGCTGGAGGTAATATGCGAAAATATAAGAAATAATAAGGCGGAAATTAATGAGAAGGCAAATATCCTAGAACAGATGCTGGATGTCAAAAAAGAGGGATTGGGCACCTGATAGGTGCCTGTACATAATAAAATGAAAAGGAGTATTGAGGTAGATATGAAAGGCTTTGAGCTAATTGGTCACGTTTCGATTGAAACAGGTACACTAGTATTAGGAGATCCGTGGTTTTTTGAAAATGATTGGAAAAAAGAAAAGGAATGTTCCCCTACAGGTATGATTCGTTTTTGGGGGGCATCTGCTCCTCAAGCGTTGAAAATTATTAAGAGTGCAGGTTATACAGCTACATTGACTCCTGATACGATTCCCGAAACTTGGTCAGTTATGGTGCCCGGTGAAGAGGTAAATTTATGGGAGGCGAAATTACACCAGACAGGAGTTATGACAACAATTGTATACGATAACAGTACTCTGTCCCATGTTTTTGAAAAAGTAGATAGAACGAATGCGGATATTTTTAAGTTCGATCCGCAGAATGCTAATTCATCTGCAAGATGGGCAGTATGTCGCACGGGTGATGGAGACGGTGTTTATCCGGTGTATGTGCGATATAGAAATGGACGACCGGCAGAAATACGAGTGGTTTTTGATTAGTAATTCTCTTATAAGTAAAAGGTACGAGAAAGGAGAATACAAATGGAAAATACCATTGTCGTAACCCGTCACCCGGCTTTGGTCGCGCTCCTTCAGGAGCGTGGGCTAATCGAAGAAGGCGTGCGTGTCATTCCGCACGCCACCCCGCAGGATGTGCGCGGGAAACATGTTATCGGTATACTTCCACTTTCATTGGCGGCACTAGCTGCTAGTGTTACAGAAATCCCTCTCAATCTTAGTGCCGAGCTCCGGGGAAAAGAACTCGATTTGGAGACTCTTCGGAGGATCGCAGCTGAGCCTGTCACCTACAAAGTAACAGTTGTGCCGTTGCCAACAAAAGCGGCGGTAAAGGAGGAAACAATAACTCTCTTCCGAGAAGTATCGCAAAATGGCAGATGGGGGTTGGCTCTTGTGGGGCCTTCATCTGTCAGTAAACCAGGTATAGAATTGTCGTATTTTGGCCATGTTTGGCTAGATTATACTTTTGAGGAAGCAGGCTCTGCTGCCGGGATAGACATATACCGGTTGGTTCCAGCTCCGGGAATGTTTGTTTTGGTGGCACGTCAAGACATTTACTCTGTTAAAAATTGTCAAGCTGTTCATGTAGATCTCCAGGGAAATGGAGACATTTCTCTGGTTACTGGCGATCCCTCCGCTGCTGTTTGGCGACAATGGAGGGTCAAACGCAGAGGTTCAATCCTCATGCGGTTGGGCGAGGCTGGAAGACCCCGCGAAGTGGAACCGCATGAGGCTATTGCCTTGGGTCTTGGCATCCCAAAGATTACTACCCGGCATATATAACCCGGTTGCCAGGGCTTTAGCCTTGGCTCATACATATAGCCCGTAGCCGACAAAGAAGGATGGCAGGGGAAAGGAAGGGATGGTTAAAATGAAAGAATATACAACAAAAGAGATAATGGCAGCAATTGCGGTATTAAAGTAGGGGAGTGCTAAGATACGTCCCTTGCTGAAATGTGCCTATAAGTACCTTGAACACGAAGGTTATCCTGTACTTTCAAAGAAAGAACAGATCACGAAAGGATCACGCGACACATATCATAGGCTATTTGCAGCTACTAATCAGCTTGTCAAGGAGATAAAGGATATATTACCAGGCTATGAGTTTCCGGGAATAGATTGCATAGCACTTCCGGATGGTAGAAAACACGGATATTCAATAAACTACGGTTTAAGTTTTGTAGATAAAAGTGAAGACGATGGTGAATATATTTGGACTCAGATTGGCATGGACGTTGATGGGTGTATGGAGTTTGCTGCGGATATTGCTGATGGATGACTAGAGGAGATGTTGTTGGAACTCGATAAACAAGTGCCTGGTTACTTGAAACATCTAAGATCGTTTGGACAATAGAAAAGACATAACTTATTTCCGGCTGGCCGACCGGGTGAAAAACCGGCCTGTACATAAAAAATTGAAAGGGAGATTAACATGCAAGATGTCTTTGAAATTCTTGAAAAAATCGAAAGTACTTCTAGTACATCTGACAAAATTGCAATTCTGCAACGTAACAGGGATAACGAATCTCTGAAGCAAACGTTGCTGTATGCACTCAATCCTTACTATGTCTATGGGATTGGTTCCAAAACTTTCGACGAATATTTTTCCTCTAAAGAAGCAAAATTTCAAAACGTATTTCAACTGCTGGACTATCTAAGACAACACAATACCGGTTCCTTTGCCGAAAAGGAATTGGTTAATAATTTTGTAGATAGTCAGCCGGAAGAATATAAAGATTGGTACAGGCGTATTATTCTCAAGGATTTGAGAATTGGTTGTGACTATAAGACGGTAAATAAGGTGTGGCCCAAACTGATTCCTAGTTTTGAGGTTATGTTGGCATATAGTTATTTCGACTATGAAGATCATGTAAGAGATGAATTTATACTCACGCCGAAGCTAGATGGTGTAAGGGCTATATTGATTAAGGAGAATAATAATATCTCAATCATAAGCCGTCAAGGGAAGCAGTTTGAAGGAATGATCGAGATTGAGAACGAAGCGGAACATCTTTTGAACAATTATGTTTATGACGGTGAATTGATTGCCATTAACGGAAAATCGCTTCATAGTAAGGACTTGTATCGAGAAACTGTTAAGATTACTCAAAGGGATGGTGTCAAAACGGGACTTGAATTTCATGTTTTTGATTGCTTACCTTTGAGTCAATTCCAAAACAAGAAGGCGTATGATCCGTGTATTGAGCGCAAGAGGTTAATACATGATGTCTTTGTGGCGTTTGACAATAAACTGAAATTCCTTAAGGAAGTGCGCATGTTGTATGTGGGTAATGACAAAAGTAAGATAGCGGATTACCTCAAATGGGCTAACACTAATGGAGTAGAAGGGATTATGGTTAATACTGCGGACGGAAAGTATGAGTTTAAGCGTACTAAGGAATTACTTAAAGTCAAATCATTTAAAGAGGCTGACTTGAGGATTATAGGCTTTGAAGAGGGAACAGGAAAGTATGAAGGGATGTTGGGAGCCTTAATGGTAGCGTATAAAGGCAATACCGTTAAGGTTGGTACGGGCTTTTTGGACGAAGATCGCGAAGAAATATGGGATAATCAAGACAAATACATGGGTAAAATTGCAACCATTAAATATTTTGAGGAAAGTAAGAACAGTAAAAATGACGCGCTGTCATTGAGGTTTCCCGTTTTTATGCGGCTAAGAGACGACAAAAATGAGGCTGATTTTTAGGAGGTAATAAAAATGATTGTAGTGATTTTGGAAGACAAGGACGGCAAAGTTTTGGAAGTAGAAAAGATTGAAATTGGTGCAGACGATAATGAAGAAAAAGAAGTGGTTAATTTTTGAGTAACAGGGCGGTTGAAAAAATTTTGCTTGACAAAGGACGCAAGTAGTGATATAGTTATAGGAAAGTAGATAGAAATAAGTGCCGATGTGGTGGAATAGGCAGACACAACGGACTTAAAATCCGTCGATAGCAATATCATGAGGGTTCGAATCCCTCCATCGGCACCAATATTTTTGAAAGGACGATAAAAATGGAATATGTAATTCCTGCTACAGTTTCGATGTTTTTGATTAGTGTGTTACTGCCTAGTCTGGCCAAGATAGTAAATAACATTAGTAAAACAATTAATGGCAAATAGCCAAAAGAGGAGGTGCAAATAAAGATGCAAAAGGTATATTTGACTACAAGTATGGAGGGTGCGGCATGTTGGACTCCCGATATAACCTATGGAATATCTAAAGAAGTAACATCGGTACATTGGCAATTCGGGGGTGCCAATTTGGCATACACGTTATTTATACGCAAAGGGTTATGGCCTGTTCGTATTTTTGAAGGGCAAATATTGGGTGATTTTGAGAGTGATGATGATTTGTTGGTGTTTAAAAAGGTGTTTATAGAAAAGGAATTACCCTTGGCGGATGCTTTTGGACCTAATGGGCAAAAAATTCTAGAACAAATTAATCGGTTGCTGAGTATAGACTTTGGTAAGCCTGGAGCTACTCATGAAGAAATAGGCAATTTAGTAAATAAGCATCTGGAAATACTGAGTCGATTTGGACGAGTGCCAAAGGTAACGTTGGAAGTCATAGACGATCTTGGAGTAGCTGAAGACATATCGGATAAAGTAAAAAACAGCAGAGCATGGAGTAGGGCAATAACAGCAACGTATGAATCGGTAAAGGGTGATAACGATAGAAAACGCGCATATAAGATGGCTAGCGGTGCAACGTGGGACATACTTGCAGAAAGATATTGGATGAGAAGCGGTATGATTATACGACTTTTGATGGACAGTTGCAGTAGTGTGGAATACCTAAGTGCAGAAGATTTGGTAGATTTCCGAAATCCATGGGAACCGCTTGTGAAGATTTGGGAAATGGGAAGAGTTCCTCTTGGTATAGTTGGGAAAAAGTTTTTTGTGTATGAAAAAGGAAAAGGAGAGGAATAATGATGAAATATTTGAGTCTTGGACATTGTGGCAACGAAGAAATGGTGTTTAAGTACGACGAAAAAAGACGTATTCAGGGTAGAGTCCAAAGAAGCATTGACGGCACTATTATCCCTTTATCTAATTTAGATGAAGAAGGGTGTAGAGCAGAATTACTATTCAGAGAAAATATTGATGGTAGTCGGTCAAACTTCGAGTTGTGGATTAATTCTACTAAGAGTATTGTTTTAGATTTGGAAAATGAATTAATAATTTTAGGAAATTGTGGTAGTGTAGGAGTTGGTTTCAAATATAACAATTCAAAATTTTACCTGGACAAGGAAGAAGATGCACGATCTTTTACTCTTGTAGGAAGAATGGTGTGTATAAGTGATTTAAAAAAGAAAGGATGTTTAGCTGTTTTCACGGCAATTGCAGCATATGATAGCAGATGGGACCGCTTTGAGTTATACATTTATCCAACAAATGTTAAGGAGGTTACTAAAGATAATTAAGGGAGTTGTATATAATGTATCAATTACAAACAATAGAAAGTGATGGCATAAAAGTTACATTTAAGACTCCATTAGTTTTTCAACCTATCAAGAAAAAGGGGCGTATTACATTTCAATGGCCCGAACTCGAAATTTATTCTTGGGCTGATACAGCCGAAGAGGCATTTGAAGAATTCAAGTCTGATATAATGTGGGTTTTTATGGAGTATGGTTGCGAGAAAGATGAGGTTTTGAGTTGGGGTGCTCGGATACTCAAAAACTATTTACAGGGAATAGCGGAAGTCACATGTAACAAATCTCAAGAATGATAATGTTTCAGGAGGAATACGAAGTGTTGTTAGATGATCTCGGGATTACTATAGATAATTACAACAAGATGTTAGCAGAAGGATATATTACTGAAAGGAAACATCCCGATAATCCAAAAATTTGTATTGCTAATTATACGCTAAAGGCTTCGTTTGAAAGGCTATGGAATGAGGCGACACTAAATTGCAGAGGATTAATTTTTGATAAGGTAACAAGGCGGATAATTTCTCTACCGTTCGCAAAATTCTTCAATCTTGGAGAATACAAGGGCGAAATTCCCGATGAACAGCCCGAAATAACAGTCAAATATGACGGAAGTTTAGGCATAAGTTATCGCCTGGATAATAAAATATTTTGGGCAACTCGGGGCAGTTTCGAGTCTGAGCAGGCTAAAATCGCTCAAGAAATTTGGAACGAAAAATATTGGAACAAAAATATTCCTGCGGATATAACACTTTTGGTTGAGATCATACATCCCCTAACAAAGGTTGTAGTCAACTATAATTTTGTTGATCTCATTTTGATTGGTGCGCGAGATAGTAACAACGGATACGATTTCTCGTATGAGGAATTGTGTGAATTGGCGCGTGATATGGAGATGCCTGTAACGGAAAAAGTTGAAGCTAATATTGATGAAATAGTAAAGAAATGTGTAACCTTGGACAGTCAAGAAGAAGGGTTTGTTTTAAGATGGAGCGATGGATTTAGGATTAAAGTAAAGAGTGCCGAATACCAAAAGGTGCATAAAATTGTGTGTGGGTTGTCGGATAAAGCTATCGCAGAGGCATGGAAGGATGAAAAGATTGCCGATTTGATAACAAAGTTACCCGAAGAATTTAGAATTGAGATTGAAGATAAGACATCTCAATTAAATTCAGTTTTACGGTTAGAGATAGAAAAGGTAAGAAAAATATATGAAGAAATCAAAGATAAAAATCGAAAGGAGTTTGCATTGTATGTAATGGCAAATTGCCCCGAATACAGTAAACATCTATTTTTGATGCTAGACAATAAACTTAAAGTAGAACATTTTCGCCAGACAATTGCACGAGACTATGCGAAGTATCTGGAAGGTAGTAAAAAAGAAAATTGTGAAATATGAACGGAGGGATAGATAATGCCAACTGTAACAATGTTGTGTGGGCTTCCTGGATCAGGAAAGAGTTACTATGCTGATAATGTTGTCAAAGAGAGTAACAATATTGTCAAATTATCTTCTGACGATTTGCGTCTGGAGTTATATGGCGATGTCAATGATCAGACACATAACGGTGAAGTGTTTGCAGTCCTTTATGGAAGAGCGCGTCAATTGCTTGAGAACAATGTTAATGTGATTATTGATGCCACAAATTTAAATAGAAGTAAAAGAATAGACTTTGTTAGAATGTTTAAAAGGTTTTATAAGGAAATTGTATACTTCTATTGTCCTTATGACGTATCTTATACTAGGAATTTTACAAGAGAAAGAGTTGTTCCTGAAGATGTTTTTGATAGAATGTACAAAAATGCACATGTGCCATCATATCTAGAAGGATGGGATAGTGTTGAGGGTGTGGGTTTAGATAGTTTTAGGGGTACTAATCTAAACATTAATACTTTAATGAGTTATGATGAATTTGAGGAATATGTATTGCACCGTTTTCATGAATTGTATTTGATGATTGACTTTCCACAAGATTCTAAACATCATACGCTTTCATTGAGTCGTCATACTTATTATGTATATAAGGATGTTTTTGAGAGCTATTACAACGTTGATAGACAAGCGATGATTCTTGCGGCTATAATGCACGATATTGGCAAACCATATTGTAAATCATTCAATGAGGGCGATAAGTATGCGCATTACTATCAACACGAGAATGTGTCGGCGCAATTGGCTTATAGGATATTACGTATGATGGATTATGAGATTAAAGATACATTGATGGTAACAGACATAATACAACTTCATATGTGGGCATTAAATGTTCTAAATGGGGGAAATAGTAAAAAATTAAAGAGTTATGTGGGTGAAGATATGTTTGAGAAATTAATGTTTTTTGCTAAGTGTGACCAAAATGCAAAATAATATTACAGGAGGCGAAGGCAATAAAAGTAGTAAGCATAATTGAGGACGATAAGCTAAACAAAAAATTGTATACTGTAAAGGAATGTTCGTTAATGGAGGCCAAGGAGATATGTAAGAATAAACATTATTTGCATAGGGTTCCCCACATAGTAGTGAATTATGGCCTTTATAGGAATGATTTACTATTGGGAATTATTACTTTTGGAATACCGCCAAACCGGAATTTGATGGAAATATGTGGTGAAAAATATAAGAACGCTGTATTAGAATTGAACAGGCTGTGGTGTTATGATATTGCACCGAGAAATGCTGAGAGTTTTCTTATATCTCAAGGGATAAAATTACTAAAAGTAGATAAACCAAATATCAAAATTTTAATATCGTTTGCGGATACGCGAGAAGGTCATTTAGGATATATTTATCAGGCATCAAATTGGTATTTTACAGGATACTCAATTCCAGGTGGTGGCAATATCTTAATTAATGGCGAAGAACATCATCCAAAGTCATTATATAATAAATATGGTACGAGTGACATAAATAAACTAAAGGAAATATTGAATACAGAGAATATCCTTTATCGACCACGAAGCAAGAAATGTAGATATGTTTACTTTATAGGTAACAAAAAAGAGAATCGAGAGTTAAGACGACTATGTAAATATCCTATATATGATAAGTATCCCAAAGAATTACCTATTGATCCGGAATATAAGTCAAAACAAAAAATTGGTGAAAATCAACAAATAAGAAAGGCGAATTTAGTCAATGAACGTTGAATCTTGGATTGAGCAACGAACGATTTTGAAAGTATATCGTGGCAGTTATGCTTATGGTATGAGTCATACAGATTCTGATGTGGATTTAGGAGCGGTCTGTATTCCACCTAGAGATTATATTATTGGATATTATAACTTTGAGCAGTATGAAAGTAAAAACTATACTAACTATCCTCAATACGAAGAAATAAGAAAGCCCGCGGAAATAACCAATTATGGCTTGCACAAGTTTGTAAAGCTTGCAACCAATTGTAATCCCAATATTATTGAGTATCTGTTTGTTGATCCGTCAGACATTATTTATTGTGACGATTTAGGTGCCGACTTGATACAGAATAGACATTTATTTTTGTCTACTAAGGCTAGATCTACCTTTGGAGGTTATGCGTTATCACAACTAAACAAATTGATCTCTAAAGATAAAAGCAACCATAATTCTCACGGTTCGCACAAGGATTTAATTGAGCGTTACGGATATGATACTAAACATGCACAGCACTTAATACGTCTATTGCACATGGGAATAGAAGTATTGACAGAGGGAAATGTTTATGTCAAACGGCCAGATAGAGCGCATTTATTAAGCATCCGCTATGGGGGTTATACATTGGATGACATCAAAAAAGAAGCTGATGAGTTATTCAAAAAACTTGAGGATGCGTATAAAAACTCTAGGTTACCTGAATCACCAAACGTAGAAAAAATAAATAAACTGCTTATAGATATGACACTCAGGGAGCTTGAAAAGTGGAAATAAAGATACCACCATATGTGAAGGATATAATGATGGTTTTGATGCAGCATGGATACGAAGCATATGTAGTAGGTGGTTGTGTCAGAGACTCAATATTGGGGCGCGAGCCTCACGATTGGGATGTGTGCACTAATGCACTCCCGCAAGAAGTACAAAAGATGTTTAATCATACTGTTCTACTTGGAATTAAGTATGGAACGGTAGGAGTGGTTAATAACGATAAATGTGTAGAAGTGACCACTTATAGAAATGACGGTAGATATACTGATAATGTGAAGTATATGAAGACATTAAAATCCGACTTGGCACGTAGAGACTTTACGATAAATGCTATTGTTGCAGATGTAACAGGCAACGTAAGGAATCGGAAGAATGTAGGCGACATTAAAAGGAAGCTGGTTAAATGTGTAGAGAACGCTGACAAACGTTTTGCAGAAGATCCCCTCCGTATGTTGCGTGCCATTCGCTTTGCAGCAGATTTGGATTTCAGTATTGAGTTTGAAACGTGGAAAAGTATTAAGAGAAATCGTGACTCATTAAAGAAAGTATCAATAGAAAGAATTCGTGATGAATTAAGTCGGATCATTCTTTCCAAAAATGCTGATTATGGCATATCTCTGTTTGAAGAATCATGGTTAAATGAAGCGGTGGAAATACCGAAAAGAGTGCCGCAATTGAACATAAGCTTAAATTGCGTAGAAAATGACTTGGTAAGTAGATGGGGTGCTTACGTGTGGCAGTTATATTATGAAACTGTATATAAGGTTATATTGATCAACAAGTTTAAATTCTCGAAAAGAATGAGCGAATCGGTAACGAAAATTATTACAGAGCTGAATATCTTGAATTCATGTCAGATTGACTATATTTCAGAAAACGATATCAAAGAAATGATAGCTTTGTTTGGGAAAGAAGACACTTCACGGATTATTGGTTTATTGAACATACTACATTCAGATTCGATTTACAAGACTAAGGTCAAAGAGATAAAAGACACTTACTTTCGAATTCTTGCCGAGAAAATGCCAATTACGAGAAAAGACTTGGCAATCAATGGTAATGACTTAATCGGACTTGGAATGAAGGGAGAGACAATTGGTAAGACATTGAATGGGCTAACAGAGCTAATATGGGAACATCCAGAATGGAACACGAGAGAGTGTTTGTTTAAATTGGTTAAATAGTGTATTGTTAGATTTGCTAGAGGCAGGTTGTCAAATTGAAGAAGTTAGTAATTGTGATCATAACATGTGCTACAATACTAATCGCATTGCCTAAAGCTACAGCTATGCAAAAACTAGCATATAGCAGAGCGCAATCTCATATAGTTACAGAAGCAATGATATACGATATTCCTTTGCAAAAAGAATATCAGGCGTACATTTACTATATGTGCAAAAAATACAATGTATCATTTGAACTTGCTTTAAGCGTGGCTCATACAGAAAGTTGGTTTAACCCAAAAAAAGAATCAAATACTGGAGATGTGGGATTATTTCAAATTAACAAAATAACTGTCGAAAAAATATCGAGAGGAATTAACCGGAGAATTGACCCATATAATATATGGGATAACATTAACGGGGGCGTTTGGTATTTAGGTTACCTCCAAAACTACTGGAGTAGGCAGGGCTATCGTAGCAAGAGATTGGAGGAACTAACGTTGATATCTTACAATCGCGGGATAAGGGGGACGTATCAGTACATGAAGGAAAAAGATATAACCGAAAACGGTTATGCTACAGAGGCTCTAAAATATAAGAAATTTTTACAAAAACAAAAGAAAAATATTTTAGAAAGAATTTAGCCTAGCTAGTTAGTTAATTCTCAAATTAAAAATTGTCTTAGGAATAGGTTGTAAAGTGTTGACAAATCCTCAGAGTTTTGCTATGCTTAACGGGTAAGTTAAGTATAGCAAAGGACGGTAAGCTGGTATGTATGTAAGATATGATTCTACAGAACAGACAAAGGGAAAGGTAGAAACCAACGAGAAACTCCAAAATTACAAAAAGTTATTTCAGGGATTTTTTAGCCAAAATGTGCGCGAAAAGAAAACGTATTTTAGCCTACTGGAAAAGATAAGTAACTATCCAAAGTATTTGTGGAATTGGAACAATCATGACTTGAACAATTTCCTGTTGACAATGAAAACTATATCACCACATTCGATTAATAAAATTGTTCAGCAGGTAAGAGACTTACAGAGATATGCGTGTAACAAATTAGGGATGTCGTGCCAGCCGTTACAATTATTGTATGACCAATTGGGATACATTGACTTGGAGGCATTATTGGAAGTAACTATTTCAGAGCGCGAATATCGGGCTCTTCGTAACCTACTAATAGAGCAATTACCGGATGGTAGGGAAAGTAACTATAGAGACGTAGTAATATTAGAGTTAGCGTGGCATTTGTTGACCACTAGTGAAATCAAGTACCTAAAGGTATCGGATATAAAGGAGGAAGATGGTCGTATACAGTTAAATTTAAAGAATAGGGTGGTGACAATCAGTGATCCTATGGTGGTAAGTGACATTAAAAAAGCCATAGGAGAAAGTGAATATTTTGTGCCTGACAGGAGTGGACTTGGGAAAGCGAACAAAGTTATGCGGTTGAAAGATTCTCCATATCTTATTCGTCCTGTGGAGACTAGAGCAGGGCGAAGTGAAACGTGCTCCAATCCTAGTGACATGCTCCGCAGAGTTTTTGAAGGACTAAACGTCGAATTTTACGGGATAAATTTAGCTGGACTTACTGTGGAAGCAATTAATAGAAGTAGGAAAATCGAGTTACTGAAACGCATTGATATCAAAGTGGAAGATATCATGCGTATGACTGGTAGACGTAGTGATGCTGATTTATATTGGTTGAAAGAAATTGCCAAAATTATTAAAGAAATGGAGAATGAAAAAGAAGGGATTTCGACATAAAACGACAATATTTTACTTGACAATGGAGTTTGGCTGGTGTAAAATGTAGAAAAAATAGGAGGACGGCACGTGAAAGGTTGCAACAAAAGCGGGGTCGGCGTATTGGAACAACAGGCAACCCGTCTGCGCAATCACGTGGTTAGGCGTAACAGGGTGTTAAGGAATTGTGATCCGGTTCCTCCAGACGAATTAGCAATGGTGGAAGAAGCCATCCATAGAAAATTCAATAACCGAAATTATAGCGTAAGGAAGGAGGTACAAATCATATATTACTACTGTGCTGACCTGGAAAGTTTTCGTAAGGAAATATATGAATTAATTAGCATTTCTAACTCGTTGCCCGATTTTGTCAGTAGCGCCAAAAGGACACTTGACAAACTGCAAAATATATGATATAATGTGCCCACATCGCTTAGAGGAGGGTGAATTATGGAATTCCAGCCACATCGTAGTTTCTTCAGGGTGCGTGGAATTTTGGCAAAAGGGGACGATATTGCAAAAGAAGGGGTAAATAGCGCGGGCGTGCCGTACCGTAGCGTACATGTTGGGGTGCGTACATCCCCGACACAAATTGTGTATTGTGATTGTTACGGCACTCTCCCTGAGAGGGTGTATGCATGGGACCAAGCGAATAAGAGGACTGTTGCACTTAAATATGGAATGGCCGTTCCTGCGGGGTGCAGGTTGATTAAGCCCGCATGGGACGTGATCCAAGATGTGTATGATATGCCTCATGGGTCGTCTGTGGTAATTGGAGGTGAAATCAATTATAGGGAATGGAACGATAAGACTATTGCAAAGTTAACTATTAAAAATGTATATCCGGCCAGTAAGCCCGTCGATTTTGACTCTCCCGATTTTAAGGAAGATGCCATTTTTTCCCAAGAGATGGTACTTCAATCAACGAACTATGACAAATCATCGCAAAAAATCTATCTATACGCCTGGGTGTTTCAAAGACATGGCAGGGAACTACCTGACATCTATTCTTATTTGTTCACAGTTTATCCAGAAAAAAATAGTGCCTTTGGAAAGAAGATTTTAACCTTATCCGTAGGCGATGCTTTTAAAGCAAATGGTCGTATTAGGAACATGGTTAGTTTGGATACCATGAGTGAACAAAATGAATGGGGTGAGAATACAGTTACTATCAAGCAACACATTAGTGAATACGAAATTACCGGAATTTCTCCTGAGTCTTATCGGCCAAAGGCATACAAAGAACAAGCAATACTAGAAGCTATAGCAGGGAAAAAGAAGAATGTGAGTCCATTGTTTGAAGATGTTATTCAAAATGAATCGAAGAATGTAAATAATGATGACGAACTCCCATTTTAATTGAAAGATATTTTAGGAGGTGGCTAAATGGCTTTCACAAGGCCGGAAAAGCTGTGCGAAGGTGTAAGAATACTAGTGTATGGCGAATCAGGATCGGGTAAAACTCCATTCGCCTTGACGTTCCCCAGTCAGGCGTTAATAGACGCCGATTCCAGCGCAACCTTTTACAAGAACAATAACCAAAATATTTTAGTGATGTCTACATCGGTTTCGGCTAAGGCGATTATGGAAGATCTAAGTGAGCTTGAAGCAGACTCTGAATTATTCAGCCAAGTCAACACAATCGTTATAGATTCAATTTCGCGTGTTTATGAGAATCTGCAACATGCGGCATTGAAAGTTGTGGAAAATCGGGCAATTAAAAATCAACGTATGGTTGAAGCGGAAGGCTTGAGTCCCAAAGAATGGGGTATTATCAAGTTAGTTTATGACAGGCTTATCGGAAAATTATTTGAGTATAGTAAGATGGGCAAAAACATTGTCATTGTGGCTGAAGGAAAGGACGAGAAGGAACCTGTAAAACAACCAGATGGTACAGTCACGTTCGTCACCGTTGGAACCACGTATAATTCAAGTAAGGGTGCCGAATATGATTTTGACGTAGTGTTGCAATTCTCGAAAAACAAGGACGGAAGCAGTATAGCAAGGGTTATAAAAGATCGTACAATGACTTTCACGCCTAATAACGTCATTGAGATGGCGACATATGAGCATTGGAAAGACAGCATTTTACAAGCCAATACGGGCCGTGTGCGCTCCCGCGAAGAAATTGAGAAACTTGACTCTGTTATTGATAAGGATGCTAACGAGTTTAAAGCAGGAGGCGGTAAACTAGAGGAAATCGTTACAAGTATTAAGGAAGTAGCTCGTCAAAAAATGAAGGAGGGTGTACCTAAAGATAAACTCGTAGCAATAGTCGGGGCGTCACTTGATTATAGTAGCCTGCAAGAAGCTGAAAATGTACTGAATAAGCTGAAATCATTGAAAGGATAGTGAAATTAATGGCAGAAATTACGTGCTACGTATACGAGTGCAAGTACAATGAAGACGGCTATTGTACATTAAGGAGTGTTTTTGTAGATTCTACGGGGTTGTGTAGCTCATTAGTAGAGATGTTATACGGAGAGTGACTGTGATTGAAAAATATTTTAGTCTGTGGTCGAGCGGGAGTCGGGAAAGATACGTTCGCTGGTAGAGTATGTAAATGGTATGGCTACACTTCCTTTGCATTTGCTGATGGGATATACGCGATAGCGAAGGAATATTTTGGAATGGGTAAAAAGAATAGAAAGCTTTTGCAGTTAATTGGCGAAAAGTTAAGAGAGATCGACCCTTATGTATGGATCAATTATACTTTTAACAACGTGAAGGCTTTGGGCTTGCCTGCTGTGATTTCAGATTGTCGAAAGATTGAGGAGTATGAAAGAGGTGTGCAGGAGGGATTTGTACCAGTAAAGATTGTGTGCGATAAAGAAATTGCTATTGAACGGATAGTTAAGAGGGATGGTCATTGCGATGTAGGTTTGCTAGATGCCCCCGTGGAAACGGGGGCTGATTCCCTCAATATTTATACGATTGTAAATAATGGAACGCTTGAGGAGTTTGAAAAGGAGATTGATAGATTTGTTGAATTGTACTGTTACTGCTAGCGATATCATTGATCATCTTAATAATAGTAGAGTATTATTTATTCCAGTTGTAGAGGGCGAAGTGTATTTGTGGAAATTAGAGAATATATATTTTGTAGGTTTTATGGACGATAGAACCCTATTTTGGAGTGATGATGTTAATTTGGTATATCAATTTATTGATACACTATTGGTCAGAGGTGCTGAATTTCAAATAGTAACAGATTGTACTAATATGGAGTTTGATAGTTATTTTCGCATTCCTCTTAATTAATTGTCGAATGAGGTGATTAAATTTGTATACTGTTACTGAAGTTGTTCGTTATTTGGATGATGGTAGTGTGTTATGTATCTCTGCGTGGAATGATGAGGCATATCTTTGGAAATTTGGTGATAGCTATTTTATTGCCATTATGAGTGATCCGATGACATATCGGACTGACGATGTCAATAAGTTATATGGAATTGTCAGTGATTTTCTGGTCAATGGTGCCGAGCTTCAAATAGTAAAAGAGTGTACCGCTGATGAATTATATAGTTGTATTTTTCCTAAATTACTAAATTAGAGAGAGTGTACACTATGTTCAGAGATATTTTTCAAGGAATAAAAAATCTCAAAGAATTTTTACCTGTTATTTGGTGCGATAGAGATTGGGACGACTGGTATATTTATAGATTATTATATGTTAAGTTAAAAAAGATGGAAAAATTCTTTGAAAAGTCAAATTGGTTAAATGAAATTGATAATGATCAAATTTCTAGTGAAATCAAAGATGCAGTTACATTGTGCGAAAAGGTTATTAAAGGTGACAGATATGATATTGTAGGAACGGATGAAAGTATTAGCCTTGTAAATATTTATGAAAATGAAAGTAGTGTAAATAAGTTTTGGGATTATATCAAAGATCATATAAGCAATTGGTGGGAATAAGGGGGAGTTACAATGTCCAAAGAACAAGATACAACGAATGAAAAACAGAAAAAGCCAAAGGTAAAATATGCTACTTCTGAAGATTGCATTCATTGTGCTAATCAATGTACACGTGGAAAGAATTATTTAGCGAAGTTTCGGCCAGGTAAGATATTTATGGGAGTGGTTTGTGAAAGGGAATGATATTGTGAAATTTTGTCTAGTTAGTAATTTGAGAACGATGGGTAAATGGACTACTTCAGCTAATGAGATTCGTAACTGGGCATACGCTTTAGATGGTGACGTGTACTATGCTGGTGCAATTAAGGACTATTCATATTTCGATCAGTATGATGTTGTGATGATTGAATTGACCACAAATCTTTTTGATGTTGCGATAAATCTTAGAAAGTATAGTAATACTAAATATGTAATAGGCTTAGTGGAAGGTTCAATTTTGCCAGAGGTTGATGAAGATCAATTTACGAAATATATAGAGGTTCTAAATACATTAGACATCATTGGAGTAATTAACGATAAAGCGAAAGATGTTTTGCAACCTTATACATCTAAAAGAGTGGAATTTATAGGCATTCCGTATCCGTTAGAATGGGCGCAACAGAATAACTCAGATACTAAACAAGCAGTAATTGAATTAGGTGCATTATCAATTTCAAGAGGAAGTGTTTATTCTGTTGCGGTGGTTAAAAATTTGCGTTCCCAGTCATGTGTATCGTTAGGTTTTGATTTTGTTGCATATCCTCTAAATAATTCTGAAGTAAAATTTTACAATGATTTAGGATTGGATTATAAATTAGCGCCAATTAAGGAATGGCCCGATTATTATAAAGAGCATTCCCGATATTATATGGGTATTCATTTGGATTCTCGAACCACCTGGGGCAGATTTCCTTTAGACTGTGCTTCGGCATTGATGCCCTGTGTGGGGTCATATGGTAGTTATTCACAGGAAATATTATTTCCTGATATAACGGTAAATTATTGGGAGGTAAAGAAAGCTACGAGATTGGTTCAACAATTAATTTGTGATGACTTGTTTTTTGCATATGTTGTTTCACATGCGCAAGAAAAAATCAAAGAATTTGATATACCAATAATTAGGCAACGTTTTTTGAATCTGCTATAAGGAGTAGTGATTGTGGCTAAGATTTTGATGGTTGGCGATACAGTAACGGCTAATACAGGGTTTGCTAATGTTATCCGTCCCCTTGCATTAGCCTCAGTAAAAGCGGGTCATGAGGTAAAGCAAATAGGTTGGTTTTATAAAGGCGAAAAACATGACTATCCATTTGATATTTTACCTGCGAGCAATTCACAAATGGATTATTATGGTAGTATGGTTACAGAAATAGTGCTTAATGCCTGGGAGCCTGATATTACGTTTGTGTTAGGCGATCCCTGGATGGTGGAATGGTTACCCCTATTGCCTAGTCGCAAAAAAACCAAAGTAGTACATTATTTTCCGGTGGATGGTTACCCTTTCCCAAAAGGTTGGGCAAAATTAGTTGAAGATGTTGATCATCCCGTAGTGTATAGTAAATTCGCTTATGATGAAGTAAAGAAAGTTTGTCCGAAAAAAAATTTAAAGTTAATTTACCATGGTATAGATATTTCTCAGTTTTATCCTGAATCACAAAAGAAAATAGATAAATTTAAAAAGGAAAGTGGGTTACCGTTGAATAAATGGATGTGTGGAGTGGTAGCCCGGAATCAATGGCGCAAGAATTTACCTGCTATATTTAAGGCTTTTGGGGAATTTTGCGTCGATAAAAACGATGTTTTACTTTATGTGCATTCCGTGGTACAGGATATGGGTTGGAATTTAGATAGGCTAATTGAACAGAACAATTTGATAGGAAAAGTGGCATTGATTAGAGAATTAAAGCCTGATCGTGGTGTTAGTGAAGAGGCTATGAGACTTATATATAATATGTGCGATGTAATTACAGTACCTACATTAGGTGAAGGATTTATGTTACCTCTGGCGGAAGCTCATGCTTGTGGTAAACCTGTATTAGTAACAGATTGCTCATGTATTCCAGAAATGACGGTAAGTGAACATGAATTGATAAAACCATGCGCTGAATATGCACCTGCTAACCCCGACAAGGGCTATGCAATTTTTTATAAAATACCGGATCATGACGATTATTTACAGAAGTTGAATTGGTTCTATCATAATCAAGGGGAAGCGAAGGGAATCGGGAAAATGGGTAGAGATTATGTGGTAGATCGGTATAGTATAGATAAGATGGTGAATCAGTTTTTGGATTTGTTTACTTCTATCAAAGAAGGGTCGGTGTAGATTATGGATAGAGTAAGTGGAACATTTTATTGCTTTAGAAAGGAACGTTATAAAAGTGGTATCGAATGTGCTACGCTCCGGCCTGTTAATGATTACGAGCGTTATTGTCCTGGAGAAGTTGAAGTAGTACTTGCTACTGATGAAGTAATTGATATGTTTTCTTTAGGGAAAGAGTATTTCGTAAAGTTTACGCCGAGTCAAATTGACAAAGAGGAAGCTACAAAGGATTTCAAAGAAGAAAAATGACGTTTTATAATGTTTTGGAGTTAGCAAAAAATGCTCTTTCTGCCGTGGAGTGGTGTATTGGAGTAGACGGTAGATGTATAGAACGTAAATCAGAACAATGGTCGTGTCCTCTATGCAATTGGGGTGAAAAGGATGGTCATTCTTCTGACTGTATGATAGGGCAAGCATTAGAGGCGATAGAACAGTATGTTAAGGAAGAAAAATCGTGAAAAGGATAATTCAACGTCAATTGGCGCGAAAAGGATTTTATAATCTTACGACTGAGGAACGTTTAGTACAGAATCAAAAATGTTTTAGGGAATTATTTTGCAGTAGTAAGGGCGATCCAAAAGCGGAAAAAGAGGCGTTATATGATATGAGAACACGGCCATCGCAAGGTAATGTGCCGTTTTACAAGGAAACGATATCTAAAGTGTGTCGAACGAAAGGAGAGTAGAAGTGACGACCGCGAAAAAGCTACGTAGCCCTATACAGTGGGTAGGGGGCAAAGGTCTAATGGTAACCAAATTGCTGTCACTTGTACCACCACACAAAATCTATGTCGAGGTATTTGGTGGAGGAGCGAGCCTTTTATTTGGGAAAACCCCATCTCCGGTAGAAGTATATAACGATCTGGATAGCGGTCTGGTTAATTTTTTTCGTGTGTTACGCGATCCAGAAATGTTCGCTAAATTCCATTCTCTGGTTTCTCTTACTCCTTATAGTCGAGAGGAATATAACTTGTGTCGTGCTAGTTGGGAAGAGTGTGATGACGAGATTATACGTGCCTATCGGTGGTTTGTAGTTGCGAGAATGAGTTTTGGTGGTCATTTCGCACACAGTTGGGGCAACGTAGTCACCACAAGTTGTCGTGGAATGGCTTCAACCTGCTCACAATGGCTTTCTACCATTGATATGCTTCCATTAATTCACGAACGGTTGATGCGCGTACAAATCGAAAATGCGGATTTTAGGAACATTTTAACACGGTACGACACGCCAGATGCTTTAATTTATTGCGATCCTCCCTATGTACCAGACACACGCAGAGATGGAAGGTATAAGCATGAAATGTCATTGCAGGATCATAGTGAGCTAGTGGAAATTCTGCTGAAAGTAAAGGCGATGGTGATTCTTTCTGGTTATCGCCACTCTATTCATACACAACTCGAACAGGCCGGATGGGAGCGAAAGGATTATGAGACATCGTGCCATGCGGCGGCGAGAACACGGGCAAGTGGTATCTTAGGCAATGGTTCAGGTAAGAGGATGCAACCACGGGTAGAAAGTGTCTGGATCAACCCGCAAGCACAAAAGGCAATGCCAAAGGAAATGTAACGCAATTAGCACCTTTTTCTCGTTTCGGTTTCCAATTTTATTAAATTGTTATCCAGGAATGATAGTAGAAATGTTAATATATTAACAATTACATTGTGAAAGGAGAGTAATTAAATGGTGTCGCTGGAAAGCTACAATCGGTTTGCGAAGGAAGTGCATGAGACATTTTCTGTTATGGCGGAAGCGCAGGAACAAGGACGGCGTGAAAAGACCATGGCATTAGGCGAACGCGAAGCTGAACGGCAACGTAGGCTTACGGAGGAGTATGACTGGCGCGGGTTTGAGTTGAGAAGGAAGAAACCAGTACAGATTGACGAAGACTAATCCACAATATTAGGTTGATAAAAGGAGGAAGACAAAATGATGGGAAAATGTATAACTACTGAAGATATCGAAACAATCAAAGGTATAGTACGTAAAGAGATACCGATAGCGGCTGATGATCTTAAAACAGCCTATGGCATCAAAGATCCCATAGCGTTGCTGGTTATGGTTTGTGGCCCTGATAAAGAAGACCCCGATAACAAAATAACAGCACATGGACATATAAGCGGAAACGTTGACGCATTACGCAACGCGCTTTATACAGTATTAATGAAAGCTCTATAGGGCTAATTGGTAAGCTTGCTTGGGGAGGTATGTATAATATCAAACATGAAAACTTATCTTTCTCATGGTGGTGGCATAAATAGTTGGGCATTGTATCTGTATCTTATTGAACAAGGGAAAATACCGGGTGAAGATTTTGAGGCGGTATTTGTAAATCATGGGACGGACTGGCCCGAAACGTATGAATATATGCAGATGATGATTGATCATGGATATCCGGTAACAGTAATCAAACCCGTAAATAAATATGGATCAACAGTATATGAACGTTGCTTAAATAGACGTATTATTCCAAATAGAGGTAGAAGGTGGTGTACAAAAGAGTACAAAGTGGACGTTCTCACAGCATACTATTCTTGCCCTTGTGTAGAATTAATTGCGATAGATGGGGGAGAAGCGCACCGTGCTGAAAGATTCGTTGGCAAAGCTGGTATAGAGCATGAATTTCCCTTTGTTGTTGCTGGTATTGATCGTCAAGGGTGTATTGATATAATCAAACATCACGGTTTACCAATACCAATGAAAAGTGGTTGTTATATATGCCCCTTTCAGACACGGCAACAATGGATTCTTTTAAATGAAAAACATCCGGAATTGTTTCATCAGGCACAGGTGTTAGAAAAATTATGTAATGAGCGTAGAGCGGCGGTTGGTAAACAACCTATTTATTTTCGGAATATGCCATTAGAAATCTTAATACAGCCAAAGAAAAATAGAAAAAGAGTTTCTGGTCTCTAGGTTTCGCCTTAAAAATTCTAAAATTAATCGAATTGGAGGTAAAATAATGAGTATACCGATTTCTATTGAGGAAATGTGTGATGGTTCCAGATATAGTAATATACTGGAAGCGGTTGTCAACCGTCTCGGAGGTGTCGAAGTCCTACGTCTTGAATACGAAGCAGACTATTCCGGGTTCGTCGATATCGACGTAATTTTGAAAGATGGTAGAGTATTTTCCTATAAGTATTGGTACGGTTCGTGCTCGGGCTGTGATGAGTGGGAATCCCGTGATTTAACGGAAGAGGAAATTGTCGAGATCATGTTATCTGAAGCCACCTATTTCACAAATCGTGATCAGTACTGCAAATGGCGTGCTAAGGTAGAAAGTAAAAAAGAGGAAACCAAGTGACTGATAGGCCAGTGGGAACTATAGGAATCAGGAGGTGAGATAAGATGAAGGTTAGAACGCAGTACCAATGTGAAATGTGTGGTTGCATATACAATAAAGCGGCTCTTGCGGAAAAGTGCGAGCAACGGCATTTTAAGCCTACGACGATAATTGGAGTGAGGTGGGACAGAGGAACGGACTTGGTGCCCATGTATCCGTTGTATATTGATATAGAAACGCCGGACGGCGTACTAACTTACAAGCTAGAAAATTGTAACAAGTGGGAAAGAATTGATTAAATTACCGAAGACTAGTCCGAGATGGTGCCCGAAAAGGAAGAAGAAAACAAGTAAGGAGAGTTAATCTAAATGAGCAACGATACCAACATCGACAAGAGGTACATGAGAGACATCACTAAGTTTGCACGAAGATTGGCGGCTATAAACCTGCTTCTGTGGAATGCTACATGTATGGCGGAAGAAATAGCGTACCACCCCGTGGTACGTGAGGTGGCATTTTCACCGGATGATCATAAGGAATTTCTCGATAAAGTAGGGAGAGCCTATAAACGGCTCAAAAGGAGAGATGATGGGTTTGCCATTCTTGGGCTAAACTTTTCTTACTTTCATGACTTTAAGAATTGTATCGAGAAATTGCAAAGAGTAATGGGTAAATTGGATGAGCCTATAAGAAAAAGGGGGTAGGACGGAAATGTTGAATTGGCTTTCGCAAAATTGGGTTGACATAGCAATTACCATGGCGTTAATGGTTGCAATCTCGCAAAGGAGCGATTGGCTTTACAAGAAGAGACTTGTCGAAAAGGCACAAGACTTAAAGACCCATGCTGATTGTAGTCCTGTGGAATTTATTCTAGGGAAGCCTTACGTTATCGTAGATGCACATGATTATTATGATATGGTATGTAAGATTAATAAGTTTGAGCAAATGAAGGAGCATTGGAGGTGAAATCGAGCATGTCAGGTGGTTTGATTACGTCTTTCATTGACAAGGCCATGAAAGAAGTGCAGATTGAGCAATCCCCGTCTGGTTATTACTACGCCGAAATCCCTTCCTGCGAGGGAGTGTGGGCGACAGGAGATACCTCTGAGGAGTGCATTCGCACCCTTCAGGAAGTCCTTGAGGATTGGCTTTATCTTAAGTTGCGAGATGGCGATAAAGACTTCCCGGTTTATAGGCACCTCAATGTTAATGTGGATAAGGACGAAAATCCATGAAAAATGAATTAAGGCACCAATTTTACGAACTCTGGAAAAACGTACTTAACATCCCCAAATTAAATAGACAGACTGTTATTATAATTGATAAGTATGCTAAAGGTGACTATGATTGGGAAATAATGTTGGACGCATTAAAAGCAAAGGAGGTTGATATGCGTAAGCATATCAACAAAGGTGAGCCATATGTGTTTGCCATTTGGAGGAACCAACTGAATGTAAGTAATCTAAAAATTAAACAGCAAAGAGAACGTGAGCAAAAAATGAAAAAGCTAAACGAGTTATATATTTATGAAGATAGGGGTGATAATGAATTTAGGACTACTACAGTTAAAGGAGATATATCTAGTTTGTTGTAAGGAGCGGTCGCATGGATTTAGCAAAAGACATTCTAATCACAGAAGTTTATCCAGCAGAAGCCTTTCTTGTTGCGCTATTTTATGATAATCCTTCGTTGTATTTGGAATATGATGATAACATTTTGAACAAAAAACATTTTGGTAATAAGATTTGGCAATTTTATTTTCAATTAGGTCGAACCATTACAAATAAGGGTGGTCAGATTTTAGACGACATAACTGTTGCAAATGCCGTTACTGAATTAAAAGTTGAAGGATTATATGATAAATTTGGTCGATATGAGACAATACAAGAGTTAATTAATGAAGTACAAAATAAAAAAAGTAACTTTAATCTCTATTATGACACCGTAAAAAAATATAATTTGTTACGCAGTTTAAGAAGTGTGATAGGTAACAAAGTTATCGAAAACAATGACAAATACGACTACAATAAATTAAATGCGGACCAAATTGCCAATTATTGGTTATACCAGATTGAAGAAATAGTATTTCAAAATAATAATAATACTTTTGAAGAACAGTATTTACTGGATAATTTAGATAGTTTCGTAGAAAAAATAGATAAGAACCCTGAGATAGGATTGCCATTTAATAACAGCAAACAACTCACACGTGCCACAAGTGGACTTTTAAATGGGGAATTGTATTTGTTTGGTGGTCATTCAGGACGTGGAAAAACTGCCTTTATGATTGAAAAAATCATTATGTCTTGTATAAAAAATAAAGAAAAGCTGGTAGTAATTGCTAATGAAGAATCCATCGACCGCTTTCGACAAAATTTATTGGTAACTATCATGGGGACGGTGACTAAAGAAGGTTTTGCTCGATATAGACTACAGGAGGGTAAATTTAGTCCAGAAGAATACGAAAAACTACAACGTGCTATTAAATGGGTCAAGGAAGCAACTTCTGGAAACAATAAATTGATCACATTTGTTTTTTTGGAAAACTATGTAATGAAGGAAGTCAAGAAGATAATTAAACACTATGCCAAACGTGGTGTAACCAAATTTGTAATTGATACGGGTAAGCCATCTGAAGGTCAATCAGGCAAACCTAGATGGGAAGTAATGGCTGACGATATTAAAGACTTATACAAATTGTGCCGAAAAAACGGGGGCTTAGGAGTATGCATTTGGGTTAATGTGCAGTTAACCGATGCTGCTATTCGATATAGATATTTAAATGAGTTTGCATTAGGCGAAGCTAAAAAAATGAAGAATGAAGCGTCCGTTTTATTGTTGATTCGTCCCGTATGGGATGATGAATTGGATGGTGGTAAGAACCAATTAGAATGTTTTAGATTCCGTAAAAGTGAGGATGGAAAGTACAATAAGGAAACTTTTAAACTGGAACCCTTTAGCGATTATAAGTATTATCTGTTATTTGTTGGGAAAAACCGCTTAGGGCAATGTAATGAGACAGGATTACCTTTGATAGTCTACAAAGTAAATTTTAATCGTAATTCGTGGGAAGAGATTGGAATGACTCATTTAGTGGATTCACACGATTATTCTTAGCTGACGGGGGTTTCCATGGATGCAAAAGAGATTAAGAAAAGGTTATACGAAGAGGAACGAATTGAAGAACTTCTTGAGATTTTAGGTTGTCAAAACATTCATAGGGAACAATATGGCAAATTAATTTGTGCTCAATTACCGCCAGAATTTGATTCTGATAACAAACGAAGTGTACAAGTTAAAGTTAATGAAAGTTTGAGTAGTAATATACGGTCAAGAAATATTCATGGCGATATTTATAATATAATTGGTTACATTTTGTATCATGCTGATACATTTGAAAAGATAAGAGAAAAATTTTATGAAATTGTACAATACGTTTGTAACCTATTTGATTATGAGTTAAGCATAAATGAAAAGAAGACAGATTGGTGTTACTTTCTTCGGCCCGTACAAAAAGAGAGAAACAAAGAGTTATATCTAGAGAATATTCCTGAAAACGATATTCTGAATGATAATGTAATGGATAAATATTTGCCTTATTTACATCACAAATGGTGTAACGAAGGGATAAATCATAAGACTAGAGACATTTTTGACATCAGATTTGATTTAGAAACCGCACGAATTGTCTTTCCTATTCATAACAAAAATGGAAAATTAATTGGTGTCAAAGGAAGGAGCGTAACTGATGACATAGACAACAAATACATTTTTCTCTACCCGTGTCTTAAAACTTTGGAGTTATTTAATTTGCATCGAGCGACCGAGTTTATTTGCGAAAGAAAAGAAGTGATTGTATTTGAATCAGAGAAAAGTTGTATGCTGGCAACACAATGGGGAGTAGAAAATTGTGTAGCATTAATGGGGTGCGATTTATCCCCTGTGCAGACTAAACTGTTGCGTGAGTTTGGACTAGACGTTGAAATTACTTTTATGTTTGATGCTGATAAGGATATAGAATTTATTGGTAAACAGATAAGACAAATTAAGAATAGAAATGTTAGTTATGTCCCTGTGTATGATTATTTTAAGGATAAACTTTCACCGACAGATGTGAATAGAGAAGAATTTATACGCCTATTAGGTTTAAAAAAGTATTGACATACTAAGAGGGATGTGGTATAATTGCACCAATCGACGAAATGGGTACAGAGAAAACCAGCACAGGATTATTTGCCCTGGGACAGTATTCAGGATAAATTGGCGGCGATTAGAGGGGTACAATTGGACGAGTGGCTACGGCCGTCATTTTTATCTTTGCATAATCCTACGGAACTAGATAACATCGAAAAAGTGGCCGACAGAATTTTAAAGGCGATAAGAGACAATGAAAAGATCGTGGTAAGCTTTGATCCTGATACAGATGGCATATGTTCGGCAGTTATGTTGATTAGATATTTGAATATGTTTACAGATAACATTAAATATACTTATCACCAAAGAAGTGAAGGGCATGGAATTAGTAATCAAAACGTACCATCTGGAACGGAATTACTGATTATTTGTGATAGTTCTACAAATGAAGCCGATGAGTGCAAAAGATTAAAAGAAAGTGGATTGGACATAACTATTTTAGATCACCATCTTCAGGAAAGAGAAAATCCATATGCATTGATTGTAAATCCGCAAATATGTGACTATCCAAACAAGGAGTTATCAGGAAGTGGAGTCGTATGGAAGTTACTCCAAATAATGGATAACTATTTAGGATATTATAATAATCAATTTATAGATTTAGCGGGCATTGGACTCTATGCAGATGTAATGAGTATGGGAGTGCAAGAAAATCGTTATCTAGTATTCAACGCCTTAAAAAATATATCAAACCCTGCTATTAAGGCACTATTAAAGGAGCTAAGGGTTAGCTCAATTAATTCGCAAACTATTGGTTATCAAATAGCACCTATTGTAAATGCAAGTGCTCGTTTAGGACAGATCGAAAAGGTTATTGAGGCGCTATTGACAGACGATCCTGTGGTTATCAATTCTAGTGCCAAAGAATTAATCAAACTTAATGAGCACAGGAAAAAATTAGAAGCTGAAGTATTCGATAGTATAAAACCGAAAATATTAAGTTTTTCTAAAATAGCGGTGTTTGTTGGTGACGAGATTCCAAAAGGGTTTAACGGTTTAATTGCTACAAAAATATGTAATCACTTTGGTACTGTGTCTCTTGTGTTAACGAAGCATGACAATTATCTGAATGGGTCAGGTCGTAGTATAGGTGATATTAAATTTAAAAGTATAATCCAGGAATCGGGGCTAGCTAAATTTGTACTGGGTCACGAAGGTGCCTTTGGAATATCTATTCATGAGCGTAAGTTTGAAAAGTTATTAGATTATTTGGAGCAAAACATTGAGTACAAGGAACAACAAATATTATATGATTTGGAACTTTCACTTGACGAGATAAGTTACGATTTTATTAAGGATGTTAATGAGTTTGACTATTTGGCTGGTAAAAATGCTGAGACGTGTAAATTCTTAATTAGAAATGTGCCAGTTTGGGAAGTGAAATATATAGGCCAAGGTGATACTCTCAAAATTACAAGTAATGATATTGATTTACTTAAATTTAGAATGAATGAAAAAATTGCACTAACAAAAGGTGATCAGATTGATGTAATAGGGTCGTTAAACATTAACAAGTATTACAATTTTGGGTTGAAGCGAAACATTATAACCAAACAAATGTTTATTGAGGATATAAGGATGTGTTAGTATCAAAAAGAAGGTGAGGCGTACAATGGGGCATAGGTGGCGTTTAACGTGGGTAGCAGATATTATTCTGGATGAGTATAGAAAGGGTGCATAAAATGGACTATGAAATTATCGACGTTACACCAGCAAATTTCAATGAATTGGATGGTAAAATACTTAAAATGTTAGTTTATGACTCTATGGAGGAAGGAATTCAAATAAGGCTATTAATTGGTGTTGATAAGGACAATAAAAGAGCATATATTCTGGATGGTGATCTTACTGATATGCGAACATTGGGAGAAATAGAAAAAGACAAGGCAGATAATATTCAAGCAAACTATACGTGGAGTGATTTTGAATTAAGATGTAACAGGAGGTAGCAGCTTGAAGGAAAGTGATAATTTGTACAACGAGTTACAAAACAAAATCTTTCTAGATAGATATGCACTTAAAGACACAAATGGTAACCTTTTAGAAAAAGAAGCATCTGAAATGTGGCTAAGATTGGCTAAAGTAGCTGCTTCAAAAGAAGAAAATGTAGAGGTATGGGAAAATGAATTTTACTGGTTACTTAAAGATTTCCGTTTTGTTCCAGGTGGCAGAATACTAAGTGGTTTGGGTAAACCCGGAGTATCAGCTTATAACTGCTTTATCCTTGATTCTCCGTCTGATTCCAGAGAAGGGATCATGGATAATTTAAGTAAAGCAGTAGATATTATGGCACGCGGTGGAGGAATTGGAGTTAATCTTAGCACTTTAAGACCCCGTGGAGCATATATTAAGGGGACGGATGGTCATTCAAGCGGAGCAGTCAGTTGGGGTGAATTGTACGATAAGATTACTGGTGTAATTTCACAGGGAGGGTCTAGACGTGGAGCGTCTATTTTAACGTTACGAATAGATCACCCTGACATTGAAGAGTTTATTACGGTCAAAAGAGATGAATCAAGATTAAACAATGCAAATTTGTCTGTATTAGTTACTAATGATTTTATGGATGCATTAAAGAGCAATGACGAGTGGGAGTTGAAGTTTGACGGAAAAACATATAAAATTCTCGAAGCATCATATTTGTGGGATTTAATTTGTAAGTCAGCATGGGCATGTGGTGAACCCGGATTAATATTTATCGACGAATATAACAAAAAATCAAATAGTTGGTATTTCGATGAGATTATTGGATGTAATCCATGTGGTGAAATTGGTGGTGGGAAGTGGAACGTATGTAATTTGGGTCATCTTAATCTTACAAGTTACATTTCTAAAGGTAAATTCGACTATGCCAGGTTTACCTTGGATGTAAGACGTGCTGTAAGATTTTTAGATAATGTAATTGATATTACATCATATTTTTTGAAAGAAAATGAAATTGCACAGTTATCTCAACGTAGAATAGGTTTATCAACAATGGGTCTAGCTGATGCGTTAATTATGCTTAAAATAAGATATGGGAGTAATGAGTCGCTAAAGTTTATCGAAAAAGTGTACGGGATCTTAGCCAGAGAAGCATATATAAGTAGTATCAATTTGGCCGAAGAGAAAGGTGCCTTTCCTAAATTTGATTTTGACAAATATTTCTTAGAGAATAAAGATAGTTTTGCGTACAAAATGTATCATGAGTGGTTGCCATCTGAGTGTAAAGAAAAAGCAACGAAAACAGGAATTCGTAACGTTACTTTGTTAACTCAAGCACCTACAGGAAGCACATCCCTTCTAGCTGGAGTATCTAGTGGCATTGAACCTAATTTTAGTTTTGAGTACGAAAGAAAGGATAATTTAGGTAAACATTTAATAAAGCACCCATTATGGGAGGCATGGCTCAAAGAAAATCCAGATGAAGATGTGCCGAATTACTTTGTTACTGCTAAAGATATAAGTGTAGATGAACATTTGAAGGTGCAGGCAACGATTCAAAAATATTTAGATAGTAGTATTTCCAAGACGATCAATGCACCATCAAATCATTCTGTCGAAGAAGTGAAAAAAGCATATTTGAAAGCATACGAATTAGGTTGCAAAGGAATAACTTATTATCGAGATGGCAGTAGAAGCGAACAAGTGTTAAACGAAGTTAAAGAGAGAAAAGAAGAGTTAAGGAAAGATAAGAGAGGATATATTCAGCCAGCGTTAAAAGAGGCTAAGGGTATTAGAAAACAACTCATTACAGGCTGTGGAAAGATGTGGGTCATGATATTTACCGATTTGGACGGCAATATCATAGAAACGTTTGTAAATACAGGATCAAAAGGCGGATGTACAATTTTTACACAAGCTACATCTAGACTAATTAGTTTAGGGCTGAGAGGGGGAATTGCGCTAGAGGATGTAATAGACCAATTAGAAAGTGCTGGAGTATGCCCCGCCTATCAACACGCCAAAGGGAAAGGAGTGAAAGTTTCGCCTGGTGGAAGCTGTCCGCAGGCAATTGCAAAATTACTACAGAAGGTACAAAAGCAATTGAAAGAAGGTGATATAAAGGTTCCTGAACATTTTACATCAAAAGAAGAAGGTGATGGTAGACTAGTTTGTCCTGAATGTAAGGAAAAACTGAATAAGAGCGAAGGTTGTTTAGTATGCTCCAATTGTGGATACTCAAAATGTAACTAAAGGAGAGGTTATAATGTACCGTTTTTCTGTCGAAGAGAAAGTATGGCTTCCAGAATTTAAGACAACCGGGATCGTCAAGCAAATCAATAAGGACAAATTTACTATCACCTATTTTGACAAGGATAAGAATAGACAAACGGGTGAATTTGAGTACAAACAAATTAGGAGGTATCATCCCCCTCTTCAAATTAAAATTAAGTACCTTGATCCTAACATGCCTAAAATCCAAAAGACACAGGGCTCTGACTGGATTGATCTAAGGAGTGCTGAAGAAGTCACTTTAAAGGCTGGTGAATATGCACTAATTCCACTTGGAATTGCAATTCAGATGCCACGCGGATATGAATTTAACATTGTGCCACGTAGTAGTACGTTTAAGAATTTCGGGATTATCCTGACAAATCATTATGCTGTCATTGATAATTCGTATTGTGGCAATGACGATTGGATTTCCGTTCCTGTTGTAGCTTTGCGGGATACTGTAATTAAGAAGTACGATAGGATTTGCCAAGGGAGGGTTAATCGGAATCAGCCGAAGGTGCGCCTTATGGAGGTCAATAGTTTTGATACTGATAACAGAGGGGGGTTGGGATCAACGGGCGTAAAGTAATAGTGAATATGGGAGTGCCTAGGGCAACCTAGCACTCCCTGTTACCTAAAAACGAAAGGATAGTGGTAATGTTGATCAAAATTATAGATGCAATGCCGTATCCGCTGACTTTTATGGGTGAGGTTGCAAGTGTATGTTATAATAGTAAACCATCAAAACAAGTGGGATTGGACTGTATAGTGTCAGGTCATGATCGTGTATTGGAATTTGTGGATTTAACTATAGAAATATCAGGATATAGTGCCAGGATGGTAAGAGAATTATATACACATATTGTAGGCGTATCACGTTTGCAACAATCAACAAGATACGTTAATTATGAAGACTTTCAATATTATGTCCCCTTGGCGGTTAGAAAAGATATGGAACTTTTAAATACCTATCATGATTGTATGCTGTATATATCTCATGCTTATCATAAACTTGTAAGTAATGGTATTTCTAAAGAGGATGCTGCTAATCTGTTACCGCTTGGCATGATGACTAAAGTTGTCCTAAAGATTAATGCCCGCGCCTTAATTCATCTCGCGCACGTCCGCATGTGTAACAGGGCCTATCAAGAGTTTAGAGATTTCATGAATGAATTGAAGGATACTGTCTCTAAAATAGATGAGGAATGGCAAATTATTTCGGATTTTATGAAGCCGAAATGCTTTCACTTAGGATATTGTCCCGAAAAGAATTCTTGTGGTCAATTTCTTCAAAAGGTGAGTGAGAAAAGGTGAAAGTGTATCTGGCAGGCGCAATGTCGTATCATGTTAAGAACGATAGCTTTGAGAAAGCTACAAAATGGCGGGAGGAACTTAAGAGCGTTCTTTCGTGTCACAACATTAATTGTTTTGATCCTTGTGAAAATTTTCAGAGCAATGGGGGGTATGACAAGAAAGGAATTGTAGATCAAAATAATTATTATCTTAAACAATGTGATCTTATGGTGGTAAACTTTGAACATATCTTGGATTCGCCTGGAACGCTATATGAAATGTTTAATTTTGCCTTCTTGAGAAAGCCGATTATTGGTTTTGGCCCGTTATATCTGCTTAATGGTTATATTCATCTAAATTATGTGGTGAGTCAGTATTTTGCAACAGATGTATGTCCTATGGAAATGATTTATAAAAGCATTAGCGATTATATAGTCAATATGTATTTTCAATAGAAAGGGGTAGAAAAATGATTACCAAAGATCAACTTATTTTACTCTACACCTCTTTTGAGAATGCGTTGCTGGATAAAAGCTTTGAATTGGCGTGTCGTTATTGTAAAGACTATTCCACAAATTGTAGAGAAAATAGTTGTAGTGCAATTAAAAATTGGCTCAGAGATCTAATTGAGGAGGAGAATAATAATGAGCGATAATCTCTTTTACACACTAAGTATTGCAATTTTGTATATGTTGACGGGCGTAATTTTTTGGGAATTTGTATTTCAAATACTGAGGACCTATAAGAAGGACCTTAGAGCGGAAAGCCAATTACTATCAATCTGCGAAGATGATAATGTAGTTACTTTAGTAATAATATTGACCATCTTTTGGTTACCAATTCTAATTTATTCGATATTTAGTACTATCTACTACGTTTTTGTAGCTTCGCACAAGGAGAGGTAAATTTATGGTTTTATATTTAAAAATTATAGATAAAGAAAATAAGGATGTTGATAACGAACCAATTATGTTTGATACAGAGAGGTATACGGTAGTTATTTATGAAGAAACAGACAATGGGAGAGAATTTCATTATCATAGTGATGTAAAATGAAGTGCAAGAAAGAAGAAATAGAACAAGCATTTATAGAATCAGGGAGTCTTAAGGAAGTAGCTGAAAAATTTCAAACGTCTCCTGGATGGGTACGTCAAATTGTTTCAAAATCCGATAATTTAAAAGTTAGACAGGTTTATTATAAAAATTATAGACCTTATATAACGGTAAAGAAAAGAGATAGCGTCCTGATTTGTAAATTACAATGCATTAAATGTGGAAAAATCCATAAAATCGAAAGAATGGTATATAGTAGTTATAAATGCAATTGCGGTGCTGATTTAATAGTTTATTGTTGTGTAAATTATGCCGTAGCAAAAGTGCTGTATATAAAACAGTCAGCCCGACATGGAAATTTGGCACAATGTTACTCGTGGAAAGATGAGGAGTAATAGATGAGTCAAGAATCCAAGATTATAAGCTTTCAAAAAGGCAACGACGTGATTTACTGGGGTGATGTTCTTGAGGTTCTTAAGGAGTCCATTCTGGATAGTTCGGTAGACCTAATTTTTGCCGATCCTCCTTACAACATCGGTAAGAAATTTGAAGGGTTTATAGACCGTTGGCCTTCCGATAAGGCTTATGCCGAGTGGTGTTATAAGTGGCTCGACCTTTGCATCGCCAAATTAAAGCCCGATGGCAGTATGTATGTCATGAGCAGCACTCAGTGTATGCCATATCTTGACCTGTACCTACGGGAGAGATTAACTATCTTATCACGTATCGTTTGGTATTATGACAGCTCCGGAGTTCAAGCCCGTAAGTATTTCGGTTCGGTGTATGAGCCAATCTTGTTCTGCGTCAAGACCCCAAAGAATTATACCTTTAACGCAAACGACATTAAGGTTGAGGCCAAGACTGGTGCGAAACGCAAGTTGATTGATTATCGCAAACCTGTTCCCACGGAGTACAGCTCTGAAAAAGTGCCCGGAAACGTATGGGAATATCCCCGAGTCCGTTACCGCATGGAAGAGTACGAAGAACACCCAGCCCAAAAGCCCGAGGCTTTGCTGGAGCGAATCATTAAAGCTAGTAGCAATCCGGGAGATGTGGTTCTCGACCCCTTCGCGGGAACTTTTACTACGTCAGCTGTGGCGCAGCGATTGGGCCGAAAGACAATTGGAATCGAATTGCAGGAGAAGTATGTGAAGATAGGCTTGCGGAGGCTTAACATCCAGACTTATTATAAGGGTGAACGTTTATTGCCTCCCGCCAAGTCCTATCAATCACTCCTGACTTCAGTCGGGGTATCCACACCGTGAAATTTTCGTGAAAGATGTTACGGAGCAGGGTATTTAACCGGTGAATAGTACCTAACTAAATTTCTGCTTGACAAACCTTCGATTTTGGTGTATAATGTGACCATTAGTCAAAGGTGATTTGAATGAGACACGAAAATTGGATACGATTTTGTTTCAAAATCGTTAGTAAAAGTAAATCTGAAAATTATAAACACGTTTCTGTGCTGGTTAGAAGTGGCCGAATAATTGCCATCGGGTACAATCGTAACGACAGACGGGGCGCGTTAAAATTCTCCTTTTATGACTCAATTAAGGACGGGTGGCATAGTGAATTGGACGCTTTGTACAAATTTGATCCCGAAGAAGTTAAGGATGCAATTTTATATACCGTTGGAATCAATGGCAAAAATGGTAATATTGTATTTGGCTGTCCGTGTAAACAATGTCAAGAATTGTTACGATTGTACAAATTGAAGGCGGTATATTATGCGGATAGGAGTGGTAAACCACAAAAGTTAATTCTGGAAGGTATCAACTAAAATTACTAGGAGGTATGCAAATGTATACAATTCGTATTGGTATTTTTGAGACAAACAGTAGCACGTCACATTCGTTGACACTTTGTACAGAGAAGGAATATTAAAAGTATCTAAATGGTGAGTTAGTAATTAGTATCGGTCGTGGAGGATTATACACCTTAAAAGACGTACTTGGTGAAACTCTTTTGGATTACCTTACAGAAACTGGCGAAAGAGAAGACAAGAAAAAGTTAAGCGAAGCGTTAGATAATAGTGGCTATCTTTTACACGAATCTTACAGTAACGTGGAAATTATAACAGAAGAATTGAAAACAAAAAGTGGCGAAAAAGTAATAGGCATAAGCATTTACGGCGAATACTAAAGGAGGCTTTATAATGAATTGGGTTACTTATGAGAATGGTAATTACAAGGCACTTATTGACACTCGAAATGGAACGAAGATTAGACAAACTAATGATAATAAATTCTATCCGAATTTTCCCGAATCCATTGACGTAAAAATCACAAACAATTGTGACATGTTATGTCCAATGTGCCATGAAGTGTCTACACCCGATGGTAAACATGGTGACATACTAAATGCCCAATTCATTGATTCACTTCATCCCTATACTGAATTAGCGATAGGCGGCGGTAATCCACTTACACATCCAGACCTAATAGCATTTCTGGATAAGTTGTATTCTAAAAAAGTAATTGCCAATATCACGGTTAATCAAACACATTTTGTAAAAGGGTTTGATGTAATTAGATGGTTAACTGAATTCGATCTTGTCAAAGGTATAGGCGTATCTTTAACCGATATTAATGAGGAGTTTGTTAAAAAAATAAAGTATTTCGATAACACCGTAATTCATGTAATAAATGGCATGATTACCCTTAAGGAGTTAGAGAAGCTTTATGATAAAGATTTAAAAATATTGATTCTCGGATATAAGATGAAAGGTAGAGGGTTAGAGTATTATCGGCACGCACGAAATCTTATTAATAAAAACATGGAAATTTTGCGTAAAAATATGGTAAATGTCATGAATCACTTCAAAATAGTAAGTTTTGATAACTTAGCAATTGAGCAGTTAGAAATACAACATTCGTTAAGTCCTGAAAGATGGGTCAATTTTTATAATGGAGGCAAAGGCGAATTTACTATGTACATTGATTTAGTTGAAAATAAATTTGCATTGTCTTCCACATCATTAATAAAAAATAACTTGCTGGATAATGTTGACAGAATGTTTGTTCAGGTGAGAAAAGAGGGAGGCTTTGTAGATGGAGGAAGCAACCATGGATAATAGCATAGGGTGAAGGAAATAAGACAAATTGTACTTGAACACTTAGCTAGTATCTCAGATGAACAGTTTGAGGAAGAATTGAGACTAGCAAACGTTCACGTGGAAGGAGGAGATTTGAGTCAATGAAAATTATGGTTGATCGCAAACAACTTCTCACATCCCTCAGACTATGTAAAGATATTATACCTGGTAAGTCTTTTACGCCTATTCTAACAGGTGTCAAGATAGAAACTTCGGATAACGCAGTCAAACTTATTGGTACTGACTTAGATACATCTATAATCCTTACCATACCAGCTACAATCTTTGAAGAAGGTGTGGTAGTGCTTCCCGTCAAGGAGTTAATCAACGTTCTAACTATGTCGAATAGTAACGATGTGGAATTAGAGTCACTTCAGGAGTTACTAACAACACGTATTGTCTTTATTAGCGATACGATAGATGTTAATGTAGCATCGTTTGCGCTAGAGGAATATCCAATTATTGAAGAAAGCTCAGATAACCCTACATTCTCTGTACCATGTAAAGTGATTCAGGATATTGCCAAACAGGTGACGTATGCTACTACCAAAGATATGAGCATATTCAGAAACGTCTACCTAAAAACAAACTCTTCTGGATTAACGGCAGTAGCCACCGACATACATCGAATAGCATTGAGAACATTTCCTCTAGGTAATCTCTCCGAAATCGAAATGCTTGTAACCGCCAGTACTATCAATCTAGCTGCTCAAGTTTTTAAAAAAGACGATGTGGCTATAACTATTGATACTGAAAACTGTAAGGTGTATTTCACAGACGGCAACAATACTGTAATAGGTCGTATAACAACTGATAAATATCCCAACGTGTTGCGCATAACAGAAGAATCTAATTTGTTGTTTACTCAAGATTTAACATTTGATAGAAATGCCCTTCTTAGCAATGTTAAAAAGATTATCACGATAACCAAAGAAAAGCCACCAATAGTCCATCTTTTATTCGATGATGATTTATTGACAATATCGTCAAGCGATTCTACCTACAACTACCAAAATACTATATCTATTTATAATTTAATGGATGCACCAACCGATTTGAGCATATCAGTTAATGCTAAATTTCTTAAGGATTGCTTAAATTCTTATTCCGAAGATATATTGCGCCTGCGTGCCAAAGGAGAATTTGACCCTATATTAATCGAGTCAAATTCCGAGCATGTAAATGTTATAATGCCTGTGCGCATGCAAGGTTAAGATAGATGGAAAGTCAAAATTCTAAATTTTTTACTGCTCATTTTACAGGTCACAGACCACAAGCTAAATGTATGTACGGATTCAATATGCGTGACGAAAGATACCAATTATTATATAAGAAATTAACAGAAGTAATCAAGTTATGTATCTGTGACTATGATATTAGGAATTTCATATCAGGTGGTGCATTGGGTGTAGATCAAATGGCTTTTTGGTGTGTTCACAAAATCAAAAATATATACTCTGTCAAAAATATACTTGCGTTACCATTTGAGAAACAGGATTCTGTGTGGACAATGGAGCAAAAATACTGGTACAGAAAAATGTTAGAAAAGGCGGACGAAATTATCTTTGTAGATACAAGTGAGAGATATCAAATTAAGGATACAATTATAGGCGAATACCATAAAGCGAAACTTCAAAAACGAAATGAATTCATGGTTGATAATTCCAGAATTACTATAGCTGTGTGGGATGGGTCAAAAGGAGGCACGATGAATTGCGTTAGGTATGCTGAAAAGAATAGCGGGCGGTTAATCATTAAAATTGATCCAAAAAATAATTGGAATATTGGGAGGCTGAATTATGTATCGTCATAATCCTCAAAGATATGGTGTGTACAAGGTAAAAGTTACGCTTCAGTATGATGAGTACAAAGGTCATTTGTATGGCGAAGATGAAGGGCACGGAGAAGGTTGGGAGCTTCTTTTTAATGCGTCTGAAATTACTCAATACGATCAGATTAATTCGGATTGTGACTATGAGCGTAAATTTCTCAAAGAGTCATATGACATGTTTGAAGCAAAGTTGGTTAATGAAAAAGGTGAAACTTACCTGCTTAATGATTATATTTATAATTTGAACGATTATATTACTGCGATAGAAATTATTGAATGTCAAGAAAAGGAGTTGAAATAATGTATTCTCATGATCCTCAAAAATTCGGCGCGTATAGAGTTAAAGTAACAATCCAGTATCAAGATTACAAAGGTCATTTGTACTATGATGTTGAAAGCTATGGATACGGTTATGTAGTTTTAAGTACGGCAAGCGAAATTACCAAAGATGACATAATTGATTCGGACTGTAACTTTCGAGTAAAAGATTACGATGAAGATAATCCAGAATGGGAAATTATGTTTGAGGCAGAATTAGTCAACGAAAAGGGCGAAAGTTGTACACTTGAGGAACGTATTTGCGACTTAGACTATTTCATAACTGGAATAGAAATTGTTGACTTTCAAGAAAAGAAGGAGGATTAATCTGTGAGTGAGAAAGAACTTCTGTGGGTAGACAAGGAATTAGTAGACTCTCTCAAAAACTTGGATACAGCCCAAATGGAAAAAGAGGGAATGTCACAAGTTTTAAAGAATTTTCAACGCGAACTGGAGCTTTGGGATGGTGTTTTTAATGCAGCTACTCTTGATCTTAGGAGAAAAGCGGAAAATATCAAAAAGTCTTACAAGCAATTAGTAGATGAGGAAATAGAGGGGCTTTATATATTTTGGGAATCACAACAAAACAGAAAGAAAGATATAGAAGACAAGTTTCGTTACTTCAAAGATTCAATTCCATCATTATCGCAATTAATTGATGGCTTAAATAGGCAAATAAATAATTTAGATGTATCAAAATTAGAAAGATGCATGAATATTTTAGAAAGATTTTCTAAACTTTCACAAGAAGAAAAAGAAGCATTGAAAGTATTGTTTCAGTTAGGACTGTAAAGCGACAAAACTTCGCACCGAAATTTCAACCATTGAATATAATCTCACAAGAAAGGAGGCATAACTTATAGACTTACTATCTGAAACACACTTACCAAACTCAATTGAGGGAATTTCAAAATGTATATATAACGATTACCAAAAGGAAGTCAAATATGATTATAAAATAAGTAGGGTAATTACACCTGAATCACGAAAAGTAGCAAGAGAATTTGTTAATGAATACCACTCATATATCAAATGGGCTGACAGACCATCTAGAAAATTATACTGGAATTTGTACGAGAACGGAGCTATGGTGGGTGTATTTGGGTTAGCATCAGCATTTGACAAACCGAAAGTGATTAAAAAATATATGACAGACCACAATATCAAATTCAACGAAATAGCAAACAACATTGTATTTTGTTTGAGTAATCATAAAAATAGAAATGCAGGATCAAAACTTCTATCCATGGTAAGAAAAGATGCTATACTATGGTGGTTCCAAAGATATAATGACATTTTGAAGGCTTTTCAGACATTTATATTGCCTCCTAGATTAGGAACGGTTTACTATGCAGACAATTGGGAAAAATTAGGCGAAACTACGGGTAAATCAGAAATCGTTAGAACAATACCCAAAAGTGAGTACGAACAGAATAAAGATTATTATAATAAACAACATATCGAAATCAAAACTTTCAAGAGCGGTGAAGTCAGATATTTGATCAGGGAATTTATAACCACAGAACCTAAAATAATTCTTGTCAAGCTAAATGATCCTAAAAAGGTCAATAGTATCATTAACAGAATGTGGCAACCATAAATAAGGGGGGTTTTTGTGAAAGAGTTATTTTGGATTTGTCCCAATTGCGGTAATCGGATATCTTTTACCAACCAACTCTATGAAATATTCGATCACGAGACAGGAGAAGCTATATTTGATCCTGAAACGGGTGTATTTTTTCACACTTTAGTTTGTGACGGTTGCTGTGCTGAATGGGTAATGGCTATCGGCAGAATGATTACAAGGAAGGGTCAAGAATGACTTTGATGAAATGTGGTCATCGAGCTCAAGGAATTGATAGAAGTACCAATCAGCCTGTCTGTATAATCTGTTTGGGTTATAACCCTGGAGCAACAGAAATAGAAACGGATTTGCCTGATTTGACCAATAGAATGGCTAAGTGTATATATAGTAATTGTAGAAATCAAGTAAAATCATCTTTTGATTTACCATTTTTCGAGTATAGACCAAACGAAAAATATGATAGATATTATTGCGGTTGTTTTGGATGGGACTAAAGGAGGTTTTCATGCTAGAAATTAATCAAGTTTATTGTATGGATTGCTTAGAAGGCTTGAAATTACTGGACGACAATTCTATCGACAGCATAGTTACTGATCCTCCATACAATTTAAGTTTTATGAATCTAAAATGGGACAATAGCGGTATAGCCTATAATACAGAATTATGGAAAGAATGTTTACGAGTGGTTAAGCCCGGAGGACATATGCTAGTTGCAGGAATTGGCAGAACTCATCATCGAATGATGGTTGCTATTGAGGACGCAGGATGGGAAATCAGAGATTGCATTTATCATATTTTCGGTAGTGGTTTCCCTAAATCGCTCGACATTTCAAAAGCGATTGATAAAGAATTGGGAGCTCAAAGAAAGGTCGTAAGAACTAAATATGCTCGTGATTTCAAAGAAATTTCCGGTGGCAGATATGGCGATAAGAATACACTATCAAAAAATACTGATATTAATATCACAGCGCCCGCAACACCGGAAGCAACACAATGGGAAGGATGGGGAACAGGTCTTAAACCAGCAGTAGAAATTTGGGTATTAGCGCGTAAGCCTATAAGCGAGAAGAATATTGCTTTGAATGTGTTAAGATGGGGAACAGGTGGAATTAATATTGACGACTGTAGAATACCTACCAGCGATAGTTTAACGGGAGGTGCATTGACTGGTTCGTTTAGTGCCTCTGAAGGATGGGATAGACCATGGAGGCATGATGAAGAAATTATAAAACAAAAAATTACTGAAACAAAAAATAAAGTTGCTAAGGCTGAAGAACTAGGCCGTTTTCCGGCAAATTTAATTTTGTCGCATCATCCAGAATGTATGCAGGTAAAAAGTGAAGACACGTTAGAAATCTGGAATTGTCATCCTGATTGTCCAATAAAAATATTAGACAAACAAAGTGGTATAACAAAAAGTGGCAAGACGCGGAAAAATAAGGATGCTTACGAAAGCGAATCAGTCACGAAGTTTTTAAGAGGTGTAAGCACAGTAACAAATCAGCATGGAGATTCAGGAGGCGCATCTCGATTCTTTTATTGTGCCAAACCTTCTCCAAGAGAAAGAGGTGAATTCAATAAACATCCAACTGTCAAACCTGTCAAGTTAATTGAATATCTAGCTAAATTAGTAACACCTCCAAACGGAATATGTCTTGATCCATTTATGGGTTCTGGCACCACAGCAATTAGTTGTAAAAATGTAGGAGTAAATTATATCGGGTTTGAAAAAGAAGAGGAATACATGAAAATTATAGATAGGAGAATTAATTAAGGTTAAAAATAGGAATCTTTTACGGTAAGAAAGGGGTGTAGCTGAATGAATTGGCCTGAAGTAGCACTTATAGTCGCTTTTCTTTTGTGGACGGCTGTCATGTTTCGCGATAAGTGGCCGTGGGAATAGATCAAAATTTGTTTTACAATAAGGAGTGCCAGTATGCCCAATTATGTAGTATATCATTGCCATTCTGATTTAAGTATTTTGGATAGTGCTACTAAATTTGAAATGTATATTGATAAGGCTAAAGAATTGGGAATGATAGCAATAGGAATCAGTGAGCACGGTAACTTCTTCAATTGGATCAAAAAGAAACAATACTGTGACAAACTTGGGATTAAATATATCCATGTTTGTGAATTTTATCTAACTGAGTCTCTAAAAGAGAAAGTACGTGATAATTATCACATAATTCTTATGGCTAAAAATTGGGATGGTGTCAAAGAATTAAATAAACTAATTTCACAAGCCTACAATAAGAATGACGGGCATTATTACTATGATGCCCGTATCACTCTTGAAGAATTGGAGAATACCAGCAATAATATTCTAGTAACGACCGCATGTCTTGCCAATCCATTAAATAAAGGTTATGATAAATCTATCTTTAAACCATTTTTATCCTTTCTAGAAAACAACAAGCACAGATGTTTTTTAGAGATTCAACATCATATATCAGAGGATCAAAAGAAATATAATGAATTTTTGCTTTCTTTGCATTATAAAACCCATATCCCTCTTATTACAGGTACAGATACGCATTCATTAAACGATCAATATGCAGACGCACGTAAAATTCTAATGAGAAGTAAAAACTTCTCCTATGAAGACGATTCTTTTGATTTAACGTTTAAGTCATATGACGAATTGGTGTCAGCGTTTAAACTTCAGGGTATCCTACCTGAATCGGTTTATTTAGAAGCTGTAGACAATACAAACATCTTAAACGATATGATTGAGCAATTCGACTTGGACATTTCTAATAAGTATCCACGTCTATATCCTAATTCAGAAGAAATATTTAAGAAAAAAATTAATGAAGGCGTAAAAAGACGTGGAATAAGCAATTTTCCACCTGATCAAAGAAAGTTATACTACAATAGAATCCAAGAAGAATTTGAGGTTTATAAAAAATGCGATAGCATTGACTATATGTTATTGCAGGAAAATATTATTAATTGGTGCCGTCAAAATGACATATATCAAGGGCCTGGGCGTGGTAGTGTGACTGGATCACTTATTGCCTATGTATTGGGAATAACAGAAATGGATTCAATCAAGCATGACTTAAACTTTTTCCGGTTTATGAACCCTGATCGGATTTCTTTGACTGACATAGACGTTGACTATCCACCGTCAAGACGAAACGACATTATAGATTATGTTGCAAATATAGAGGGAATACACTTCTCCGAAATAGTAACGATCAATACAATAGCTGATAAGGGTGCTATTCGAGATGTTGGCAGGGCATTGAAAATTCCGTTGGAAACTGTAGACTATATAGCAAAGAATTATGAAAATGACAAAGAAAAGTTTGAACAAGATTATCCTGAATTATTTAAATATGTTAATCTACTTAAAGGTGTTAATGTAAGTGTGGGTTCGCATCCCAGTGGCTTTATAACTAGCCCACTTTCTTTAGATGAGAATGTAAGTACTTTTACGACATCCACATGCCGTTACCCTATTTCTATGTGTGATATGAAATGCGTGGACTCATTAAACTTTGTAAAGTTAGATATCTTGGGACTAGATAATATCGAGATAATTAATAAAACATGTGAATTAGCAGGTATAGAGCGTATCACCCCTGATAATATTGACGTAGAAGATGATAACGTATGGAATGATATAGCCAAGTATCCTCTAGGCATATTTCAGATGGAAGGCAAATTTGCACACGAGTCCTTGTCTAAAGCATTATCAAACTATGAAAAAATTAAACAATATGATAACTCAATTACTAGAATAGATGTTCTGTCAATGGTAAATGCGGCTATTAGGCCAGCTTGTGAATCATTCAGAGATAAACTTCTACAAGGTGAACCTAATGATAATGGACATCAAGAAATAAATAAGCTATTATCAAAGACATTGGGTTATTTAACCACACAAGAACAAATTATGCAGTTACTTGTGCATTTCTGTGGTTACTCGATGCACGAAAGCGACAATGTGAGGCGTCTTATCGGAAAAAAAATAGGAACCGAAAAAGTAATTCCAGAAATCAAAGAACGGTTTATTCAAACAATGAATTCTAAATATAACCTGTCTATTGAACAAGCATCTCAAATTGTAGAACCCTTTTTACAAATTATTTTAGATGCTTCGTCTTATGGCTTTTCTGAAAACCACGCGAAGCCTTATAGTTATATTGGATACATGTGCGCCTATTTGCGTTATTACTATCCTTTAGAATTTATTACCGTACTTTTAAATATTAACAAGGATAACTTGGACAAAACGTCTGAAATCATCGAATTTGCGCAGGTCAAAGGAATATCACTATCACCTATAAAATTTGGAGAGTCTAGAGAAAATTACAACTACAACAAAAATAACAACACAATCACAAAGGGCTTATCAAGTCTTAAATATCTTAATGCGCAAGTAGCTGAAGAATTGTACGAGTTAAGTAAAAAGAAATATCAACATTTTTTAGACTTACTAATTAATATTAACCAAACATCTACCGATACTAGACAATTGACAAGTCTTATTATGTTAAATTT